CGAGCGATGGTTTAATGAAGCGGATACCGATGCGATTTGCGCCGGAAAGAAGCCTTATGTTTTAGACGACGGCACTAATCGCTTCTGGAATGGAAGTTCTTGGTCGGGCGACAATATTTCAACGGCCAAAACAACGGATTATATCAACGCTGGTTAGAAATATTGAAAGATTCGGCGGAAACTAATAATATTTCTATTGTAATATTCAGTGAAGGTTTAATCGCACCAAAAGGCGGATCGACGACTACGATGCTGGCGGGGTGCTGCATTTTAAGTTGACACCTGCTGCTTGAACCGTCTCTGTAGCTTCCATCGGTATCGCTGCGTCTTTACTCTTCGATACAGGCACACCAGCATTATTTTGCTGCTGTTTTTGTCTCCATGAAGGCGAGCCGTCGACACTCTCTTGACATGCGTGTGTTTCAGTGGTCATTTTAGTTCCTAAGCCTGTGAAGTTAGAATAATTTCTTTTGTCCTGGTAAGTCTTTATTTTTCTTTGGTCTATGAAATCGAGACTTCAAGAATTTTTCGCCTTCGACACTACAATCTTTGAAAATAACCTTCGATGCATAACCAGCTGCAACTGCGGCTTTAAATCTCATGCGTGAGTGTGAATAAAGATATTTATTGCACAAGAAATATAAGTCAAAAACTCTAGCACCGCCTTTTTTGTTTAGTCTGGCAGCGCGTCCTACACGCTGTTTAAACTCTGAGCTAAGTTTGCCACCAGTGGCCAGGATAAGGTTTTCGCAACCGTTCTTTAGGTCCATTCCACGTCTAACATTCTTCCCGCCTATCAATACCTTCAACTTTCGCTCTTCAAACGCTTTAAGTATCTCTGGTCTCTTCTTCTTCGAGGTTTTACCATGTATGAACTCTGAGTCAGGAATTAATTTCTGCAGAGCATAACCAAGATCGTCCCGTTCTACTAATATTAATGTTCCATCGTCTTTGAATCGCTTACAGAGTGCAGCAATGAAATGATGAAGTTTTTCGTTGTATACTATCATATCATTAACAGCAATATCAAAAGCAGTAGAATCATCTTTATGACCATCTTCGCCAAAAGCGAGTGCAAAATAAGATACGGGGACAGTCAAGCCGACTTTTTCTATTGCTTCTCTATCTTGTGCATAGATGACTGAACCAAAATGTTCTTGTAAAACTAGGTTCTCAACTGGTTTTTTCTCATCAAAAGGTGTTCCTGTCATGCCGTATCGTCTACGACCTTTGAACCAAAATCTCAGAAGGTTTTTGTAGGTCGATGAAACAGCAAGGTCCGCCTCATCAACGATAAGCATTTCGCAGACACTGATTAGCTTATGTAATGCTTCGGCTTTCTTTGTCCTGCTGCGGAACGCCTTAATCTTTATTTCGTAATTCTTGAACGCTTTTTCAAATTTCTTTTGGGCTGTCCCAGATTTACTGTCCTTGAAGTTCTCCAATAATGGTTTTTCTGGTCGCTGCTTTGGCTTGACGAGTGATTGTATCGATCCGATAATTATCAGTTGACCAGAGGGCATTTTCCCAGCATAGAACAGCCCAGGTTCTTGGCAGACGTCTCGCAGCTTTAGGCGCTGTCGAATCTGTTCGATAACTTGAATTTGTTCAGCAATTATAACTGTCGGGCAAGGTAGAGCTTTACAAATGCCAGCAATAACTTCCGTTTTTCCTCCACCCATACTAATATTATAAAGACCTACTTCCGTTCTATAGATCGTTTTGATGGCGTCTATCTGGAACGGCTTTAGTTTAATACCAGGCAGAAAGTCTTCGTTGACAAGTGATTGGTCGATTGGCTTATATTTTGGTTTTGGTCGTTTATCCTGTACGACGAGTACTAAATCCTTTGCTTCGCATATTGCCCGCAGTTCACCAAGAAATGGTCGTGCTAGAGTTTTGGATGAACTATTATATTTATGATATACTCCATCCCAAGCTGAGCCACCAGATACATCAATAAATCTAGCATTAGGTCGCTCGGCTCTAAATCGCTTATCTAATATTTCTTCTTCCCATACAGTTATATTAGATAGTTGGATGGTTTTATTAGTGAGTATTGTCGCAATCATAACAGCCTTATCTGACTCTAGCTATATATTATCTATCCTATTAATAAAATACAGTCAATGTTCGTAAGTAAATATTTTTCGGAGGAGCAAAAATATGCTAATTGAAGATGATTTGGATATTGCTGATTTAGATGAATTATCTGAATTTCAACCAGAGGATATTGAAGAGGTTCTTCCAGATGATCCAAGTCTATTATCCAAGAAGCATTATTTCATCAACGAATGTGTAGAAGATCGATTACGACGATATATTTGGACGAATTGCACTGATGTCGCCATTCGAGACTCTATAATGTCTCATGCGCCCGAATTAATAAAGCAGATAATCAGGAAACAAAATCTGCACATGATTTATCCGGGTCAAGAAGAGTCTGCTTTTGGTGATTTAGTTCAAACTGCGTGGGTTCAAGTCGAACGCACATTATATAAATTCAGAGCTAAGCCACATTGTAGAAACTGTTATAATCCAGACAGACCAATTAACTCCGCTTTATATATTCCAGCTGAATCTGAATATGGCATTATTACTTTTGAAGAATTATTCGACCCTAAATATAATCCATCAGGAAGTAAAAAATCTATCATCTATAGGAATGGTAAAAATCCACCGAAATGCCCACATTGTGGAGCTTCTTTGTATTCTCATCCTGATGTAGAACCAAAACAGGGCACTTTTGGTGGATCAGTATCAGTTCTATTCCGTGGTAATTCCAAAGTTTTTAATATGTGGTCTCAAGTTAGCAGGACCGTAATCCTAGCTTTTGTGAAGAAAGAAGGACGAGATAGGAAGAATGCTACAGCATATAAAGATCATCTCTGCAACACAAATAGAGTTGATGAGGATCGTCTGAAAAGATTCTTCACGGAGGCATCACAGATCTGCAAACATAATAGGGATCATATGAAGTGCATTGAAGCACTTTGTTATATAATCAAGAAAGACGATAAACCATATGACGGTTTAATCGGGAAATTGGTGGAGCATTCTGGGTTATCGCGTGTCCAAGTCAATGGCTTTATAAAACTGCTACGGCTCCGCAGTCATGAATTTACAGATTCACCTCTAAGCCATGAGAATGAACACGACAAACAATTGAAAAAGCAGTTTCTTTGTCAGGACGAGGAATAATATGCCAAATTTCGCATCACCATTTTCGGAGCCGCTAAATGGCAGGAAGCTAACTACCGAGGAACTAATTAGGGCTATTCGATTTGTTATAGCTGCCGAGTATGAAGCGGCACAGATGTATATGCAAGTCGTAGAAGCGACAGATAATGAACTTGTCAAGAAAGTACTAACGAGTGTAACTGATGAAGAGCGTGTACATGCCGGTGAATTCCTAAAGGTCCTACACGAACTCGCACCAGATGAAGCAGATCACTATAAAGAAGGTGAGAAGGAAGTCAAGAAAGAAATAAAGAAAGATGAAACACCAGAAGTAACAGAATCGGCAGAGATACCTAAAGATATCTGCCCTATCTGCAATGAAAAATCAGTTTCTCGATGTCGATGTGGAAGTGTTGTTAAACACACTACGGAAGATCTTGAAAAAGGCCATGGGCTACGATGTCAGAATGGTCATATCTGGTCTTACCAGACTGTGGATGGACAATTACTTCTAGGTGTTGATCTTAATGCATGCCGTGATATAACACCCGTTAGTGAATCAGCCAAGAATATATTAAGGATGATCGATGAGAAGACGGTGACCGCTGATGATTTCAATCGGTTCATAGCAGAAACCAGCCCAACTAGTATCAATAAACGAGTCCAGAGACAACTGCGTCCAAAGAAAATTGGTCCGAGATCTAGTAGTCCAGAACGAAAAATTGACGATAAAACTGACCACGAACCAGCAGATCATAACGATCCAACTACTACAGCGCGTGGCAGAGGCGCTCTTCGTAGGCAGATTAAGCGAAATAAAGCACATCCGGAGCAATTTCGTGAAGCTATAGAGTTCATTCAGACTAACAATAAGGTATCATTAGAAGAATGCAGGATGAAGCTGTGCGACGTAGTCGATCAAGGTGCATTGCATCAAATAGTATCAAGATTATTACAACGACCAAATCAATTTAGCCACGAATGGTTGGCCGGTTTAGATAATCTGTTATCGAATCACGTTTATGGAAAAATTTATGACTGAGCCTACGCAACATATAGATGACGAGTTACAATCATTGTTAGATGACTTGGAGAATGATGAAATAGGAACTGTGCCGGATATTATATCAGGTACTACAGATACCACAATAATTACTATTCCTGATCCAGAGCTTAGCGATCCGGCTGTTGATTCGGAACAAACAGAGCTACAAGATTTACCAATAGAATCGACACCTGCTGGTCTTGTGGATATTAGCGAGATAGTTAGTAAGTTTGATCATGATTATGGTGAAGTTCAAGCTAATCTCAAAAAAGATAGAGCGAAAATAGATACAGTTATCAATATCTTATTACAACGTGTTACAGCAAACGCTGACGCAGAGACTGACACAATGTCTCTAGTAAAAGCACTTGGCGTTCTATCTGATACTAATGGACATGCTGTAAAGCTACTAGATTCGCGTTCTAAGTTGTTGTCTGCGACCAAGACCAGCATAAATGCGAATCAGACTAACGTGAATATAAATGGATCTGATGCTGACTTGATGGAGATACTTAGCCAGCCAGCGTCAGGAGATGAATAATGGGTTTGACTTCTGTACAAGCTGAGGTTGTGCGTCGTTGTCAGAAGTCAACTATGTTCTTTCTTAAGAACTTTGGAAAAACAAAACATCCTAGTGCCGGTATCCTACCGTTAAATCCTTTTAGCTATCAGATTATAGCGCTAACTGCTTTCAGAAAATACAAATTCAATATATTTAAAAAGTCGCGGCAAACCGGTGCCAGTAAAATAGCTGGTGCGTTTGCATTATGGTTTGCAATGTTCTTTAGGAATAAGACTGTTCTGATAGTATCGCGTACTGACGAAGATGCCATTAATTTTCTGCGTGAAAACATCATATTCTTATTTCGTTATCTTCCTCAGTGGATGCAGGATGCATGGAAGCCAACCAAAGAAAATGAGCACGAGGTACGATTTCCAAACGGTTCTCGTATTCGTTCTTTGACCTCGCACCCCGATGTGTTGCGGTCGAATGCGTCATCATTAAACATTATTGACGAAGCCGCATTCATTAGAGATATGGGTGTGATGTGGGCAGCAGGCCAGCCAACGTTAATTCATGGTGGTAGCGTCATAGTTGTTTCTACGACATCTGGCGTTGGTGGGTGGTACTGGAATACTTGGACTGATGCCGTCGCTGGGCTTAATGACTTTCATCCAATCAATATTGATTGGTGGGATATGGATTGGGAGATACGCTATCGCGACGATATGTCGGGAGAAATAAAAGTAATTGCTCCGACAGCTGGCATTCGCGATTGCGTGACGCCAGAAGATATAGAGAAATATGGCCCGAAGTGGTCCCCGTGGCTCGAAGAACAATATCGTCAGCTACAGGAACGCGGTGAGACGTGGAAATTCAGACAAGAAATATTAGCTGAATTTGTTGGTTCTGGTAATACTGTTATCGACCGCTCTGTATTAGCATACATACAGACTATAGTTAATGATAAATATCAGCGTGTTAAGGGCAATCAGGACTATATGCATCCTGTAAAAAACATGCAGATGAAACTCAATTTCAACGGTGGTGATAAACGAGAGCTCGATAAAGATGAGGGTTTGTGGATATGGAGGAAACCGAATCACGGTAAACGGCCTACATATCAAGGCCGACGCCTTATAGAACCGGGTGAGCAGCCTCACAGATATTCGATTGGTGTCGATATTGCAACAGGCAAAGGCCGCGATTATTTTGGTCTAGAAGTCTTAGATATCGATGAACAAGAGCAAGTAGCAGAAATGATGATACGCTGCTTGCCGAAGCATTTTAAATTGCTTGCTGATTATATTGGGCGTTGGTATAACAATGCCTTGATGGTTATCGAGCGTAATAACGGCGGTGATGCATTCATAGATGATATGCGGTATGATTTGATGTATCCTAATCTATGGCGAAAGAAGGATATCAATGATAAACCTTCTACTACAAACAGAAAAAATCCAATAAGGCTAGCCGAATACGGCTTTTATACGGGGCAAGGATCAAAGCCAACGCTAAATAAAGCTTTGATGGATTATTTGCAACAAGAAGGTGGTTATAAAATATACAGCCACCGCTTATTGAAACAATTACAGATCTATGTTCGGAAAAAAGACCGAACAGGACGTGATACTGACAAGACTGAAGCCGAAGATGGGCCAGGCAACCATGACGACTTAGTTATTGGTCTTGGGCTAGCATGTATCGGTATTAATGACGCAGCCACACAAATGATTGGTGGTTTAATACCGTTTCAAGAGTCTATGCAAACAGAGCTCGGTATATCTGATAGTAATAGTTTTAGGCCAGATCCTACAGTATTAATGCCCATATCTGGATATGTTGAAATGTCGCCAGACGCCAGTATATCTGGAGAGCTTCTGAGATTCGCAGAGCAGTTAGGCGCTTTACCTACTAGCATAGAAAACATGCCGCCAGTCAATAAAAAACGGCATACTCTTATTGTTTAGTGTTTTATAAAAGATATGGTATGTTCAATATACCATCATTCGTTGTAGGCCAAGCCAATTCTGAATCTATGAATTGGGGTATGGCCTTTGAGGGAATTCCAGATATTTGGAAAATAACGAAAGGTCAAGGTATAAAAGTTGCTATTTTAGATACCGGCATAGCACAGCATCATCAAGATCTTCTTGATGCCATAGCAAGCAGTATTGATTTCACTGGCAGTAAGTATGGTATTGAAGATAAACAAGGGCATGGAACCTTTTGTGCTGGCATTGTTGGTGCACGGCAAAACAATTTTGGTGTGGTCGGTGTGGCTCCGGAATGTCAATTATTAGTTTGTAAAGTTGTTAATGATAGCGGTTTATGTCGTGATCAAGCTGTAATAAATGGTCTTAATTGGTCTGTGTCTCAGGGAGCTGATATCATTTCGATGAGTATTGGTTCTCCGACTTCAACAGAGATACTTCATAACACAATAATATCATCTTCTCAGAAATGTTGTATTGTCTGTGCGGCTGGTAATAATGGCCCAGCATTAGATTGTATTAACTATCCGGCGCGTTATCCGGAAACAATCGGCGTTGGTGCTATCGACCGTAACAAACATATGCCAAATTATTCTTCTCGTGGTGTTCGCGTTGATATTGTGGCACCAGGCGATCAGATAGTGTCATGTTGGCCACCAAATGGTATGGCAATGTTAAGCGGGACTAGTATGGCTTGCCCTTTTGTGGCTGGTATTATAGCTCTTATAGCTTCTGATCGTAAAAAAGATGGGAGAAGTCAATTGAGTAAAGATGAAATAATTAGCCTATTATCTCAATCTTCTATGAATATAGGATTAGCTGGTAGTGGATTTGGTCTCATAAATCCAGCAGTTTTGCTACGCGAATCGGAAGAACATTATCCAAAGTAGTCGGTCTATAGTAGATATGCTATGATTAATTGGGTCGAAACAGAAAAGATATTTGGATATTCTGCTATACCGTCTGCTAGGCGACCCAAGGTAGTCTGTATCTGTGATAAATGTGGTAAGCAAGCTATAATCACTATCAGAGTTAAAGGCAGGACTGTTGCAGATCAAATGTCATGGTTTTGTCCTTCCTGTGTCAAGAAGCGAGAATCTGCGGAGATATCTGCGAGGATGAAGAAGCAATGGGAAAATGAAGAATATAAAAGAGAAAGAAAGGAATATACCGAAGGATTATTGTGTGATGAACAATTCAGGCGAAAACACAAAGTATCATTGAGATCGACGAAGCCGATACAGAATATCTTCTCGCAAAAGGCATCAATAACGGTCCGTGCGCTCTGGGGCGATGATGGTTATAGAAATAAGATGATGGTTGCGATAGCGGCATCGAAAGAGAAACTACGTAAGGTTAAAGCATCAGACAGATACAGGATTGCTGTGGCGAAATCTTTTGCAATCCATCGAAATCATAGCTCTATTCAATTAGTACTATATGAACTTTTGACCGAACTTGGTATAGTCTTCGAACGAGAGGGTGAAGCTACTAGAGTTGGATACTACAGGTTTGATTGTTTGGTTTTTGCTAATAACCGGAAAATATTGATCGAATGTCAGGGAGATTATTGGCATAAGCTACCTAGAGTAATAGCACGTGATAAAGCTAAATTAGCTTATATCTCTAATAATTACCCAGAATATCGGTTGATTTATATCTGGGAACATGAGTTTAGTTATAGGAATTCTCTGCTTGATAAATTGATGCTGGAATTCGGAGCACCATTAAAAAATATAATGGCGAGAAACTAGTCTGAAGTGTATACGAGGTTGTCATGCCTGCTAATTGGTTAGTTTGGGATCGGATTAGAGAATTTACACGCTCTAATCGCATATATCAACAAGAACGAATACTACAAGATCAATCATCAATCGACAAATTAGCAGTTGGTGGTGATTTTCTCGATTTTTCATCTCAAAACGCTATTCTACAGCAAACAAACCTGCAGATCAACAGGCTTGAGCGATATAAGGATTACGAGATGATGGATCAGACAGGTGAGATCAGCTTAGCTTTAGATCTCTATAGTGACGAATGTAGCCTTATAGACCCGGAATATAAACATGGTCTTATTATTCGTGCAGCCAATAGACGAATTAAACAAGATTTAGAAGAATTATATTTTGACACATTGCTTGTTGATAGGTGGTTAAGACCTGCCGCGAGATATTTATGTAAGTTTGGTGATGCCGCTTTTGAAGTAGTCACAGACAGAAACCGCACTGGTGTTTCGTCGTTGCGGTTCATGAATATTTATAACTTTACACGCATCGAAACGCGGTTTGGTGATTTAGTCGGTTTCTTTTACCAGGACGAGATGTATCCTGAGCCAGTGTTTATGCATCCATGGTCATGTATGCATATGCGATTGACGAATTTTGAGTCTGTTTATGCTCCGTATGGCCGAGCGATTATAGATGGCTCCCGTAAACCTTTCAAACAATTAAGGCTTATGGAAGATGCTTCACTTATTTATAGGATTACCAGAGGCCCAGAAAAACGCAAATACAAAATTCCGGTAGGAATGATTCCTCCCAAGGAGGTTCCGGAATATTTATTAAGCATTGCTAGGATGTTTAAACGGCAGAGGTTCTACAATCCTACTACTGGCACATTTGATGAACGATTCTCACCGATTGTTCAAGAAGACGATTTCTTCTTACCTATGCGTCCAGATGGCACTGGACCCGACATTGAGGTTCTCCCAGGCGGCGAGAACATGGACAAAATATCTGATATCGAATATTTCAAGAAGAAGATGATTTCTCCCTTGAAGATTCCATTCGCACGAGTCGGTATTGGTGAGGGAGCTGGCGAACCAAATGAGAAATCATTAGCACAATCTGACGCAGAATTTGCTAAGGCTGTTCAATGGGTTCAATCAGAAATAGCTCTAAGTCTTCAGAAAATAGGAATTATCCATCTAGCTCTTCGCGGATATTCAGTACAAGACATAAAAGGATTTAGCTTATCTTTAGCATCAAGCTCTGCGCTTGATGATTTATATAGAATGGAGACATGGGCGACTAGAGTGAGCGTTATGTCTGATCTTAAGGAAATTGGGTGGTTCCCCAAGACTTGGATTGTTACAAGATTTACGGATTTATCACCAGACGAAATTCAAGAGATGGAGGAATTGGCTGCTGCTGAATCTGGTGACGAAGGCGATGAAGAAGGTGGAGGCGGTCTTGGTGGAGGTGGTGGTCTTGATATGGGTGCAGGAGATGATGAAGACATAGACATAGATATGGATATGGGAGAAGGTGAAGTAGAAGGCGAAGCAGAAGGAGAGAGTGATATTGGTGAAGAGGGTGGAGAAGATGAGGAATTCGAATTAGAAGACAGAAGAGCAGAGCGCAAAATACTACTAGAAATACGACGAGATGCTAGACGTGGCAAGCGATACAGTGATTTAGTTAAAACTTCACAACGTGCCAAAGTGATTTCTAGCCCTTTCAAGTATCTATTGGAATCTAAAGAGTTAGACGGGCTTACAAGAACAGTACAGACTGGTGATGTTTTAAAAGAGGACGTTAATACTAGTAATGGATTGCTAGTTGAATGGTCCGTATCGAAGGATGATCGCGAGTCGGCGATAAACGAGGTAATGGGCATTCTAAGAAATCAACCATCGATTGTGGTTGATGATGATAATATCAGTCAGGATGACTTGCCCATTCAGGTCTAAGGCAAATATTATTATATGAGTCAAATCGAATTCTCCGAATGTCGGGGGCGGTTGCAATCAACAGGGAGCTAGTACATGGCCACCAAAGCTGAATGTTTTGTGTTGGATAGTCGGAAATTTCTCGGTATGATTAATGATTCAGCCCAGAGTAAAGTGGCTATCTATGAGTCGTTAATCAAGCGTCTTGGGCAGCGTACTGGTGCCAAGTGGCAACTTGCAGCTCTCAACCCAGCTAACCTATTCATTGAAGATACAACCAACGGTTCATATTATGTTGCTGACCACCAGCATCTGCGCGGTGGTAAGATCAATATAACAAATATTCGTCCAGTAAAGATTGTTGAAGGTCAGAAACAATCTTTATTTGAGCAGAATTGCCACGGTCTTGTTAAGGCTATTGAAGCGAACGACCAGCGAGCAATGCGAACCACATTCAACAATCTAGCTGCTCAGAAATTCTCGCCCAATACAATACCATCCTCGGGTGTTGTTCGCACTCGCGACGGAGTTATTCGTAAGCTTTGTGTCGAATCAAATGAGAAGGGTTGGACTGATTCGCAGAAACAGAAGATAGTTAAAGCTCTTGTTGAAAGTGTATCCGACTCTGTCGTTCTTGAAAGTGGACGGGTTGTCAGTGCTACATTTAATGGCGACCGTCGCAAAAAGCTGCCGGTCAGTGAATGGACTTGCCGCAAAGTGGTTGGAACGCATATGCGTGAATCCGCTAAGCAAGCATATAAGTCCGAAGGTTTTCAAAAGAGGATTTATAAAGTTGCCAGACTTATCGACAACGACAAGATCGTTGAAGCTGTCACTGGCATCAAGGATTTTCTGGCCGAGCAACAAGAATTCTGCCTATTAACACGCCAAGAATGCCAGACACTGGTTGAGAACACGCTGGCAGCTAAGGCGGTCATGAACCAACAGTTGTGCAACGATACTGCTACATTGCTTTACCGCACTAACTTGAAGGTTAATCGCGATAGCATTGTCAAGGAATGGCGTGCGACGGCTGTTAAATCGCAACATCCGACTCTCCTAGAGAATGTAAATGTTCTCGAAAAGACGAAGGATTTTGATGGAGACTATGATAAGTTTTTGAACATGACTTTCAATGAAGCTCTATCGCCTCGCGATGAAGAAGTGAAAGCTTATCGCACAGCATTGGGTCTACTTCGTGATAGTCCCAAGATTCAAGAAGATGTAGAGCTTCAAGAGAAGGTCAATGAACTTATTGACAAGCTCTCGGAATCTGAGGTCGATGATGCTACGGTTTATTTGGTTCGCGAAACATTGGCTTCGGCTCATAAAGAGTTGGAAGCTATGGATACGTTGAACGATTACGATACCCAAGGTGGTTCTGAGACAAATGCCGGGATAGACGCCGGTGAAGATCTCGGCCAAGAAGTTGGTGAAGATCTTGGTGCTGTTGATGCCGGTGCTGGTCAACCGAATATCGTTATCAATTCACCATTGATTCAAATTGGTGGTTCTTCGAGCGCCGCCGAAAGTGGGGCACCTGGCGATGAATTTGCCGACCTTGGCGATGAAGACCTAGGAGACGAAGGTCTCGGAGATGAAGAGGGTGGCGAAGAGGACTTAGAAGCTCTCGGTCTTGGCGACGAGGAAGGCGAGGGCGAGGAAGACCTAGACGACCTTGGGCTTGGTGGCGAGGAAGAGGAAGACAAAGACGTCAATATCAACCTCGATAGCAAACAGAAGGAAGAAATCCCAGTTTCTGAGCGTTTAGTACGCAAAGCCCTTGGCCTTGAAGATAAGGACTGGCTTAAGAATAAGATTGCTGAAAGAAAAGGCAAGAAGGACGGCAAGGATGATGTCGAATGCTCGGAAGAGGAAGAATGTGAAACTGAGTGTGATGAGAGTGCCGACCCTTATGCTATGGGTGAATCGGTCGAATTCACATCGAGTATGGGTATCGACTATGGTAAGTCGATACTTCGAGATGAAATGTCTGATGTAGTTTCCAATATGTTCAAACTTGCGGAGTCAAAGAATGTTGACTTCGAAGAAATCGACGCACATAAGTTAGCTTTGGAAGCTATCACTGCATCAGGTATTCGGATACCAGAGCATCGAGTAAATGCGACCATTGATAGTTTGGCTGAGCAATTCACACAAATTGCCGAAGATCAGTATAAGAGTGGCACCTTGATGCGTCGTCGCAATCCTCGTCGTTCTAGCCTTAATAAGACAGAGCGAAAGAAGCCTAGCGGCAACAGCGTTTCAGAGATAGATGGAGCTGCACCAGAAGCTGATGCTGGCATAACCGGTGAAGCACCAAAGAATGAATCACGTGTTCGCCGCAACATCGTATGGCTTGAACATGATGAAGCTGGTAAGGGTATGAAAGGAGACCTAGATGGCATCCGATTTATTTTGGATTATGCCGATCCTTTCGTTATATTGAGTGAGGATGGTAGTGTCAATGTCCCAGTTCCAGAGAATTTATTTGAAAGTGCATTAGCTGCCGCTGGGATTGAGCAAGGTGATAGCAGACCATTCTCACGATGGTTGGTTGGGGGCATTGAGCAGTTCCGTCCAATAACAGAGGAAGATGATCGCATGCTCGATGAAGCAGTAGCCACAATTACTGCTGGTAGTGATGGATCGGTTTCGGTATCGGTCGATACTGGTGCTGAAGGTGCGACAGAAGTCGAAATCGATGGCGGTGATATTGGTGGCGACACCGGAATATCGGCTATTGGCGGTATGATAGACGATACCGATGACACCGGTGAAGAAAATGCAATGCAGCCAGTTACCGAACCTGGTATTGAGCCAGAAGTTCCAGAGACATCGGAGATTGATACCGATGAAATGCCTGACTTTGAAGCTGGCAATACTCCTGAACCAGAAGAGCCCGAAGAGACTGAGGAAGTCGAAGAGGGTGATGAAAAGATTCAGGAAGATAAGGATATCACTGACCCCAAGAAGAGCGATTACGATACGACAACGCAAGATCATCGTGAACCGCCTAAGGAAAAGGGTGCACAGAAACCCCATGGAAAGGGTAAGAAGATAGAAGGGTTTGAGGGCCCTGGGAAAGTTGACGTCTCTACAAAGTCGGCTCCCGGACTAAAGCCAGTAAAATCTGGTGAAAATAGAATCTAGGAGTTACGATGCCTAAGAAATTTGGTGGGCATCATGGCCGTGAGTCATTGAATAGCCTGTATTTTGATGGCATATGGCGTTACGATAGTGATAAGGCAGTAACACCAGATGCACAAGATGAGCTATCAGATATTGTAACTCATCTCTTTGGATCGCTTGAAAATATCGATCATAACCAATTGACGTTCGACCTAGACGTTAATTGGATTGTTAGTAGATCACATGATCCCGGTAGTCGTGACGTTCCTCCATATACTGAGACCAATTTTGAACTCAGTTCTCCAATTAATTATAATATAACATATGGACGTCATGAAAGATCTGGGAAGTTATCAGTACCCACTAGCATAGCGATATTTAACGATGACCTTGAATCAGATATCGCAGATAAATATGATAATGGCGACTTTTTGGGCGAATCATATTTTAACAAAACATTGAATAAAGTTTTGTCATCTAAATAACTCAGATGGTAAATAAAATTACACATTTGAGGACATTATGTTTACAGGAATAATGGCGATATTTAGTGCTGTTTTCAATGTAATCGCTAAAATAATTTCATATGTGCCGTGGTGGTTATGGGTTTGTTTAGGTATATTCTTACTTGGTGGATGGGTGTTTCATGGTGGCTCATGCCGTGACTTTGCTTGTAGCCGGACTCCAACACCTAAACCAATAAAATGGGCAGAATATACAGTATCTAAGGCCACAACTGGGGCGAGTTTAGAATGCCGTATGGGGATTCGCGGTAAACGAGTAAGATCAATAAATTTAATATATATAGCTGCACCAGCTAACGGAGCACTCGCCGAGCAGAGTAGAGTTTCATTAGAACGTCTTGCTGGGAATTTTGTACGGGTTCCATATCAAGGCTTATTCAAAAAGAATCCACAAACAAAACCAGTATCAGATGCACCAGATAAAGCAGAAAACTTAGTAAAATGTGACGATTGTGGTGGCATTGGTAAAATTTCAGATACTTGTGAGATTAATTGCTTCTTCTGCCAGCACGATTCAGAATGTGACGATTGTGGCGGCACCGGTAAAATAAAATTGAATTATGATGTTATCGATAAATGCCAATCGCTCATAACAAATCATTTAGGTGATAATGGATGTGAGAGTTGTAAAGACACAGGACATCCATGTACAGTAATCGCACAGCAATTAAGAGATATTATCAAGTCAAATCCGAAAAAATCGCATAATATCCAATGTCCCGAATGTGGTGGCAGTGGCAAACATTATATGGAGCCATCAGAATCACAATTGATCGTCGGCATGATATATAGTTCATATGGTCAATGCTTAAACACCGAACAAGTGCGTCTTGGTATGGCAAAATTGTTGCCAGAGGCCCCAAAGGACTGGAAATCTTTCGAGAATGAAGCGCAGAAAAAGAAGCTTGGCGTTTGGAAATAGTCGCCAGATGATTTTACCACAAGGATAATTATCATGGATCAAACAATTGGTGTTGTGTTTATTGTGGCTGCGATAGCCATTTTTGCAGTTTGGGGTTGGTGGTATCAGAAGACCAAAAGCACTACAACCAGTACGACAGCTAACACGAAGTCTGTCAGTACTGGCAGTGTTGGATTTAATACTACGCAGCTAACTGCCAATCTCGGTTACATCGAAGTGCTGAGTAAAATAGACTCAGTAATAGCCTCACCTGACGCCGTAAAGGCGTGTGATATTCTTGCTGATACGCTTTGGCAGGCCGCAATTATAGCTTGGAAGACTTCGCAGACCGCACAATCCAATGTGGCAACAGAGATAATTATTAAAACTGCCAAGATTACTACTGTAGATGGTACAGTTGTGGAGGTTCCGGTACAATGACTAAAAAAGTACTACCCCCAATCGTTGCTGCATTGTTGTTGCTTGTTGGCATAACAATGATTGCCAAACCGGGTTTCATTTCGTTTGGTTCTACTAGTATCATAGAAAAGGCGGTAATTATCCGCGAGACTCAAACTGATAAACCATTATCAGAAGAATGGGTTGAATTATTCGTTAGTGCTGAAAAGCTTGGGATTTCGGTGTGGGATAGAGAAGTACTTGGGAAAGGTAAGAAACCTTCAGCTGAAGCACAACCATTTTTAGATGCTGCTGGGGACAAAGAATTACCGATCTTAGCATTGAAATTTGCAAACGGAAAGATTACTACTCGACCATGCCCATCTAAATTGGACGCATTAAAGAAAGCTGTAGGTAAACCATGAGTCTATATATCAACGATGATAATTTTGCTGATATTGTAGCCGAAGGCGAAGCGGCTGGTTTTACTTTTGGTGCATTACCACGACAAACGCAAATTGGTGATTTGGTGTGTGCTCCGGTTTTCGCTGAGCATGTGCCACTCATTCCTGAGAGTGAATGGAAAGATAGAATTGCACAAATGACTGCTACTGGGGCTTTCATTGGGCAGCGGTGGATTAGTAACCCGAGAGCTGATTACCAAAATGGACTTAGTTTTTGTTGGGCGTACAGCTTGAGCCAATCATGTATGGCGGTTCGCCATGCGATGGGACAGCCATTCGTGCAATTAGCACCAGAATCACTTTCTGAGTTAACAGGTTATAGGAATGCCGGTTATTATCTTGACCGTGCACTAGAATATGCTTCAGCTAATGGTATCGCAACGAGAGCGACTGTGCCGCAACACAAAATTAGTCCATCGCAATGGAATCCCAATTATAAGGATGAGCGGCTGAATTACATGCCACAAGAGTGGTGGGATCTTGGTGGTAAGGATGTTTGGGCTGAGACTATAACTGCCCTGCTTCAAGGCTGGGGTTGTTATGTTGGTTACAACTGGTGGCGTCACGCCGTGTTTCTTGACATGTTGCGTGTTGTTGACGGCAAGATCGAGGTCCATACTCCGAACTCTCATGGCCCAGGTAATGACGCATGGCTCTCAGGATCAAAGGCCATTCCATCAATGGGTTCATTTGTGCTTCGTGGTATGACCTTAGCTAATGCAGGCTAATGCAAGCTGAGGAGCCATGACTAAAAAAGCACTTATAACTGGTATCACCGGCCAAGATGGATCAATGCTATGTGAGCTATTGCTGTCAAAAGGCTATGAGGTGCACGGCCTGATACGTCGGTCGAGTAGTTTTAATACTGAACGAATCGATTCGATGTATCAAGATCCACACGTAAAGGAAGCACGGATGTTTCTTCATTACGGTGATATGACTGATGCATCATCACTCTATAGCTTGTTATCTTATATAAAGCCGGATGAAGTATACAATCTTGCGGCGCAAAGTCAAGTGCGTGTCAGTTTTGATATGCCAGTTTATACGGTGCAATCGATAACTATTGGAACTATACAGTTGCTTGAGTCTATAAGAGCTGTTAATACCAATATAAGATTCTATCAGGCTTCTAGTAGTGAGATGTATGGTAGGGTTGTCGAGACGCCACAGATTGAATCAACACCGTTTCATCCATGCAGCCCATATGGATGCGCAAAAGCTTTTGCATATTGGCAGACAATCAACTATCGTGAAGCTTATGGCATATTCGCGTGTAATGGAATATTATTTAATCATGAAGGTCCAAAACGTGGAGAGACATTTGTTACGAGGAAGATAACACGTGCTGCAACACGCATTAAATTAGGCTTACAAGATAAGCTATTTCTTGGCAACTTAGACGCCAAGAGAGATTGGGGATATGCAGGCGATTATGTCGAAGCAATGTGGCTCATGCTGCAGCACAACGCCCCTGGCGACTACGTAATTTCCTCAGGCGAGACCAGATCAGTTCGAGAATTCGTTGAAGAGACATTTGCATTACTCGGTTTAGATTGGAATAAGTATGTTGTAATAGATCCACATTATTTTCGACCAACAGAGGTTGATTTGTTACTTGGTGACTCTTCAAAAGCCAGAGATATACTTGGGTGGAGCCCAAAAGTTACATTTAAACAATTAGTTAAAATGATGGTCGAACATGATATGGAATTAGCCAAATCTGAAAAAATCTTGCGAGATTCTAAAAGATGATTGACCTCCATCATGATCGTATTTTGATTACTGGTGGTGCAGGATTCCTTGGGAAGAACGTCCAAGCATTGCTGCATATTGCTGGCGTTCAGAACTTATTTGCTCCAAAGCATGAAGACTACAATCTAGTTTATGAATTTAACGTGGAGAGAATATATCGTGAATTTAAGCCAGATATTGTCATACATCTCGCTGCATTAGTTGGCGGCATTGGAGCTAATAGAGATAATCCTGGTAAGTTTTTTTATCGCAACTTGATAATGGGCGTGCATCTGATAGAACATGCACGCCGTCATAATATTAAGAAATTTGTCCAAGTTGGCACAGTATGTTCTTATCCATCTCATACACCAGTACCATTCTGCGAAGAAGACTTATGGAACGGCTATCCAGAAGAAACAAACGCACCGTATGGAATTGCGAAAAAAGCGTTGCTAATAATGTTGCAGGCTTATCGGCAGCAATATGGTATGAATGGAATCTTCTTGTTACCGGTCAACCTTTACGGTCCCGGCGACAACTTCGATCCAGAGAGTTCACACGTTATCCCGGCACTAATTCGCAAGTTTCAAGAAGCAAAAGACAAAGGCGAAGATCGAGTCGTCATATGGGGAAGCGGTAAAGCAAGCCGCGAGTTCCTATATGTCGAAGACTGTGCTAGAGCGATCATAATGGCTACTAGATCATACGATCATCCAGAGCCGGTGAATATTGGAATGGGCTTCGAAATCACAATATATGATCTTGCTGTGAAGATTGCAAAGATTGTTGGTTTCGAGGGCGAGATTTTTTATGATTTGACTAAGCCAGATGGACAGCTACGCCGATGTCTCGACGTGCAAAGGGCATGCAGAGAATTCGGATTTAGTGCTGAAACGTCATTTGATGTTGGATTAGAACGGACAGTTCAATGGTGGGATAGTCATAAATGAACCATTTTGTCGCGTGTTTCTCTGGTGCATTTCCAATTATCGGCAAAATGTTTTGTGTGTTTGGCTTTCACACGTGCAAAGATCCGACGCATTTATTTGAGAATTCAAATCCTGATTATTTTAAGTGCTGCATGTGCGGTAGAACGATTAGAACTTATCAAAAATGATCGAACTAGTCACTCATTGTTTTGGTAAGAAATATGCAACGTTATTGAACTACCATCTTAGCTCTCTAATATTGAATGAGAGCCAATCTGTTACTATGACTGTTATTTATGCGACCGACGACAAGCCGACAACCAAGGTCTTGGAGTGTTTTAGTAGCATAAATAAGCCGTGGGTAAGATGGAATTTTATCCATATTCCGATTCAATCTGTATATCAGAGGCCGATTGGTCGTAATCTTGCTGCGAAATCGACAAAAGCAGATGTGATATGGTTCACTGACGCTGACTATGTGTTCGGCGAAGGATGTTTAGATGCCGTCTGGGTTCCGCAGGATGGCGGCATCTATCATCCAGAGCATGAATATCGCACTACTCGCGAAGCTAAAGTTGATATGATTGAAATATTGCAGAAGGATGATTCAGACGCGAGTATCGTCCGTATAGCACCATCTCAATTTGTTCTAACTGACATAAAACGTGCTGTTGGTGGTGTACAAATCATTTCTGGCGATACTGCTCGGCTAATCGGCTACTTACCAGACGATAAAAAATGGCAAAAACCATTAGAGCAATATAATCGAGATGACGGAAGTGCGTTCTGGCGTAATAAATTTGAAACTTTCGGAACCATGGCAATCCCAAACGTTTTCAGGATATAATCATGGCTGATTTAATCGAAGCAGCCCGTATGCGATTATGTGAAGTTAAAACTATTAGCAAGAATGTATTATGCAAGTGTGGCAATGGACATATGATTGGCACTGGCATTGTTCATCTAGTTGGTAATACATATGAGCATCAACACCGATGTGTGTTTTTCGATTCTAGTCGTGGATTCGACAAAAAAGGATGTGGATTGATAGAGTGGTTTTCAGACAAATATCCTTCACGGGAAGAACGTGAAATCCCAATCATCCAAGAATAGGATTACTAAAATGCAAAAACTATTACCAATTATTGGCCTGATGTGTCTACTGGTGGGTATATGGTTATTTGTACACGCAAAAGGTGATACTACTGTCGAACCATCGACACCAGTGCCAATACCAGTTAAGACAATTGAAGTTAAGCCACAACCGCGTGTGCCGCATATATTCAAACCAAAGCCAAAACCGGACCCAAGCACACCACCAGCACCACCTATACCACAATCAGATGAGCCATTGTGTAAGACTGCGAAGCAATATACACAAATTCCAGATGGATGGGAGCCTGTGAATTTACCACCAGCATGCCCCTGTGAAAAACCAGAAGCAAAAGTCGTAGAGAGCAAAACAGAGCCATCGGTAAACGCCGACCAAAATCAAACTACTACGACTAAATATGTTCGTAGAAAGATATTTAGGAGATAAAAAGGAGAATAGTATGTTTATGCCTCTCAGTACTGGACAGAAATCTGTGGAGTACTGGGAGGGCTGGCAAGCTGTTGAACTTCATAAGCAATGTACCTATACTGATACTAAACAGCGTAAAGAATGGGCTAAAGGTTTTGCTGCCGGTGTAAATGAAATGCGTGGTAGTAAATCGTGGTATAAAAGTCGTACCATGATAATTGGTTTGGGTATGCTAGCGGTCGGTGTTGGACTCGTAGTTTACGGATTATATGATGGTGGCCCCACAATAGTTGGTGCCGGTTCGGGTGTTACAGCTACTAGCTTAGTTATGGCCGCATTACGTGTGATGACGACTACTAATATTACATTGGGTGGTCCTGGTAGCGGGCAGTATTCGCCGCCGCCTCCGATGTAATATTAACTTTTATGCCAAGGTCACACGTTTCTCTATTTGGACAAGCATATCCACAATATAGTTCACGCATTAACCATCCATATTTGTTGATAAAATCTGCAATGCCTTCGGCTTCATCTGGAATCGCATTATACCATTTATGCCTTTCAAGGTGTCTTCTTATTATATCAACTTCACATTTTAAAAATTCGTCTAGATGCGTACATTTGTTTTCAACCATTGTTGTGTTTCCTGTGTGGTTACATTATATTTCTGCAAAATTACTATTTGCCGAAAGTGTAAATAATCACATGAAAGCTAAATGTCCGTTTTGTACTGGTGGATGTCTCAAATGCGAAAATAGTGGCAAAGTCGATGTTCAATTCGTTAAAGGTAGCCTTTGGACGCGATGTTGTACCATTTGTGGCTTTGAAAATGGTGGTAGGATTGAAAAGGGTAATATAGAACCATCTGAGCCATCTGGAAAATGTGTAGTGTGTAATGCCCCTACTGAATGGTTATTATTAGGTAATATGAATGATGAGACCAAAATTCCTAGCTAAATTAGAGCATAAAAATGAAGATCGACTAATACGATTTGCTACTCTTGCTATGTTGGTTGGCTGCATCGTAGTTGGGCTTATTAGGTGCTTTGTTGTTTAACAATAAGTTAGAATACAATGAAATTAGTGGTGTCTGGCAAAAATAATATCAGAACTACAAGTTCACAAGTGAAATAGGAGTGTACTTCATAATGGATAAGATTAAGCAGCTTTTGCAGAAATGTGGTTTGTCTCCCGAGGTTTCATCGGAATTATGTGAAGCCATCGACAACCACGCAAATATGCTGAAGGAACAATCTGATACGGAGTTTCAAACACGCCTTGTAAAAGCAAAGAAGGTGTGTTTTGAGGAAGTAGAGGCTCACAAGGCCGAACTTTCTCGGCGGCTCCAAATCTTTCTTGAAGCTAAGAACTCTACTATCGAAGAGCTCGTTACGCGGCAATCGGCCAATAGGGAAACTGAGGCTGTGGCCAAGCTCGAAAAAATTTATGCTCTCCTTGAGGGCATTGAGCTTGATGGCCAGTCTAACAGTGAACTTAAGACCGAAATCGAAAAGTTCAGAAAGCTTGCCGAGCATCTCGTGGAAGAGCGTAATAGTGCAGTTTCGAAGGCTAAACGTTGCATTGCTATTTCGGAGCGTGTTCTTAAGCGAAATCGCAGCTTAGAAAATGCTTTGAGTGAAAGCAAGACAACGCGAGCTAACGGTGCTGCGACGAGGATTGATGAATCACGAAATGGTGGTCAACGTCGGACAACTCAACGTACTTTGAGAGAAAACGTTGAGCCTGGTGTTACTGCGAAGCGTGACGCACCAATTAGCACCATGCTTCCGCCACGCAGCCCAGCTGAAGTAGCGGCCAGCATGGACGAAACGGTCTGAACAGCTCGATATCCGAATTACCTGTAGGTTTTCGGACGCGAATCTCAACTAAAAACAAGGAATCTACATATGTTGGCCACTCGCCAAAACAAGGCTCGTCCTCAAGGTCGCCATCTGACTGAGAGTCGTAACCGTACGATTACCGAAACAACCGATCCCCATCAAGCTTCGGTTTTGTATGAGTCTGCTAAGAACCCGATGGTTCGACGGTGGGCTCCGGTCCTCAACAAATGTCGCGAAATCCGCCCATCCAAGCTGAGTCTGATGTCGGATTTGTTTGAGAACCAATACAGGCACATGAACCCAACCGGTCGTTCGATGATCTTGGAAGATCAGACGACCACCGGCAACATTGCAGACTTTACCCGTTTTGCATTGCCTCTGCTCCGCAAGAGCTTTCCCAAGCTGATTGCAGACAACCTCGTTGGCGTACAGCCGATGAGTCAACCTGCTAGCTTAATTTTCTACATCCGGTACAAGTATGCCATGACTAAGGGTCAGACAATTGCTGGTACCCAGATCATGCGTCAGAATACTTCGCAAGCCTATGCGAAGCAGAACGGATGGGCGTTGGATCCGTACTATTCTTCGCAAGAAGTGCACGGCGAAGACGCGACTATTCAGCCCGGTGGAATGGTAATTACGCAGACTTTAGCCCATCGCCCGGTCCTAGCTGGAACGGTTATGGTCGAAGTCTACGACAATTTGGCCGCTGCTGGCCCGAATTGCGATAACCCAGTTCCTTGCCTCCGAGTCAGTTTCGATTCGGCTGGTGCGGCTGACGTTGTTGTGGTTGGAGATTGCTCCGGCACGATGGGCACGATTAGCGTTGACACCACGACTCCCGGCGCGACGATTTTCAATCACACGACCGGTGCCGTTCAGGTCACAATGGGTGGTGGTATTCCTCTGCCAGCCGACGCAGTTGCTCGTGTGAACTACGAGTATGATCTTGAAGCTAACCCATTCCAACCAGAAGTGACTTTGAGCATTGATAGTGACAGTGTTGCTGCTGTCACCCGCAAGCTCAAGACATCTTGGTCGTTGGAAGCTGCCCAAGATCTCAAGTCGGTGCACAACATCGACGCCGAGAGCACCTTGACGGACCTGATGGCCGACGAGATGGTTGCGGAAATCGACCGCGAAATCATCAATGACCTCATCATCGCCGCTGCGATTCGTGCTACGCACAACTTCGCCACGGCAGCCGGGGCTTCGGTGAACTTCACGGATCGCAATATCGCCTTGCTCTACAAGGTGCTCGAAGTTGCGAACATCATCCACAGAACCACATTACGTGGTCCTGCTAACTGGATGGTGACATCCGCCGATATCAGCTCGAAGTTCGAGCAGCTGAACGACTTCCGAAGTTCAGACGCTTTTGTCCAAGAGGGTGTGGACATCGGCATCATGAACGCCGGAACCATTCAGGGCAAGCTGCGGTTGTACAAGGACCCGCTCTTCCCGAACTGCAAGATTCTCTTGGGCTTCAAGGGATCGAGCGTTCTGGATGCCGGCTATTTCTATGCGCCATATATTCCCCTACTTTCGACACCAACTGTTCTCGACCCGAACAGCCATACGCCGACCAAGGGAATCATGACACGGTACGGTAAGAAGCTGATCGAAGATGGCGGCCTCTATTACGGCACGATCAACGTGACGAATCTCTAAGAGATCGATACGTGACGTTCAAGAAGGGCCAGTGAGATTTCTCACTGGCCCTTCGCTTATATATCTTCAGAATAAAAATATCCTGGGTTTTGGTGTTTATATAGAAATATCCAATATCCATCTTTTTACCATTTGGGCTATTTTTATTCAAATGTATTTTATAGTTAGATTATTCTTTTGAATAAAAATAGCCCAAATGGTAAAAAGATGGCACGTAAATTACTCACAGAAGAACAGGTTAATCAAATCAAGATGCTTTATCTTGGTGGTGCGACATATCCGAAAATAGCACAACGCCTTCGAGATAATGGTGTGATTGTTTGTAATGAAACAATTAGAACGTGGTTGATTCGCTCCGGTGTAATAATGCGTCCTTCTAGAGACTCATTAATAGCACCTGTTAATGAGCACTATTTTGATGTTATAGATTCAGAGCAGAAAGCGTATTGGCTTGGCTTCTTGGTTGCGGATGCTTGTATAGGCAAATCAGCAGGGACTCGCCGCGCGCTACGATTCTATTTAGCAAACAAAGATGCGAATGCTGTTGAACAATTTGCCTCTGATATTTCTTATGAAGGTATATTACGCCATGTAAAAAAGAAACGTCAGACAGGGATAACATTCAATAGTGTAATATTATGCAATAGCCTCATTAATTTGGGATATCTATTGTGGAAAAACGAAGGATCTCCCAAAATTTTGGAGAATTTACGTCCAGATCTCATACGACATTTTATTAGGGGATTTTTTGATGGTGATGGATGTATATCATGTAGTAAAAAGAATCTAAAGCACTATTTTAATATTGTGGCAGATAAGTCGCACCGTATGGCACTTGATGCTGTAGGTACTATTATTTCGCAGCAGGTTGAATTACCACCGAAACCATCCAAAGAGCGTAAGACATGTATTGCCGTTGGCTGGAATGGTAATCAGCAAGTTGCTAGATTCGGATTATGGTTATATAAAGATGCTACTAGGTTTTTAGAACGGAAGAAATGTCGATTTGATGGACTTGGTCCAAGAGTCGAATTTGATTTCAATGATCTGAAGATCGATTCAGTCCCAGTTGCAGCTTATAAACAGTTTTACGATAATTTCCATTATATGGGGGCTGCTGGTCGTAGAGGATTCACTCTTGGTGCATACTTAGGTGGCCAATTAATTGCCGCCTGTACTATTGGATCGATTACAAGAGCAGAGACAGCAACCAGACTTGGTTATCAGTCGTCAGAAGTTCGAGAACTCGCCAGATTCTGTATAAGCCCACGGCACCACGTTAATAATTTTCCAACTTGGTTTATGTCAAGGTGTGTGAAAGCATATAAAATAGATAATCCTAACGTGAAATTATTAGTATCATTCGCTGATACTACACAGGGCCATTCTGGTATTATATATAAAGCTGCGAATTGGAAGTTCGATGGTGAGACAGGCTGCAGCTACCATTATGTCGATTCGAAGGGGAATAAGATTCATAAAAAAACAATATTCGATACCGCTAAGAAAGCTGGTTTCAAAGAAAATGAATATGTAAGATTGAATAATCTGAACAAAATTAAACACTTACCGAAAAAGAGATTTCTACTTCAAATAAGGTGAAGTTATCCCCTCTGCGGTTGGGTTAAATCTGATTGTCTGTTGTACTATAACAAGAATATGGGTATATTTTCACCGATAAATTAGAATTGACACGGCAGTAGCGATAGTTTCTGATGGAAGTGGTCGGATCATATTAACCTTATTCAGAGGAAATGAACCATGTCGATGCGAGCAATCCGAAACAAGTTGACAGGCAAGTTTGTCCAAGTCTCCGATATCAACGGTGGATGCGACTGCGACGGAATAGCGACCGGGACTTATTGCGAGCCTCCCCATCGACCATTCGAGGGTCATGACTGTAACAGGAGCATCGATGCTCTTGGTGAGTGCGCTCAATCGATCGAGAACCCCGACGACTTCGAACTCGTTGAAATCGAGATGGAAGTAAAGGTTGTGAGGGTTGTCGATGACCATGGTGATGTAATAGACAACTTGAAGATATTTATGTATCCAGACGAGTCGTACAGCAAATGGGGCGGCGAGATAACGCCTGATATCGCCAGAGTCAGGCAACGCCGGAAAGAAGCCGCCGAACGTGGAGAAGTGCTTCGCCCCAGTCACATTCACGTATGCGGCCAATGCGACCGCGTGTTCGATGACGGTCAAGAAAGCACACGTGGTGGTTACGATCTCGTCCACTGCACAGTATGCAAATGGCCGCTCTGCCCGGAATGTTCCGGCGACAACCACAAGTGCGAAGGCCCTGATCCTGAGACTGTGACTCTCGAAGCGGCGATGAACTGCCCGGTGGATGAAGAGGCCATTGCCATACTTATGAAAGGTTTCAGCGAGATCACAAGAGAACAAGCGGAGGAAACTCTCGCTAGAATCAGAGGATCAGATCATATCGACATCGAGGAATAATTCCTATCAGGACCGGTAGTATTCCTGGTAAGTCGAGATATGTTCGTGAGAGGACACGGAGGGACACGGAGGGACACGGAGGGACACGGAGGGACACTGTTGTTAGTAGCCTAGCCGATCCGTATTATAAGGGCCGGGGCAATAAACAACAGTCTTAGGAGATACTCATATGTTATGTAACCACTGCCGAAACCAGTTCACAATCATATCAGGGCCTGCTATATGTCCAGTATGTGGCAAACTTGTCACTGCCGTCACATTAGACCAGGAGATGCTGGATAAGGTGAACGCGATAGTTGAGTTCAACGCACATCGGCAAGAAACAGGGCTACTGGGAACACGGAAGCAAGACCCATGTAGTAGTGATCGTGGTATCGACACATATGGTACGGAAGCCGAACTGGTGGCTTGTATGTTGTTGTGCCCTGATCGAGTACCCGAGTGGTTTGAGACACGCGGGCCAAATCGAGGTATGGATTTGTTAGCTGAGTGGACGGGATTACCAAAACCGGCAGAAATCAAGCAAACAAAACACTTGGAAGGTCACTTACTTATCAGACCACCAAAAAGCGTCGGGTGCGAGATGCGAGAAGAATATATCGATGACTGTATCTATATCTTGGTAACAGGACCAAGTGCTATCGACAAAGCATACACACTACGTGGTTGGACTGATCGAGCACACTTCCTGAGTCATGTGAACAAATCGCCGGTAGGTAGTGTGCCCTACGGCAGATGCGAATGCTGGGGCATTCGCGCAAATAATCTGTTGCCGATGGAGTCGTTATTTCAAGTACAACCCGCTACATAATTATACGCGATTTTTCATGAGTGCTCTTACTAGATCAAAAGCCAGCCGCAAGCGTTATGCCCAAAAGCACCACAATCATAGTGAGATGGCTGGGCAGTTGGTGCGGCATAGGAAGATCAAAGAAAAACAGATCGTAAACACGACTAATACAACCATTTCAGGTAGTACAAAAGCAGTGAAGCGTAAGCGGTTGCGCTGCGTCAAAGCACAGATAGCCTGCCATGACGCTTTTGATCGATTATGGCAGGGACCTACACAAACCATGCCCCGTTGGCGAGCATACAAATACCTTCAAGAAATCGTCGGCGTTAGCCATATAAAGAACCTGAATGCGACACAGTGCAGACTGGTGATAATGCGAGTGAAGAGCGACTTCCCGCAGCTATTTGGTGTGCGGCGCAGTTGGAGATTCAACCAAGGTATATGAAAAGAACTAAACATACGACAATTGAAGAAGTGCTCGAACACATACGAGCGAGAACAGAGGAATATGGAGATGGTGGCGGCGGCGGTTGTTTGATCGGCAATGATGTCGATATTTGGACTGCTCATCGCTGCAAAATAACGCAAGAGGACGCGAAACGTCGCAGACTTGCGGCGATGGCGGAGGGCACTATGCCGTTACCATTTGGTGATGATAATTATGTTGCGCGTAGCGAGAAGATACCATATGGTATGCATAGTTTCGTTATCCATACGCTATCGTGGCGTGCAACCGACATCGACATTTGGATTGCGAAACTAGAACTCGAATTGTTTTACACCCGTTAACTAGGAGATTCAGATGACAAGCAGTATTTCTACTATTACTCCCATCGCCACAGTTGGCGAGATCCGCGACGGTATTCAGTTCACTGAAAAGACACTGATGCAGATGGCCGATTCAATATGGGATGGCCATATCTTGGAAACTACCATCTGTGGTAAGGCTCGCAGCAAGTCTGGTATTCCACCAAACAACCTACAATATAACGCTCGGACCAGACAATTATGCCTTGTCTGCTTACTTTATGGCGACAAGATCCCCGATATTCCTGATACCATAATCTCAATGAAACAAGTGGAGGACGGCAAAGACCAACGGATCATCATGACCAGGAATGCGAATGATATCAGTGAGGAAACCTTTGTGATTTCTATCGAAGTTGGTCCGTTCTGTATCAACTTCGATAGGTCGGAAGCGGACGACATCATTCGAGAGGTCCGTGTTGAATTGCATGAAAATGGCCGTGAGCCAGTTGGTGAGATTGGCGGCGTGATTGTACCATATTCATATGCCAGTAGTCTTGTTGATATGTTGAGTATCGCTGATGATTACGGCGATGAATACGGGGACCTAGTTAGTAAGGTTGTTGGTGATAGGCTCGGACTTGCCGAAGAACTCGACCTCGAACCGGGCAACATCTTTTGTCTAGACCAAATTCAGATTGTTCCAGAATATCGTGGCCACCAGATAGGATTGGCTGCAGTTTGGCATCTGATCGACATTATGGCTGACGGTTGCGCTGTTGTCGTGATGAAGCCACACCTTATATTGGGTAGTCCGGAATTCGACGACAAATACAAGCTACCAAAAATGGGGTCGCTCTCTGACGACGAGTTAGATGTCGCACAGAAGAAGATTGCACTATATTGGACTAGAGTTGGGTTTAAGCCGATTCCGTCGCATCCCGACTATTTCTATTTCAATCCGGCCCACAAGTTATGTGAAAGGCCAGAAATCATCTGACTCACAACAAAAGGATAACGATGGGTAGATCGAAGGCTAGCCGCAAGCGATACGCCAAAAAACATCACAATCATAACGAGATTGCTGGTCGGTTAGTGCGGCGTAGGAAAATCAAAGAAAAACAGATCATAAGCACGGTAAAAGCAGGATGTAGCAGGCGAACAACGCTACGCCGCGTTAAAGCACAAATAGATTGCCATAATACCTTTGACCGATTGTGGCAAGAGCCTTCACCGACTATGACACGATGGAAAGCATATGAATATCTCTTAGAGATTATTGGTGTTCGCCATATCAGTTATCTAAATAAGCTGCAATGTAGGATAGTGGCAGAGCGAGTGAAGAGAGATTTTCCACAGTTATTTGGTACGCGATGCAATAAGAGAGGAAGAACCTATGCGAGTTAATGTTCATGTTTGTTTGCAGACGGTAGGTGCAAACCTGTTTCGCGAAGAATGTACCAATTGTCGTAGTTAGTGAGAAAGATAGCTCAATGGGAATTAAAACGAAATTTAGTGCTGCGGCAGCCAAAATAACTCTAGGCGATCAGCCAATAGAGAATACTGCCACTAGTATGGCCGAGGCTTTCATCAAGATATTGAGTGATCAAGGATTTGAGATAAACGCAGTAGAAGTCAAGCGATGGTGTGAATATCAATATAAGCGTCGATATCAATACTATGCACAACTCAAACTTGGTGAAGAGCATAAACACACTGTCAGTACTATCAAACCAGACTATGTTATTGCTAATTTTCGCACTTATATGAATAATTGGTACGATGAACATCGCAAATGGCTTAGAGCAATGTCGTGATTTCATCGAGATAGTTTAAATTATGGCATATAAACTTTATGTCGTTACTGGTACTTTGTCTGCTTGTAATAGCGTAATACTTGAAGTATTTGTACATAGAAGTTCAGGTATTCGGTCTTATTGTTGTGAACTTGATGAACCCGTTGCTGGGGTATTCAACGACGACGGCAAAGTACAAGTTGTATCATTTGCTTGCGATGTTAGTGGTGGCGACAAAATATGGCTCGACTCGAAAAGTAAACAGTTCATTCGAAAGCAGAGTAAACCGCGATCATTGTGGGGACCACGAGATCCAGCTACGAAGAAAGCGGCATTGCTTGAAATGGCAAGGCGTGGCTGCAAACGGCCATCAAACAGGTCGAAAAACGAAACAGAGAGGTCTCTTGGTATAGCATTAAATAATTACACTTGCATGGTTAATGCCAGTTATGATGCTGATTTCGATACACTACTACGTAATATAGTACCAAATTGGTTCAAGGCGTATCATTACGTCAAATTATCGTGCCGACGAAGCCAAGCGTTGGCAAATTAAGAAGTGACAACACAATTTTGTGGGAGGGGATTAATTATGTGGCCTACGCCGTCCGGCAATAAGCTAATTGAAGGAAAGCTGGCTAATCTTTTGCGTGAAGCGATAGACTCAATGCATAAAGACTTGAGCCAACGTCTAGATGATTGGGACACCAATCTCTGTGACATAGATGCGTTCAATAGGCTAAGTGCTAAACAAGCTATGATGTATTTGGCTCACTCAGCGACTATGTTTTTTGAAAGCAAGCTAGTCGCTGAGTTAGATTGCTTTACTGAGGCGGCTATTTTTGCTATTTTCGATTATGTTAGATGTTCCATTGAACAAGAAATTGGTGATGAAGAAGAGAACGAAGATAAGTGTGTAACATACGATGTTTTTCGATGTTTGACACATGGTGCGATGGTAGAGGCTGGATTGGTGAAAGATTGTTCAGACGATAACTGGATTGATGGCCATTACTGGACTAGACATTTAATGCGGTTGTCCGAATGTGTTTTGGATGTTCACCACCTTGAGTTAATTAACAAATTTTCTGAGACGCCGCAAGAACAACGCGACGAATTATGTGAGAGGTTTGGTGCTCTCAGAGCGTATTTTCAGGTAGCCCCACCACGTCCAAAACACAGTGATCTTCAAAGGGCTATTTCGGCAATCAAGAGGATTTGTAGACCACTTGACGAAGATGATGGTGGCATTTTGCTATTTATGCGTGGTGAAGCGCCGTTTACACAGTATAACACTTGGCAAGATATGCCAGGTAATTGTGCAGAATATTTAGATACTAAGGAGGATATAATATTTGCTAAACATACAGATAAATGGGACCCAGAACCAGTCATCGAATATACACATAGCTTGATTAAAAACGATGACAATGTTGTCATATATGTAGTCACCATAAATAGTTGTACTTCGGTCGAAGATGTAGGTAGAATACCCATGCTTTGTGGTCGTGCTGATGACGCAATTTTCTGGATCAATGATGATATTGAGGAGTTTGAACACAAGCTTACGTATTTACGGGATATGTTAGCTATCCTAAAATCAGATCCAAAGAAATTCGAAATACGATTAGTAGGTGAAGAATTTCGTGCATTCGAATATTTGTTATCGAGTCGCAAGATATGATTTGGTCACAATTAACAATATCGCAAGAACGCGCCAGCGAAATAGCTCAAAGCGTTGAGCACGACCTGAAATGGCTACATGAAGAAGGCGACATACTGTTAGGCAAATATGTCATATTGACAATCTATAGGGAACGATATACTCTCGCCGTTCCAGTCGAATATTGTTATTTATTCACAAAACTCATAACGTCAGATGAGTTTTGTGATGTTTATGAGACATATAGGACACATGACTTTAGTAGTAAGCGGTATAAAATCTTACACCACGCTGCAAGTAAGCAGAGTATTAAAAAAGAAGAAGAAAGAGTGTGCAGATTTTGTTGGCAGAGACCACCAGTGACGAAAGATGGACGATGTGAGCATTGCCGTGATGCTATCGCTCGTGAAGTGACGTCCGACACACGAACTTTGTCATCAAAATTCGCGGAGCATGTCGGGCGAAAGTCTCGACCAACACAAGTCTTAGGTGGTTGTTGTGAACTTAATTCAGATGGTGACGATAACTAATGGTTTATGAAGATTACTTACTTACCAATTGTACCAAAGACCGTGCTCCGCTAATGCTTGAAGTAGCGGCAGAATTGGACATCAATGTACATACAGAATTGGCTTATGACATTGATGGCAACTTACTTAGGGAATATGTAGCTATCCATCTTGATGAAACATCTGGCGATATGACTGAATTCTGGGCTAGACTAGCAGAGAAGCAACAATCAAAAATGGATATGATACTCAAAGACCTTGATAAATGAACCAACAAGTCATCAACTACATCAACTCGCTTATTCGTATCCATGGCACTGAACAAGAAGTTAATCTGACGCATTTTGGTTTTGGCTCTGGGAAGCGACATAATAAGGTCGATAATAGTGATACAAGCAAACTAGATAGCATGTGTGCTAAGAGGTTTGGTGGGAGATTATTTCAAAAATGGCTTAACAACCAGTTAGGCCATAAATACCAGATACAATTAAATAAATTAGAGCAATTACCTGGCTGGCCAAATCCACCACTTGATTTCTGTGATGCAAAAGGTAAGATCATTTGCTATATAAAGTATACGAATTATGAGCTAGAATCACTTGATACCAGGGTTATGAGTGGTATTGCATTCCCAGAATGGATTCGAGAGAATCTGCAATTAGCAACTGGTAGAGATGGGCTGCCCGGTGAACAATATTTTAAATATGCTTTTATGCTCTATGTTGATCAAATGGGCGACTGTGTTCTTATGGGCGTGAAAAGGGCGGGTTCGGCAATTAATGGGACGTTTTTCGTCGAACAAACGACACAGGCACATGTTCATTTTGGTAGTATACAGTCTGCGGAAGAATATCGTCAAGGTATTAAATTTGATTATAACGCTGCTTGGTTCTTCCCATATAATTATTGGATCTATATTGGTAGAATACCAGAAGAGGAAATGATCCAATTTCCCACATCGTGGGCAGCAAAGCAAACGGTAAAATATCCAGACCGACCAATAATATATCCAAACCAGAAGCCAGTATATCAATTTGGCTCCAATTCACATGATAACGTATCAAATAGGGTCATCTATCTCGATTAGAAAGTTCGCGGTATTATTTGAATTAGCTCACACGCTTGGCTCGATTTTAGTGAGCCGTGCACCCATCTTTTGAGGTATTCGATTGATTGGCATCAAAGTCTGATTCATCCTTCTATTCAATAGCTATAAATTACATCCAACAGTTCATTATGCTATAATGGTGATAGGTAATCGAGTCGTTTTCTCGAAATGCCAAGGAAACTAAATCGTGATGCCTATTAAACCCGGTTACTGTGCTTGCGGCGAACCACTCCATTATATCAACAAGGACGTAGAAGGTATAATTAAGCACTACGCCGAAGAGTTTGGTGAGATGGTCGAAATCACGGCATCCTCAGGAACGTTTCTCGTGCAGCGCCACTACATCGCTCTACATGGGGTTGAGGCGAAGGACCTCGACAGGCTAGCTATCGACGGCGTGGTCGAGAGAACGTCGAAGAAGCCACCACCAGTACTTACTCCGGAGGCGAAGGCCGAGTTAGAGAGGTGGTATGGCTCACCAGAACAAAAGGAATCATCATGATTGTTGCTATTCTGAAAGAAATCCACTTCATCATCAACGATGAGAAGCACAGTGTGGCCTATGCCAAAAGGGCAATGGGCTGTGTTGGTGTCCCGAAGCATCCGACCACGCATTGGAAGGCTGTGATCGGCAACGACGAAGAGGATATTAAGGTCAAGCTGCGAGCACAGATTGTTGAGTTCTTGCAGCGAGTGAGCCTGGACCCAGCGGACTTCGAATTCAGCTATCGCTATACTTCTACCAATGAGTTCGGTCAATTCTGGTTGCTTGGTGACGACGACGGTATGCTTTCCGGTCGTCACAGCGTATCCCCAAGAGGTTGAGAAATGAGCGTATTAGCTTGTGATCGACGTAGCTGCCCGAACGTTATGTGCGATAGGCTTATCCTCGATGGCACGAGATATATCTGCAACGAGTGTTGGGAAGAATTGGTCGAATACAAGGCGACTTGGCAGCCGCCGATGACTCCATTGGATATTGAGAACAAAATCAGGGAGTTTATAGGTACTAGCATTGGTGCCTATGAAACAGTTGAAACAGAATGCGATATCGAAGCTGAATTTCGACGTCTGACAGGGCAGACTTGATCTAGAATTAATAACTACTAGATGTTGTGCTATAAAATAGCAGTAAGACTGGTTAGCGCGAGTCGCCCCGCGACTCGACTTGACAAGACAGCACTCGACCAGACAAAGATTATGAAACATACTGCGTCAGCAGCCGCCGAGCGACGAAAGCAGAAGTGGCTGTTGATGCAGAATCGTGCTCGTAGACTACAGGGGTGTCTCGGCAAGGTGAAATATCCGAGCAAATCGTCGGCAGAGACCACTAGTAGAATGGCGGCATATAAATGCCCAGACTGTGGCAATTGGCATCTGACGCAACGCGACTCGATAACACACGACCGACCTTGACAGCCCATGACCCGCTGGGACAGCACTCGACGGGACATTACTCGATTAGACAACACAAGATTCATTTTTCGAAATCACAAGAAATCACGTCGCGTCTCGACCAGTTGGGACATGACATTATAGTACGGCCCCTGACCGGCCCAGACTCGACCCGACTCGACGTGACTAGACAAGCTTCATTTGATTGCAATTATAAAACTAGCATTAGCCCGTCTTGACAGCCTTCGACTCATCTCGATAGCACTTGACTCGTCGGCACATGCTCTGCTACGACCGGACAGTACGACACAAGCTTTTAAATAATACACACAAATACTCACGAAGTACAATGACGCGACCCGGACTGGTCAAGTTAGTACCAGACGCCCCAGTCCCGGTCGGGACTCGACGCTTTGCGACGGGACAACACGAGCTTCATTTACAACATGGAAATAATAACGTCTAGACCCGGACAGCTATACTGTGATCTGATGGCTTAATCGCCGCGACTATCGCTCTAACGAACATCATTGATTCACTAACAATATATCAAAAACTGCAACGTGTTATCTCGATACCTGTAATCAATAAATCACTTCGTTTGTGCTACAACAGCTAGACGCGACCAGACGCGGCACGACAGGCCGCTTCGAGTACCGACGATCTCCGACATTACAAGGTGGGACTCGACAGCTTATGACAAGACAAGCTTTTGCAATTAATAAATCGCTTCGCTGGTGCTATAACACATCGGCTCGACAAGACCAATTTTGACGGGCCATGACATGACAGCACCGAATTCAACCTGACACGACGCGACAAGCTTCATTTGTAATTAAGAACACACTTCATTGGTGCTATAACCAAGTATGCGGCGGAACGGCCCAGTACCGGCCACGCCCACCTGAGACGGTATTTGACATGACAAGCGCTATTTTCCAAACATCGAACACACGATCTACTACCCGCTCGGGCTTAGACATGATCAGATTAGTCCGCCCTGAATGTGATAGATCAAGACAAGCTTCTGTTTCTCTGTTACTTTCTTTCTAACCCTATGTTACTGGAGTGAATGCTACTATGATTACTGCTACTGTTCGTCTGAAAGGTGTCTCGCCCTACGGCCAAAGTCGCAACTACGTCATGGACGTCCCGAAGAACGACAAGGAGCGACCGGATGACTACGAGAAGCGGACCTGGCGCAATCGGCTCCATATCATGAAGGACGGCCCCAACGCCGGTCACGTCTTCATCCCGCCGATGGCGTTCAAGAATTGTCTTGCCGAGGCGGCGAAATACCTGTCGATGCAAGTGCCGGGCAAAGGCAAGGCGACGTATACGAAGTACTTCGAGGCCGGTACCTTGGTCGACCCCGAACCGATCGTCTTGCCCGATATCGCCGAGAACGTCGAGAGCATTTGGTTGTATGTGCCCAGCGACGGCAAACGCGGCGGCAGCAAGCGCGTTTGGAAGTGCTTCCCGATCATCAACAATTGGGAAGTGGACGTCGTATTCCACATCTTGGAAGAGTCGATTACCGAGGAGATCTTCCTGAAGCACATCCAAGAAGCCGGTCGGTTCATCGGTATCGGCTTCTTCCGCCCGCGCAATAACGGCTATTACGGTCGGTTCAGTGTCGAGAAACTGACCTGGGTGAAGCAGGACTGACGCATCGCGCCAGCATGTGCCTCGATGGCACGAGACAGTACGGGTCTTGATATGACCGAATTAGTCGGAATGTGACCCGATAACACGAGCCTCCACCGGTCAATTGACCGGTGGAGGATATTTTTGTATGATTGATCCAGTACGCGATGCGACAGCTTACGATATGACAACTTGCGTCCTGACATGTTATGACTCAACGTTACCGCACGGTACACGATCCAACCGCACAACACGAGATTCGTTTGCAATCATTCATTCAATTTGACGGGACTCGATAACCCGGTGAGCAGTGACTCGCCGAACACAAAGATCTGCACTGGCCATGTCAAGACGAGACGTGACCGGATTAGCCTCCACACGACAACACAAGCGTCCTTACTGAGTACTGTTTATGTTTCATCACTAATTGAAAGGGTTATGAGATGTCAGAAGCACAATTCGTACCACCACGACAACCAATCAAGGTCATGAGCGAGGCGACACGAACGGTCATCGCTATGTTCAGGGGTTTGGATACTCCCGAGAAGAGTGTCACCAAGGAGGAGTTGAGTGCTGCAATCGGCCAGCCTGTCAAGTATGGAAGCATCACGACAGCTAAGAAGCATTTGCTGCAAGATTACAATGTATATATTGACTGGGACCGGTATGCTCGTTGCTTCCGCAATATGATGGGAGAGGACAATCTCATCAAACGGCGTGGTGATATGAAGTCGATGCGCAGGAAAGCGCGATGCGGACGTGAGAAGATTGCTGTAATGCATTTTGATAAACTAACCGATGAGCAGAAGATTGAAGCTTGTGCCTATGCAAGCATCTTCGGTGTCATGTCTCACATCAGCGAGTCCAGTAGCATCAAGAAGATCGAAAGTGCCGTTACCAAGGCAAATGTCGGTGGAATACCAATTGGTAATACCTTGTCGCTGTTCAATGAACAAGCAGCGAAGACGTCGCAAACTAAGCAGGGGCCACAGGACGGCATACGACCACAAAACTGATCGATGGAGATTGGTTTTAGGTTGTCTAGCGAATGCACTGGGATGTCCCAGTGCATTCGCTTTTCTAAGAAGTTAACAACCTTGTCCGATCACTATCGAGCGACCGCCGTTGATGATGTAAGATGTTGTCTGTGTAGAACTTTCCGATTCAGTATTTTATAGTTCCACTTACTAAGGAGTATGTCATGAAGGGTTGTCTTTGGGCTGCATTGGGTCTTGTTGGTGTCGTATTACTAATCGTCGTCATCGCCGGTCTGTCGTGGTGGAGCTGCTATAGTTCTCTCAACGTCGGCAATAACACCTGCGAAGAGAAGCTTGCTAACGTCGGATCTGCTCTCCAACGGCGGCTCGATCTCATTCCAAACCTCGTCAGTGTCGTGAAGGGCTACGCGAAGCACGAGCAAGATACCTTCACGAACGTCACTAATGCTCGGGCGAAGGTCGGACAGATCAATATTAACGCGGCTTCTGCTGATCCTGCTCAGATGAAGAAGTTTGCAGAGGCCCAAGGTGATCTGTCGTCGGCCTTGTCTCGCTTGATGGTGGTACAGGAGAAGTATCCTGAATTGAAGGCTAACGAGAATTTCAAGGACCTCCAATCGCAGCTTGAAGGTACCGAGAATCGTATTAAGGAAGAGCGCGACCGATATAACAAAGCGGTCAAGGAACAAAATATCACAATTGGTGGCTTGTTTTCTGGTATAGTAGCCAACAGCCACGGCTTCAAGAAATGGGCTAACTTCGAGGCAGTCGAAGCTGCAAAGACGGCACCGAAAGTGGAATTCTAGGTGTCTGGTCTAATTCATAAACTGAGGTTCGTCGGAGGCTCCACTAAAATGGTGGTTATCGAATTCCACGCAACACCAGAAGAAGCTGCGGCTATCGACGAGTTGTGTAAGACGACAGAACTTACGCCGGAACAGATTTTAAGGCAAGGGCTGCGTCTGTATCAATCTGTCGCGAAAGGCTATACAACCGTTACTACCCCATTTCTAGGAGGCTGTGGAGGAGAAGAATGAAACGCAAACATGGTTTTACACTCGTCGAATTACTTGTAGTCATCGCCATTATCGGCATTCTGGCTGGATTGCTGATTCCGGCGATTCAGAAAGCACGCGCCGCTTCTTTTATACCAACTCTGCGTGGGCCGGTGAACGACGATGCTAAGATTCTCACCGAGGCCCAAGTCAAGAGTCTTAGCGATTCTCTTCTTGCATATGAGAAGAAAACCGGCAATCAGATCGTCATTCTTACTGTTTCAACATTGAATGGCAGGGATATCAGCCAATTCGCTATTGAAACTGCCAAGTCATGGAAACTTGGCCAAAAGGATAAGGACAATGGCGTTCTATTTGTCATCGCGGTCAAAGAACACAAAACATGGATTACTACTGGCCGTGGTATTGGCGACAAGCTGACCGATGTTGTCTGTCGCCGTATTCTCGCTGAGCAAGTTAAACCACAATTCAAGGCTGGAAACTATGCTGGTGGAATCGAAGTAGCTATCAATGCTATGCTAACCCGTATTGAAGGGCGGGCGGAAGCTGAACAAAAATCCACGACCCCGCTCGCTGCGGCTAGTGCAGTTGCAGGGGCCGCAGCGGTTAGTTTTTGGCTTACCGGTTGGGGTATCGCTACGATCATACTCATAGCAATTGTCATCCTGATTATCATTGCTATAGTAGTATCCAATAGTGGCGGTGGCGGTATTTGTAGTGTGATCAGCGACATTGCTGGTAGTGGGGGTAGTAGCGGAGGCAGCAGTAGTGATAGTAGCTACTCTGGCGGTAGTGGCGATTTTGGCGGGGGTGGGTCTGGCGGAGACTGGTAACATTTCATAGGAGTTTATTGTGGATAAAGTATCAATCGTCCAAGTTAAACACGAGCACGAATCTCTCAGGAAGTATTGGGGTAAGTGGTACTGCCTGAACAAATCTGGCAGTGAATCGCTCTATCTACAACGAGACGGTAGTTGGAGCCGTGGCTGTTTCTACTTCGATACTGAGCGGCAATTGCGGTCGCTATTAATACTGTATCATCCGAGCACTACAATTCAGAGGGAACCTGAACCCGAGCATGAATCCGATTCGTTCAGACCATTTTCGTCATCTGACGACGACAACGATACAAGTAGCTCGCTCGATCTCGGTGGCTTGCTTGGTGGCGGTAGCGATAGCAGTTTTTCCGGTGGTGGCGGCGACTTCGGCGGGGGCGGGGCGGGTGGAGATTGGTGATTAAATGGATCGAGTGAGGATTATAGGAGGAATTGTTCTCTGTGCTTCGCTGTGGTATAATATAGGGACTATGCGTAACGTCTTTTAACATTCTAGCTATCCAGGAGGATACTATGGGCGGTGAGCGTGAAATAGTATGTCCGTCTAAAGACATCGGAAAAGGAATGACTCTCGGTGACATTCGTATCCACGAATCCGACGGAGATGTTCATTTTCACGACGATTCGTCGAAACTCAAGGTCGCAGTTCCTTGTGGAGTTTGGTTTAGCGCGTGGTTAAAATTGATGGTCTATGGTGGCAATTTTAGCTATATAGATACCGACCGTGGTGCTATGGTTCAAGTTAATGTCGTAACACACGACGCCGTTGTTGATGTTGAGACTTTTGTTGAAAAAATCGAAGTCGGCGACACATTTAAGGCAATGCAGAAGTTCACATTTGGAAAACGATGATTACACAACGAAATCCAAAAGTATGGCAAGAAATTCATTGCACTTCGAGTGGTGGAGGGTGTGGTGGATTTATTCTCGTAAAAATTGATGTTTCTATCAATCAGACTGTTACTCTTATTTGTCCGAAGTGTAAGCACAAACATCAGAGGGTTATAAAAAATGGTCAGATTACGGAATCTGGCAGATTTAATAATAATCCGCAAGAAGAACTATGTCCAACTATAGCTGCATGGTCTGAAACACCACGAACACGATGCATGCAAAAAATCATAAAAGACAGAGATTACGCCAAGGAAAGAGATGGCGTAATCATTAAGCATGAGAAAGATTTTATCACTCATCCAAACGATATAGCAGAAACAATACTACGAGAATCTTGGACAGATAAGTTTCTCGGTAAACTAATAGGATAATTATGACCGATTTTGTAGAAGTACCTGTGGTTGATGATAGCAATTTAACAATACGTGTCGCTATTCCGAAGCCACTTCGCGTATTTGATGGTTCTATACCGCCACCCAAGCACGGCATTTTCCGAATCATTAATCATAAAGATGGCGACAAGCGTGTTGTGTGGGATTCTAATAGTCTAGCAGATATTAGAGCAGCCAAAGAGATGTTTGATGACTTGAAGAAGAAAGGATTGACACCATTCAAAGTGGGCATCGCTGGTAAGGCTTTATCTGATGAAATGAAGGAGTTTGATCCTATGGAAGAGCAGGTCATATTTGCACCGATAAAAATGGCTAGAGGAGGTTAGTATGTCATATCATACTGGCGGCATAATAAACTATTGCACGGAGTTGGCGTCAACAGCGACATCTAACATCTATACCATACCATACTACAATATAGAAAAGAAACAGTATAAGATAACCTACAAAAATACAAACACATGTAGTTTCAGTAACTCTGATTATTACACCGGTAGTGTCTCTAATGGCTATACTTGCGGTATAAATATCACATATAACTCTGATAGTTACATAAGATATGTGGTTAGCAAGCCGCCATTGACGATCAGTGAAAGATTTCGGCAAATATTGCGAGCACGTCAAACTCCGCTTTTCATAGCATCGCGTACGCCAATTAAGGCGATTGTAGAAGAGCGAGAAATGCGTGCTCGTGAAACACTTCATGTAATACTGGGCGACGACAAGTTTCAACGATTTCTTCGTAATGGATTCGTTAGTGTGCAAGCGAAGTCCGGTAAAGTTTATCAGATTTATCCTGGCCATGGTATGACTATCGTTTACGACCGTGGCATACCAATCGAAAAATTGTGTGTCGTTCTACAAGGTGATTTCACACCAACTGATAGTCTCATTACCCGTTATGTGATGATTTTACACAGCGAGGAGCAATTCAAGTCATTGGCAAAAATTTGGCAAGTGACACCAAAACTCTCGATAGCATCGCCAGTAGACGCTAGGACACTCCCACAAATCTTACAATCCATTAAAGCAGCAGCATAAGAGCTATGAAAAATCTGCGTAGCCAGATAAAGGCTGTTTGTGATAAACATCCAACACTTGGTGTTGGAGGTTTTGGCACTTCATGGCGATCAGATGAAGAAACCGGTATTCGAGATTTGCTTGATAAATCTGACGATATAGCATTCGTCATAAAATGGCTGTCTGATATCGAAAAGATTAAAAACATTACACAAAGCTGTGGTAGTAGTTATAGACTCAAGCACACAATTGAACCATACTCGCCCAATAAATATATTGCTAATGGCGTATTCATAGTTGGTGCGTTGATTGCTGGTTTCAAGTTCGAAAGGACCAATAGTGATAGTCCAAACGCATACTTTAATATGTCATGCAAATCAATTCAAAGAAAACTCGGCAAGAGTCTACCTTTTGAGACAGGGTATTCTTGCCAATCTATGGCAATAGAGCTATAGTATTTGATGTAATATGAGGTCCATACTATATCAACTTGAAAAATACTGCCCAAAACAGGACCAGATAAAACTGACTGTTCCTGAGTCGACAGCTAAACCAGAGGAAGAGGATGAACTTTGGAATTTGGCTTGTAAAATAATCAATCCGCAGTATTCAAATCATGATGCTGCCTGGCGCTTTGCAGTTAAGCGTGTTGCCTCCTTGCTAGCTGATATGCCGGAGAGCTCTTTCGGAGACGTCCTCTTTTCTAGGGAAATTCTTGGAATTTATCACTGCTATTATCGTCATCAGACACAGGTTGCAAGTGAAGATTGTACTGACAGCTTTTTCATGTCTTTTCTACAGCAAGTTGATCCATTAGAATATCAAAAGAAGTTCGAAGAAGTTGTGGATTCTGTTGCTAAGCGCCTTGTTATCGTGCGTATTGCTCTCGCCACGTCAGAACAGAATAGTTTGCATGTCTTCTGGCACAACCCAAGAAGTACAAGTAGCTATGGTAAAACTTATGACCATAAGAAACAAGACGAGTTGCCGCTCGAATTTAGAGGACCTGCTTTCGAGTATTTAGGTATTGGTTCGATTGCTGAAGCCGCTGATCTTCAAGAGAGACTTACGAGAACTGCCACAATAGACCAAATTATTCTGGGTCGTATGGGTTATTTGATGTTTTGGAGTTGGAATAATCGCGGTGAGTGGTCGAATGTCCCGCTATTATCAGCACCACAGAAAACATTATCACCACCACAAGTTATTTATCTACCAGCACCATGACATTTGAGGAACAATTCATGATATCACAAGAAAACCATAAGCTACTCGTTCCGTTTTACTATGGCTTCTATGGTAATGGATGTAATGCTGGATGTAATATTGACGATAGAAGTAATACGGATGACGATAGAATCCAGAAAATCGATTTGATTATTAACGGGTCTATCAGAATCCAGGAAAAAACATGCAATGCACCATATTTCGGATTCCTAACTGTTCTATGTAGCGTACGTGATTTCACTGATGCACACATTGACCATTTAGTAGTTGGTTATATAAACGTCGAACGGACGCGGCCTGATGCTGTGATAATCTGCGATTGGGCATTGTATCGAGAATTTCTAGTCAAACACAGAGATTCGCCAATAGATGCAGATGGGCGACCAAAACCTTTTCATAAGTGGGTCAAGACGAAGTCAGTAATGACACCAAACGGTATTATAAATGATGATTTCATAGCGCCACCATTGACGTACTTATTAGATAGTAAGGCAGGGCGGCGTGCTATCCTACAATGCACACTTAGTTCAGCTGCATCTGAAGTACTCGATATGCAGCGTGAGTGTTATAATCTTCGAGTACCTGAGTGCTTAGACATGCTCAGACATACTTAGAGATACTTGGAGACATTAATGACCAGGATGTTATTCATTCAGTTTATGAGCCTTGACGACAAGACCGTAGAAGGTGCAGGCACGATCTACTCAGGCGGTAGTTTACTACCAGAGGGCCAATGGTCAGTGCGAACAGCTAAATCGAACATTGACGTTATAATGACCCAAGAAGAGATGCCCACGCATTGGCAAGAACAAATCAAAAGATGGGGAGCATGGGCTGATAAGAACCTTCCTTGTAGTAAGACAATGGACTAATGCCCAACTGGGAGGATATGTTCAGAATACCCATCTCCAGACATTGGTTTACCAGTCCCCCATCGGTAGGGTTTCGCTTCTGGTCCAACAGATTTAGCGGCATTGCATTTCTTTCCTTGGTGCGCGTCAGTTTGCCATACGCGTTTTTTAGTCTGCGACGTTTGAGGTCTTTCCTTGGTTACGCCGTCTTCGGTTAATTCTTTAAGTTTCATATATACCTCCGAGTTCAAATTATATTTGCTAATTCAATGAAACGTCTTTTTGTGCTATAACTATAGAGATTCTTGATTAACCTCATTTAAGGAGAAAACAGTATGGGTGGTTGTAATTGGGCCAGTGCTAATGCTTATGGTTATCGTGTCGATGGGCTCAACCATGTTGTTGATAAGCCGAAGCTTGATTCCAATGATACGGCAATGACTGCCGCGTGGATCATAGCAGACGGCGATGTTGATGCATTACAAATTTGTTCTGAGATCGCGAAAGCAGACCCAGATGGTTTTGAAATCTTAGTCGGCCTAGATATGTTAGCAATCCGTGGACAACATATTTGTCTGTTGTTCAATGACATTTGCAATCACAATCTCGCTGCAATGATAGCGTGTGTGCGAGGCTGGCAACTTGGCATTGTCAACAAGAAAGACATCCTCAAAGCTATCGAAAATATTGATGGCGGCAATCGAGCCCACAATCTCAACGTAACGGAGATTGTCGCCGCTGTTGCACAAAGGCAGACGCCTCCACAAGAGAATAGAGTCATTGATCTCGATTAGCGTCATCTGGTATATAATTCCAGGTGATTATGAGTAAACCACGACCGACAGTAGAACGCTGCCCTTGCTGTGGAGAGTGTGCTGGTTATCTATATAAGCAATCTCCGCGAAGACAGGAGTTCAAATGTTTCAATTGTCAGCATACATGGACGTTCTGGAAGACGAAGACGAAGAAAAGAAATGATATACATAATTAGTTTTCTTTATTTCATTTGTACTGTCATGATGGTCTGCATGAGTGTAAAGCTGGCCAGAAGATCACAAGAATTGCGGCAAGCCACAGCAAAGCTCGAAAAATTCGAGAAGATTTATACTGCTATGACTCTAGAAATTCAAAATATGACTGATGCCATGCTGCTGCAAGATCACGAAGGAATCAAGATTTTTTACGACAAGTTATACGCGTTACATCAACAATTTATGTCTATTCGGTAGGCGCAACATGAATACACTCGTCTTCGTTTCGGTTATGCTCATATCTCAAACATACGGCGAAGCCAAGAGCGATTCAGTTGACAAACTATCAATACAACAACAAAAAGAATGGCTGCTGGCTCATTTGATGGTCGATTTGCGATTCGACGAGCGTAAGATTACGGTCTGGGAAAAGAGATTGAACGACATGACGCCGACGCAGGTAGCAGTAATCACGAAAGCTTATATATTAAAAAGAGAAAAGAAACGGCAACAAGAAGAGCAAAATCAGGCGGCTAGAATAGCTAGAATACAACTTCAAAAACAATCATATTGGTATAAGTCGTACTACAAATATCGATATTCCAATTATACCAGTTATAATCCTGGTTATGGGTATAACTGGGGCTATCCGTTACGCCCGATATATATCGGTCGGCTCTATCGTTAAGAATAACCGAGGAATGGGCAACAAGTGCTAGAAGGTTCGTGGGCACGGAACGACATTCTTTCGTGGTGTTCGTGTTCGACTTGGCTCATGCACTTGCTCCGATTTGTTAAGTACTTGAATTTCAAGTACGTCACCCTTTTGCGGGATTTTAACAAATTGTGAAGTGTTATATGTCCGTTCTACCAAATCATCGTCGATATTCATTATCACCACGACTTGGTCGCGGCAGACATGCACTACTTCGGCTTTGTACGACAGAAATAACGATGGTTTTTCCCACGACCCTTGACGCAAATAAGGTTCAAGAGCACGTAGTTCTTCTACATGTTCGCTTTTCAACGTATTCGACTGCACAGCGGACAGTATTTAGGAATAAGCGTGCGCCATCCATGAAAGATTCTACAGCCTTCTGTGGATTGTTGAAAAGACCACTTTTTGGCCAAAAAATGTCGCCGCAGCCTGTGCGAGTCGGGTCGAGGGAGAATAGGGCGTAATATTGGCCATGGCTCTCGTGGACCGAAATATGCCTATTGTGTGCAGTAGCATGCCAGCCACAGTTCTCGAATATTTCGATGGTCCATCCGGTGCCTTTGAGCTTTCGCAGCATAGTGGCACCCTTGGCTCTCGCTTCAACTTCTGTTAGCATGTTATTCTCCCGATAATTGCCATGTCGGATTGCCGCCAGCATCGATGCGGTAGACCTTGAATCCGCGTCCAAAAAGACGTTGGATCATCAGATATAGTTCGCCACCACTGATGGGTATCTGATGCCGACTGACTGGACCTAGGCGTAAGAGTTGCAGAAATGTGTCGTCTGTAAATGCCATATATGGTTATAGCACGAGAATGAACTGCTATTAACCGATGCCGAGACGTTCCAGCTTCGCAGCGAGTTCTTTCTTTTCTCTTTTACCTAATGGCTTGCATCCGGTCGTATTGTCGGGATGTAGTAACCCGTAGATTTCCCATACCTCTTGTTGGCTTAGTGTCATAGCATTAAGCTGATAATCTTCGAAAGCCTCCCAAGCGAAAGGTACTATACCTTGGATGAGCTTTGCTATAGCGTTTGCGTAGGTCCGGATTTCAAGTTGAGCATGTTTATCCATACGCAGCCCCAAGAAATGGAACAGATTATTGCCATCAATCTTCCAATATGCTTCGGTATAAGTGCTTAATGGTAGATCTTTTCTAGCCTGCTCTCTGGCGACACCTGCATCGAGTCTTTCTTGGTAGACTCGATCAGCAAGCTCATGTAGTTCTGCTTCTCTTTTTGAGAGATACTTGCCTGTGAATTCATAATAACTCAAATCGTTTTGCACTGTCTGAGTATTTGTCTGTTCTGGCGGCAGAAAGTCATCGGAACCTTGTTTGCGATCATTGGCTTGTAATCGCCATTGGCCATCATTCGTCATACTACGGCTGTCGATAGCTTCACTATACCGTGTTGAATATTCATTCACACTCGCACATCTGTGCCTGATCCACTGACGCCAACAATCCATTGGAACGCGGACATGGAACTTGAATTCGACCATCTCTAGTGGCGATGTATGCCGATGGCTTATCAAGTAACGTATTAGTGACCTGTCATCGCTGACAGCTTTTGTCCCAGTACCATAACTCACTCTGGCAGCTTGAACGATAGCTGCATCGTTGCCCATATGGTCGACTAAACGCACAAAGCCATCATCGAGACATTCGAGCAAACGACCAGTATTTCTGTCGTTTAGAAGACTGCGAAGCTTTTCGCCGGTCGATAGTCTAGTTTCTAAGTCTTCGATATTTGGTAATGCATTGATACGTGATTGAATGCTCATTTGTGAAATCTCATGTCGCCTGTAGGGGTGTTTCCATAATCCTCGGTGTGATCCCAGTCCATGGGCCAAACAATACGAGATCGAAACTCAGTCCAGGGGCTTTCTTCCACCGACTCGCGGTAAGCAATCCCAGAACCCTGATGAGGCAAAACTGCCATCAGTGCCTCATGTACAGCCACGAAGCCATCCTCACTCAAGCCTTCATCACAGTAGTGGTCGTAACAACACGCAACCGCGTAGGTGCATTCGGCAACGATCTGCTTATGGGTCCGTCGATTCATAATTCCCTCATATGCTTCTATGCAGAGAGTTCCTCGTTGGACGGGCTTACTATTTCGCCGATTTTGCGGAATTCTACAAGATCATCGAACCAATACCCGTAGCGTCGTACGTTTTGTGCCAAAACTCCAAGATCGACCGGTAGAATTCGCCATTTTGGCTCGCCGTTCTTATCGAGTTTCTGTTCGTTTGTAAGGATGATTCTACCGAAATCATCCTTACAAATGATACGCTTCTTGTTCTCAATGATGACCTGTGGTTCACATATTGGCTCGATCCTAGTTAAGTGTAGGTCGATAATGGCATCACGCTGATCTCCTTGTAATATCTCCTGCCAGACCTCTCCGACGATTGTAATGCAGAAATCAAAATCGCCCTTCTGCCAAATCTTATTAGCTGTTGAGAACTTGCGGAGATTACCTAAGTTCAGCCTATTGACCTTGAACGGTTTGGCATCCGACAGCTCGATAACGATCGATACGCTTTCGAGCTGTGAATGGTATTTGTTTTTGACTTCTTGTAATCTTTCGGTGATTTCAATCGGTGCTGGCCAAACTAATGCCATGGTTATTTCCTTATTGTAATTGTGCTTTCCTTTATTGGTATTTAAGGTAGAGTATCAAATACATCATCAGACCATTTTAATAATTATGGACTCAGATTTAATACGCAGACGCATCGTCAGAAGAATCTTATGTAACGATAAGAAGGTCAAGACACTACTTGATTTATTTATTGCTATGGAATCAAAAGATGAAAAGATGAGGCGAGAAATTGCTGAAACTATTGCAGAAATATTATATCCAAAAGGAATAGCTAGGATAGCAGAGGTAATTCATCCTAATGGGATGATCTCTTAGCCATGGGTGCACAACATAAGATAGATATGAAGGAATGGCCTATTATATGTGATAAGTATAAGAATGGAATGGCACTCGGAGAATTGAGTCGCCAATTCGATTGCTCTCGTATCCAAATAAGGAGCATATTGGTAACTAGCGATGTAGAAATTCGCAAGTGTAAGAATTCTAGAATAGTTGATCCGACGCCAGAAGAAATTATGAAAAGATCGGCAGAAGAACGTAAGAATGGATTGTTAGCTACCAGAGACTCTCAAAATTCATAGTATATGGAACTCATTTGCTTCTTATAAAGAATACGAAGCACGGCAAGAAAATCAAATGTAATATGTATTTTATGATTGTTATCTTAGTTGGTTTGCTTGTCGTCTAGCGGCAACTAAAATTATGTCTAGTTTACGATGCAATGTCTTTGGTACTGGTTGCCCCGCAATCAATTCGCGTATCATAGATCGCAAACTATCTGCTTGGTATGTCAAGCCATTTTCGATAATTTCTCGTATGTCCGACTTTGTAAATGATAAAGCGTAATCTAACCAACCTTGGTATAACGTGTTTCCAGCTTTTACAGTTTCTAATTCTTCGAAGAATGATTCCATACAATTATTTTTGAATGTTTAACTCTCTTTGAGTATTACATAGCACCACGTTTCATATAAAGGATAACCAATGAGCGTAACTTGTGACTTAACTTGTAAGTATTGTGGAAAATCGGCCAGGAGCAGGTCTGGTCTTACTAATCATGAGAAGACATGCAGTAAACGACCAAGCGGCGTACGACAAAGTGGCGACGATATATACCCTGGCGACGATACATATCCTGATAATGATGACCTGAATAACTTGGAACCAATTCAGGAATCTGTTCAAGACCGCAAACCATTCGCCAAACCCAGCCAAAACCCTTTTCAGTTTGGTGCATTTTTGGTTTTGGCGGATTATGTACCCATACTTTTAGATGTGGATTTTTGTATTGCGTTGGGCAATCATATCTTAGAACATGGTAGCTCAAATAGTGCCATTATGGCATTCGCACATCAGTTGAATAAGCTTGATGGCGAATAAAAATAGTTGCTGCACTGTAATAACAGCAGCAATATGTAGATATTGGGTGAAATATATAATGAGAGGGTCATCCAATGTCTATACAAAGCGACGGTTCCATATCTGGCCAACTACCAATTAATCCAGTTGATGGCCAGATATGGATAGATGGTAATTTAGTTAGGTGGCGATGGTCATCTGAGTTTGATGTCTGGGTGAATATAGGATCAGCCAGTACATATCCATTAGCCAATACTACCACTGTTGGCTTGATGAGTCCACAAAATAAGAGGCTTTTAGATTCAATTCCTATTGTCGCTGGGGCATTTGGGATTATTACTGACCAAAGTGCTATAATTAGGTCACAAGATAATCGCGTCGGGCTAGTTAGTGGTAATGTCAAGCTTCATAGTGACAGCTTAAATATCGCATGCGTTTACGCTAATGGAGATGCATACCTAGGCCAATTATTACCAGATGATTCAACTGGTAATAATTTGGCTGGTCTTAAATTCTCATTGAGTGAGAATTTTCTTAATGCGTTGTGTTTGGAAGTGGTAGGCCCAGCCGGTGCGAAGGGTTTAACTGGTGCTACAGGTGTCGCTGGTACTGATGGTTTTAATGATGGACCAGCCGGTGAAAAAGGCGATGCCGGAGCTGACGCTACCACAGCATATACCTTTAGTGGCATTAAAGTAATTGACTCTACGGATATTGTTGATACAGCGGTTGTAGCAATGCAGATGGATGGTACTGCAGGTCGCTTATCATATACAACAGCCAAAATGAATGTGCCCTCTAACACGGCACCAGCAGATCAGTTGGTCGCACAACCTATACAACGGTCGTTAACATATCCAACAGTTGCCGAAGACGGTAAAGATTACGTTACTCTGGATGACTGGAAATTATCTATACCAAGCGGAGATCCATTACCAGATGATGCAGAAGTGTTATTAGTAAAAATGCCTGTAGATTTAGAAGTTGGAGAAGCTGCGCCAATTGAGTTAACCAAACTGACCGATTTAATTACAGTAGTGGTCGATTCATATAAAACGAAATTGACTACGTTTCAAGACGCGTGGATGGCTCAAATGAAGAGTTATGTCGAAACTAAAGATGCAGCAGCACGCGAAGTTCTATCGACAATAGCACAACAAGTAGCTCAATGTGAGTTCAAGCGTCCCTTGGAGTTTTGCGTTGGGATCGCACCATCTGATTGTTCGCAGGGCATAGCAAGCACTCTTTTGATGACGGCTGTGACTGTAGCAGACACAACGATATATATTGATTCATATACTAATTTTCCGACGACAGGGTCTTATACGGTTACTATTGATTCCGAGGATATGTTAGTTACGTCTGGTCAGGGGACTACGGCGTGGGTGGTTACTAGAGGTTATAATAGTACTACAATAACAACACACACAGTCAATACTACGGTCACCCTTAAAATTGAGGTAGTAGTACCAATTGTACCTGTAGGGCAAACACCTCAGCCAGCACCAGGTGCAACCGGTATCACAACTTTATCGACCTCAACAACCGAAACATCAGAAGTAGATTCTACAACATTAGTACGAACACAATACTCTGCATCTGCACCATATGATCCGACTAATCCCGCAAAATGTTTATTGCCATATAGGATGATGCAAATCATCATAACAGACGAAGCTAACCCAGTATATGTTACTGGCATTCCAGACAAAGACTTGAATACGGTCAATTACTACAATAATGATAAGTCGGCGTGGGAGAAATTTATTAATAGTCTAACGCCAAATCAGATTGTGGCGTTAGGACTATTACAGATACCGAATACCAATGCTACTTATTACGGCGATGAAAGAGATATGTTGTGTGCAGATTGCACATTACCATACGATTCGATGAGGAGTGAAACTTTTTACCATTTGTTGCCGGTTCAAAGCCCGAAAATAACATCAACCGATATTGTTACTTTTGTTGAGAGAATGTTGAGTTATGCTGAATATGACTATGACACACCAATAAAATTGTGTGGTGGTGAGTTTATACCAAATCAAATAAATATATTATTCAAATCGAAGGCGATAAGTAGTGTTGCAGAATATGCACTAGAAGAGCAGAATGCATTAAACGATGCTATATCTGAATTAGAAAAACTTTATCCAAATATATGCTTTGTTTCAACTATTAGTTCGTCGTCATCTGATCACAATCAAGATGATCGATGGCTGGTTGATGCTACAGCCACAGCTAGCAGATATTTATGTTATCAGTGTCCGACCGCTACAGTGCCGGGTACTGATCACGTCGTTATTATGTGTATAATTGATGAGGCAAGTCCTATTTACAGTTACAGTGGATATAATGGCCCTGATGGTGTAAGCGGTCCTGTTGGTATCCCACCAAATACGACAGCATGGGATTATGATCTTGCTAAATGGAAAGATTCTTTGGCTGTTTTGAATGGTAGTGATAATAAAATTCGTCTTGGAATCTTACAACCGCAGGGATACGCTGGCGTTGCACCTCGCGGTGGGGCTTTAAAGCCAAGTAACTCTGCTTGGCCTGGGGATACAGATAGAAGTAGGATTACTATTGCTCAAACGAATACACCATCGTTTACAGCAGACAATATGTTAGAGACGTTCAAGACAATAACCGACGATGGTCAATTTGCACCAACTATTCTTTATATCGTTGTTGATACATCGGGCTCACTTGGAGACCCAGACGAAGTTAATGATATTATAGCTGCTGGCATATCTGTAATTCAGAAGACTTACCCTACTTTACATATATCTACAGATGTGGTAGATGTAGGTACAAATAAGGCTGGCGAACTCGCTACGCCACCTCCTGTGGATGGTTATATCACTCAAGTAGCAAGCGATGTATATTTATGGGGATGGGAATATGTATCGCCAGCTAAACAGACCATTTTATTTCCGACCTTATATGTTAGGTCAACGATTGACGCAGCAGAGAGATGGCTTGGCCGTGCGGTTGGCATTGTCGAACAGTTGTTATATTATTGGATGCCAAAACCGACATATATTCCTACTGCTTCTTACCAGATGTTGTTTTTGGTAATAACTGACGAATCCAACTGTAGTGCTACACGCACCACGAACGATGGTTATCATAGTTATGAGGGGACCGGAATTAACGTCGGCTATGAAAATTATAAAACCGACAAAGCATTGTGGAATGTGTGGTTGAATTCGCTTTGTCCAGGTCAATATGCAACAGTTGGCGTGTTGCAATTGGCTAATCCTGGACCGTCAGATTATCCAGAACAAACTGACCGTGGCCCCGATCAATATACTCTAGCAGATGGCTCAAAGACTAATGGGTGGGTTGTTGATGAGGCGCACAACTTTACACAAGACGAAAGAGATATACTACCGGATACATCATGGGGGACGAACGTTGATACATTATTAGAGGATGGAAGCTTTCCGAATGACAGTAAAGGAGTAATAACGCACAAGGTGTTGCCTTGGCCCGGCTTTGGTATTCAACGGATTACTGCTACAGATATAATGGAGTTCTATAATGAAATCACGAATAATGGTGCTATCTGCCCAGATATTATTGCTGTCCTTCTTGACACTACTGAATCAATGCGGCCATCTTTGACATATTGGATAAACGCAATCGTTGCGGAACATAACAATACTACGCATGGAGTTAATGTTGATCAGACTTCGCCTCTTTCATATTACGACACGACACTAGGTAGGTGGATAGGACCTAGAGTTAGTGGTGCTGTCGATACTATCGAAACAGATGTCGGGTTCGTAATGGATGATGAGATTAACAGCGCAGTATTGGCTATGCAATGTATCGTTCCTGTTTCTGGTTATACTACATATGGATATAAGCATCCATTGGTCACCGAAATAACATATGATGGGAGATGGTTACAGGCTATAAATACTGCTACGACATATTTCTTGAATAAAGATAACGATACTACTTTTCATGTCGGAGATGATGATTGGTGGAGTAGTTATAGGAGCACTATGTGTGCAACAGTAACAAATACCACAATCCCATGCTCTGATTGTGGTAGCCCATAAAGTTGGTACTTCAATGTCTATCGCAGTTGGCATGTTTGGTCCGGAATATATAAATGCTTTACAAATAGATTTTGGGGTGTTAGAGATTCCTGGTAATTCATCAAGTATGATTAAGTACGTTGATGTTTATAGCCAGACACAATCTGGTATTACTTCATTATTACTTCCACCAGGCGGATATATAGTTAAATATATAAGTGGTGCTTTTTTATTATTAAATGGAGATCCTGCTGTTTTTGTGGTTGGCGGCAAACGTGGGGTGCAAGTCGAATGGAAGAGCAATGTTGGCCATGATTGGACTTCTGTTGGTTATCCGATAGAGATTGAAACTCCGAATGCCGAAGCATTTAAATTTATTGACATGACCAACTTAAACCATTGCCTTTTTATGGAGTTCACTGTTCCGCACAGATTGAGATTTGCTTCACCATGTAATTCGGTTGGCAATGTCTGTGTAAGAACTTGGCGATATGTGCCGCCAGTACTTTTGAGTCAACGAGATCAATAATATGGCATTTCCAAAAAATCCGAAGACGGGCGACACAGTAACAATTGAGGATGGCCTTGTTTATGTTTATGATGGCACGCTACACATTTGGCACCAACAAGAAGGTGGTACTGTATCGTTAGCAACGCCATTAGCGGCCGGATTAATGTCATCCGATGATTTGAAAAAATTAAACAGCTTGGTGGTACCGCCACCTCAATCGACAATTACTGTTGCTGATTATAACTATGCTTTTACTGGTGGTACGATTGCTTTAATTGAGGGCGATGAATACGTACAAATAAATAGTGATGCGAGAATAAGCAATATATCAGCTATTTCAAGACAGATACATCAAAATACTTATGCGTTCGACTTTACCATCGATACAACTGCTTTTTTCCAATATATGATCGATAGTGGCCGATTTGTTGTACGTTCGCCACAAGGCGTACAAGGAAATAAAGGTGTTACTGGTCCTAATGGTCAAGATGATTTGACGTTTGGTAAAGATGGGCCTGCTGGTGATGATGGTGCGAATGCATCGTTCAATCTAACCATACAGCCAGAACCAGCATCGTTGGAGAGGATTAGCACTAGTATAACTCGTGCAGTTACATCAATCGCAACAGAAGAGATAAGTGAAACTGAGAACTATTTAGTTGTGACTAGATCAATTATTGGCAATCCCGACGCTTGCCCGTCGCAACTTAGATTATCATCAACAACAAGCAGCAATTGGCTTATAGCATTACCAAACACTGCTTCGCAAGCAATAGTTACTTGGTTACCAGATACTTGCTATACTAATTCACAGGATGCATATTATATTGATATATCTGGTATTATTAGCTCTATAGAGGCAGAATTTAACCGAGAAGTTGCTTCGATTAAGAGCGATTGTGAAAACATAGTACAATTTTGGTTATCTATAATGGCTGGTTTGTTTGACGAGCAGAAAGCAGCTTTGTGTTGTGCGCTTGAGTACTGCGAATCGCAATCTAGAAACGCCGATACAAGAAAGTACATTGAAGAACAACGCATTCAAGCTGCACAAGCTGTAACGATAAAGGACACTACTGCTACAGCTGTTTCGTTCGTAGACCCGACTACTGGGCATTTGACAACAATAACAAATGAAACCATACAAAATAAAGCACAGAGTCTGGTAATAGATGGAAATCCGCGCAAGAGTGGAAAATCTGTGGTTAATACTACAGTTATGGACTCTGCTTGTGGTGACGGTTTTGGCGCAAACAATATTCACAATCTTCCGAACAATCAAGATCCAGTTGGTGGACCAGCTTGCGTACCAGGTATAGTCTTATCATCTGACGGAAAGGCGCTAAAATATGACGAGTGCCCACCGGGGTTTATACCGAGATATGTCAAACGTGACGCGGTCTTGACTTCTTCGGCGGCAGAAGTTCCAGTCAATGATTATCCAGCCGATTATACCGTGTCTGTTGATATACCAGAAACAGGAAGTGGTTCTTCTGCGACTTATCAGGGCTCTGTATATGGTAAGGTCACCCCTGGTGTAAATCTTTACCTGCCGCCCGGTGTGTCGTTAGCACGCAAATTAGCTGTCAACGCTTATCGTTCAAACAATGTAGCCACAAGTTCAGAATTAAGAGTTACGATAACTGGCGCGACGCTCTCTATATGTAAGTCTGTGGTTGTATATGTGAAATCGACAGGCGGCACAGTACTAGCGTATGGCCAGACAGATAGTGATGGCGACATCTACTTCAAAAATTTGTCTAGTTTAGAACAATACAATATTGTTTTGGAGAAAACTGGATATTTATTTGCGCCAGATGGATGGTCATTAGTGCAACCAGATACGCTAACAATAACGCAATTGACATCTACAATCACTACTGGTGCTACTGCCACACTGATACAACAGATAGTAAAATGCTCGTCTGGCTCTAATGTTTTGGTTGTTACCGTTTCTGGTGATGCGGAAGGTATCAATAATACTTGGGTATCGGTGCGTTATTATACAACTGGATATCCGTTATGCAGTGCTTATGCTGGTACTTCGACGACAAATCAAGGCGAGATTGTATTCACAGGCATACCAGATGGTTTATGGGTCATATATGCTGGGACCGATGATACGGCAGACACTGATCCGAATTATTATGTTGTAGACCAACCATGTAATCCAGTTGCAAATCCGATATCACAACAGGCTATAGAATTACGAAGTTGCAAAACTGTGCAATTTACACACAGAACAGATGGAGGACAAAATCTAGCTAGAATGTCGTTTGATGTTCTTACCAAGGTTAAACCAGCATCTGATTGGGTCGTAGCAGCAAGCGTGCCTGCTGAATTAGTGGTACCTGGTGATTCTCGATTTGAAACGTTAGTAAAACAACAAATATTATCTAACCCTAGTTCACAAATATCGTTATCGGAAGCATTATCAGCATTCAATAATAATGAACCGGTTGTGTTAGAAATCGAATCAGCTGCGGAATTTATGGTTTATTACACAAACGGGTTTGGTGCCGGTTATAACGATGCGAGTGCTATGCTGCATAAAGATAATAAATTTTATGATAAGTTATTTGACGGCGTCTATAACATCTGCATAGTTAATAAATCGGACAAACTGTCTAATTTTATTTTAAAATCGGCCACAAAAAATGTGAGTTTTCTACAAGGTGCTGGCGATGGATGGTCTAACACTTTAATACGAGACGATAAAGTAATTTCAGAGCAAGGGCCTTCTGAGGCTTGGTGGCTTCAGATGCGTATAGAACATCCAGAGCAATTACAGCCACCATATTCTAAAAATTGTGGCGCTATAGGCCCGCGTTCATCTAAAACCGACAAAAGATTCTGCCGAGAGCTACCAAATGGAACAGGGAGCATACTTACACGCGATTTTGTGGTTGGCGATGGATCAATTTCAACATGGCTTGATAATCGCTGTGGGATGAAACCGGTACCAGATGCTATCACAATCACCGTCGATAGTCCATTTGTAATCGACAACTTAATATTGTGTCGTGTGGCACATAACGCTTATTCCGGTGGTTTTAACACTAATCCAGAAAGACGAAGTGTACAGATAATCATTGAACAACTCGATCCAGTCACAGATAGTAATACTGTTGGTGGTGATGATTATCGTTGTACTATACTTGGATGGAATTCAAATGATTGTCTTGATGACGTATCAAATTTTGGATCAGTTATAGTTAAGGCAAATTGCGATAACTGGTCAATTGATGGTGCTTGGTTAATAGCTGGTGTTGAAGTTAAATTCAAGGCTAAAGCTGTTGAGAACTTATTGGAAGATGATAGTACAGAATTAGTGTTGGATGTAGATGAGAGCAATCAGGGATTTTTCAAGAGTGTATCATCAGAGCTTCCTAAAGGCGAATATGTTATAGATATTATTGATTGTTGTTTTCGCTCCGGTGAACAATACACTGGCCATGTTGAAATAGAATACCAAGATGTAAATGGTAAGGCTGTCAAAAGATTTCCAAATCTTGGCGCTTACACAGATCAAGACGTTGCCAAATCCAATTATCGCGGCCTGACAATAGAAATAAACCATCAAGGCGGTGAAATAAGTGCGAGATTAGTGTCGCCAGTCTTATTAGATGGATCTGGTAGAATAAGCATTCGAATCACTGTTAAGGACGCATTTGTTTACGATAAGTTTGAGACATTATCAGAAGATAGCTGCGCAATTAGTTATGCACAAGTCAAAATGCTGGAAGGATGGCATTTATTACAACACAGTGGTGTAGTCGTAGAGATAGCGGGGCAAGATTACATCGTCGTACACCAACATATAGATGGTATGCAAGCTTGTGTTGAAAAGTATGGTGATGTCAGTTTTGCTTGGCCAACTTTAGACGGACAACATTTCGCTAACGTACCAGATGATGGTATCGTTTCATTTAAACGTATACCACCACTTGAAGCAATCGCAAAAGCTATAATGAAGGATGTAAATATTGATGCAATATTATTCCCAATTATAGTTATAGCTTAATATGAAAAAAATCAACTCTAATGAGTTCTGCTATTTAGCTAAATCAGAATTATTTCTGACATGGTTAAAAAATCTAAGTTCAGATATGTATGATGATCTAATGCAGTTTCTGATGAGCGGTAAGGGGTGTGCTGATAATAGAATGAAGATGTATGAGCTATTGCAAACTATCACTAAAAATCGACAATGGGCCATATCTTTAGAATCGTTTTTGACAAATAACTTCCCAGCAATGATTACTGACGATGTGAAATCGCCGACATCAAAGAAGATATCAAAAGATATTGAGAATAAACATAGAGTTTTTACGTATTACGACCCCGCTTTAGCTACTTTTCCCAGAAGAATAATATTTTCTGGTGATGATTTGCCTAAAAAGATCCATGATTTTTGTGCGAGGCAATTCTACTGTGAATGGGTTATTGTTGAAGACCGAGCATATGTAGAATATATTCAGCCCGGTGTATCAATACAGAAATCCGATATACCTGAAAAGAATTGGCAAATCCGTGCATTTAAAAAGAAATCTAATATATGAGTTCAAAGATATACTATGGCAGATAAACCAAAGAATGTTCCTAATGCCGCAGATGTAGACAAAGATGAAACGGATAAGACCAATCGTATGGGTCATCCGGAACGGACTGTTAGACAACCCGGAAAACCGGTAAAAAGGGTACTCAACGAGCTTGATCCAGAGTGCCAGGATATTGAGGCACCAATTAAATTGCAGGAGTTCAAGATGGCAAAGTCACGTATTTCTGAAGCAGTCCAAGACGTCAAGGGAGTCAAAGGCGACTTCATGGATAAGATTGGTGGCCGCACTGATAGGCTCGGCGGCAAACAAAAGAATACTGGTGGCTTTGAAGAATTTGGTCAAAGCACTTCTGGTGAAGCTTGCGATGGTATTACTACTCATCTTAAGGACATGAATCTTAAGACGAAGCAGAAGAATACTGGTGGCGGCTTTGAGACAGAAATAATCAAGAATGGCTCTGCTAGCGATGACATCACAACTGCCATTGGTACAATGGGGTCAGAGCTAGGGCAGAACTCGATGCAGAAGAATAAGGGTGGACAATTTGAAACCCTAAAGGGCAGCAAGAGCACTATGTCGGGCAGCGTGGCAGAGGAGTGGTCACTTGCGAATATTGCCAATATCATGGAAGGTGATAACGTTAACCTTCAGAGTTTGTTCGAATCTTATAGTGGACAGTCTTCATATGTCTGCTTAGATGACTTCCAACAGTTGTGCTATGCTCACGGCGTGCAGACAACTTTATCGGAACGGAATTTGAAGACTTTGATGGCAGCCAGCCGCAAGTATATGTTCTACGAGGGTAATGATGCTAGTGGTAGATTCTGGCAACCACGCCTGCTTTCTGAAATGGTTGGATCTGGTGCGGTTGCCGACGTCCCAGTCGAGGAAGATGACGAGATACCGCCAGAAGTTCCAGAGCAAGACATAGAACAGGGTGGATCACCAGAACAAGGAGTTGCCGAGATACCTGGTGAATTTGAACAAGGTATCGAAGTTGAACCTGCTTCTGATGATCTTGCTGATGTGTTTCAAGCGATAAGTGTTGATTTTGGAAGAGCTGCTAATTTGATCGCTGGGCATGATGAATCAACCGAAACCCCAGAAGACGAAGCAGCAGAGGGTGACCTCCCTTTTGATGGAGAAGGTGAAGAGGGCGGCGAAGAAGAAACAGAAGAGGTCTGTGAAGATTCTGAGATTGGTGATGAAACCGGATCGCCGGAAAGCGGCAATATGATGAAGCAGATCGGGTCTGCTGTCAAAGGGAAAGCAACGTCTGTTGCTATGAAGGGCCGCGAAGATGATGAAAAGAATGCGATAGATCCATCAAAGGAAGTCGTTAAGACTGAGTCGCGACGTCGTGGTCGCGTAGTAAAAGAAGGGCGATGCAAACACTGTGGTACAACCTTGGATGCGAACGGTTGTATGCTTTGTGATTTCCTGCGTGAAAGTGATGAACTTGGCGGAATGAATGGTGAAGACGCCAAAGCCAATAAGGATGGTTTCTACACAACAGACAAGACGAAGAGTGGTCAGGGAGAGCTGGGGACTGCTATTCCTCCACAAGAAACTTGTGAGAGCACGTCTGGTACAGCATCTGATGGTATAACTAGCGAAGTCCCAGGCAAGCAGACTCCATTGAAACCCAAGATGAAGAATACGGGTGGTCAAGCTGCTTTTAAAGGCGGTAGCGGGACCATGAAGGAGAATATCCTAAAGCTGTCTCGCGTTGCGAAAGAAGCAATTGCTAATGGTGCGAAGAAAATTGGCCGTGCCGGGAAATATACTGTCCATTTTGGCGTGAAAACGGAAGGGGCATCAGCTACTTTCTCTGCACTAACGGATGCATTAGCGGTTGTTGAAGAATTATCGCAAGCATGTGGTAATAGCAAGATTGTTCTTGAGGCTCTATATACAATGCCCCATCAGAAGACAATCATTTACCGCCATCGCTTACCGTTAGCCAAGATGAAGAAACGTGACCCTATCGCTTGTGAAGGCAAGATTCTGTTCAAGACCGGGAAAGTTGCGAATGCCTTTGCTGATCGCGTAGTCTCTGAGGGTGTTGCTTGCCGTGTCAAGAACCATAACTGGGGTGCTGCGGTTGTTGGGCCATTTAGCTGGCCGGTCGCCCAAAGGGCTTTCCAAACGATGTCCGAGGCGTGGGGTACCTCAATTCACACTCCGGAACGTGAAGCATTTTATCGTGGATTTGACCCAGATAGACGTAGTATAGATGATTATGGTATGGGGGGTGAAGCAGATACAGTTGATGAATTTGGTGACGATGAACCAGAATATAATGCTGAATCTCCTGGATCTATCGACCCAGAAGGCAGTATGTGTCCAAATTGCGGCTCATCGGAATCGCCTGATGAGAAAGGTCAGTGTTATGGCTGTGGCCATATGAGATCTGCTGTGTCGCCCGAGCTAGATCTTGGCGTTAGAGGTGATGACGAAATCGACAATTTCGACTTCGATCAACCAGAACCTGTTCGAAGACCGATTCCACGACGAGTATAATCGACCGCGCCAAAGGCGACAGATAACGACTGATACTCGTATACTGTCGCCTTTGTCGTATCTGGTAGATAATGCTATGAGAACAATCAAGATACCAATTGTCGAGAGCAAACTTGGAGCGCAAGCCAAGCTCTTTAGCAAATTACCATTTGTGGCGAAGAAATTATTTGTTGTGATAGCCAGAGCATCTGATAATGGAATCATATCATTAAATGATATTAGAAATTTGAATATGTTTGGGACGACACCAGAAATCGAAAAGCTGCTGTATACGCTCGAATCGCGTGGATTTGGTGAGGTGAAAATTAAAGGGGCTGAAACTTACTTCACAGGCAATAGAATATTGATGCAATCGGTTCAATGAAATTATTTGAGCGTAAGTTAAGAAAAACTGGTAGCAAGCGACTAGGCAAGAATAAGTTTCCTAGGGATAGTTTCGGTTATTTAAATTATGACACTGATAGCCACCCAGATGTATTGGTTCTTGGCACATGGAAAAACCCAACAACCAGAAATAATTTGCTTGCTGGCGTAAACTTAAATTATCTTTCAAGCGGTCAGCTACTTAAACTACGCAAAGCGTCAAAGAGAATATTTAGTAGAGATAGTTTACGTGCACGATACAGATATCTGAAATCTATCTTACCAGATATTGCTATGTTCTATAGGACATATGATTCTAGATATATAAAAGGCATAGAACATAATGAGCTAGATTCATATATCAAAACAAAACCAAGTTCGAAAGATGAAAAGGTCAAGACGACATCAGATATTAGCAAGGCGACAAAAACTATAGAGCCAGAAAAAGACACGGATGAGCGTGTTGATGATTTAGATAGGGAGGCATGGAGACTCAAACGTCGTCTTTATGAGCCAGAAAAACAGAGGCGACGAACTTCTCCTGAAAGAGTCGGAATAGCTGGTAGCAAAGCAGCGAAGAAGGCGAAAGCAGCTAGATATGTAAGGGATAGGAAGAAGCTCAAAGAGATGGAGCGTCAGTTGGAAATCTCGAAGGAGCTTCGTAGACAAGCTGAATTATCCAGACGGCCTGAGCCCGAGGAACCAGAAGAGCCCGAGAAACCAGAGGATAGACGTCGGCGTAGAACTGGCGACTATGGCCCTGAATATCATTTAGATGATTTGGGATATGAGGGGTATAATTATTCACCAGAAATAGGTTATATCTGGGACTCTACAGACTCATATATTAAACATCACACGGTCGGCAAACAATTGCTTATCGAATCAAACAAACATCCATTATTGGCAATTTATGACATTTTTTCGAAGCAATTCATTATCGATTCAGCCATAAATCATGCAGAGATGCTCTTTGATGCTGGTTGGGATTATGATCATACAGTTTTGTTTGAAGCTGTAGGTAATGAGTTGGTCGTAAAATCAGATTGCTCTGATGATGTTATTAGGGAGGCTGTTGCGGATTTTAGAAAACATGCTGTGAAGAATGTATTACTTGAATCCAGAAAGAAAGATCCAAGTTATGATCCAGAGCATCCAGAGGAATGTTGTCCTCATTGTGGAGCAAGGTTAGAACGTGGGGATGATGGTATTTGCAATCGCTGTGGAAAGCCTTGGCCCGAAGAATAATCGCCACCATCCAAAGATACAAATGAAATTTTGGAGATACAAGCATGCCATTGACAAAAATACCCCTGCATTCATCGTTAGTCGATAAACAATGGATACAGGTTAGCGGTCCTGACGATATTATTAGCGGATTCGCTTATGACGCTGAGACACGATCTTTGTGGGGTCGCGATAGCCAAATCAGCCAAATAGGTATTCACGGTACTAGCCACATCTCATCTGACCCCGTCCCTGTCGCTACATGCGATACGATGGGCTTGATGGCAGCAGATGACAAATGTAAGCTTGATGCACTTACACAGATGAGACTAGGCATTGTTGGGTTTCAGGGTGGAGGCTTCCCTGACGATGGTGGCTGGCTACAGGGTGACGTTATTTTAGCTGCGGGTAGTGAATTCGTCTCCATTGAGAGATTCGGTAATGTTATTCGGTGGACTGTAGATTCACCAATTCCATTAAGTTGCAACGTCGAAACTTGTGCTTCAATTTACTGGGTTCAGGATGAAACAGAGACGTCATCTATTAGACCACCATCATGTGCTGGGAAATTACCAGGAACAAGCACATATGGTGAGATGAAGGTCTACCTTATGCCAGAATCTATGATTGTAGACACATCTGATCCAGCTACGTCACTTAACAAGAAAACTTCATATCCTTCATTGATTTTTAAGCGTTATGATGATTCCGTTGCTCCTGGCGTCGGTGAATTTGAGCTGGTATTGAAACGTGCAACTTCTAATAATACACAAACTAATGTTGGATGGGCATTTACGCCCGGCGCTGGTGCTACTCCCGAATGTGTATGGTTTATGGGAAGTGATAGCAATGGAGATCAGATTCGCTTTGATCTCGATATGGAAGCAACCCCAGGGATTTTGGGTGGACTGCTTTATAATGGTAATCTATTAACAAAACGCTCTGCTGTTATCACAGACTACACTACTCAGGTACTATCAACCAATCAATATGTTTGTAAATGGTGGGATGTACATGGCGCTACTGTCGCAGATAATACGTCATTCACTGCGACAAACGTTTGGCAATATAGCTATCCCGAAGGTGGTGTGAATAGTAAAGCATTAGTACTAGACAAGACGATTGGAGTCTTACCGGTCGGTACAATTGTTGATATGTGGTTTTTCCAAGTCGGATCAGTGAACGATGTACCGATTCGTCAATATGTTTTCAATTGCAAACCGAGTTTAGATGCAGCAAATGTTTGGTCTGAGGTTGGTGGTGTTGAATTTGGTACCCAGTTAACTGCCAGAACTGAACCAACAACGCCAACGGCGACTTTTGATTATGAATTAGTTAATGATGTTCGTAATTTCGAACATAAAATATGGGGTATGACAGGCATCGATCCACCATATCTATTAACTGAAACTACAGATACGGCATCTGGTGGAACTTCTGGCTCGGAGATCATGATATTCGATGTCAACGACCAGTATATCGCCAATATTGATATTACTCTTCCAGGTTTACGTGTCGATAGGCAGTCATCGACAGATAGCTATCGACAGCGGCCTGTATGTCTTTGGAACAGACATATCGGATCTTCTTGTTTAGCTAATATTGAAATGGGTAGACCATCAGAAACGGGTGTCTATCCACCATATGATATATTACTAAATGCACCGATCGATAGTAATGAAGAGTATTTTTTGAATGTTGTTGAAACCGGTCCGCTCGCTAGTGGTACTGGATATTATGTTCTTCTGCGTGGATCTAGTTTTCAAGAATTGCCACAAAATGGTACACTGAGATTGCTTACTGGTTTGAATGCTGGTACTACTTGGCATTTTGATTATAAGGCGATGTGCTCGTTGCACGCCGAAGACGTAGTAGCACTCATAGGGTCAACTCCATTTGTTGGGCTCGTTACTGAGATAGCACAAATTCTTCATCAAGAATATAGCTGTCCTTGTGTAAGGCTTAATTTCAACTTGACGTCCGATGGTAAAGTTGAATTGTACTTCAAGGTCGGCACTCTTGACGTTGGTATTGACTATGAAGGGGCAACAATATCATCTGATGACGATTTTGTGCGTGGTCTTGCTGCTGGATATGCAGTAAGCGGCACATATATTCAAGACGCCACTTATAATGGTAGTGGAACACTACCAGTGGTAAATGTACCCGGTTTCATCGTTTATGATGGTGGATATGGTTTGTCGCCCGATACGACTGGTAATGTTGAATATTGGAATGAATTAGAAATTATGCAACGCGGTAGTCAGGTCTGGATATGGTGGAATGGTTTATTGATTCCACCAAGTACTGATGCTAGCGGAATACTACCTACACCAGTCGCAATTTCTACTCCGTATTTTCCGATTACTAGAGAAACACCTATGGGAAAATTCGGCATGCGTATGTTCCCAGGATGCAAATTGCGCCGTATTGTTCTTCGAGGATATGACAGAGCATACTCAGAATACCAACACGGGCAATTGGAATTAGCGTAGAGAATTAGCGGTGAGTAAATAAAGATAAAACTCACCATGTCAAAGTATTGTAAATACGGTCACATAAAAGGGTCTGATCCAGATTGTTTAGCTTGTAAAATATCTAGATATATCAAGGAACGATGTAAAAATCCCACCCCAGCCATGGTGGCCGCTTCCAAGAAAGTCGATAGGCTACAAACGGATTCAGCTAAAGCAAAACGCTCCGTATATTTTAATTCTGAGTTGCATAAATCTAGAGCACGTGAAAATGCTTTAAACGTTGCTAAAAGAAGAAAATCTGGTGAGCTACCAGCACAAATTAAAAAATATGATACTAAGCCAGAGCTAGCGGTAGCAGCAGTATTGGATTCGATCAAAGTAAGATTCATAAAACAACAAGTTTTTGGTCCTTATACATTCGACTTTTATTTGCCTGATTTTAAAATATTATTAGAAGTGCAAGGTGAGTATTGGCACTCACTACCAAATAATATTGCTAATGATTTATCAAAGGCGTCTTTTATTGAGCATAACTATCAAGATCTGCAATTAAGATATATACAAGAATGCGATACAATATCAAAGGGATGTATTGCGTCTATCATTCGATCAATTATTGGCATTGAAATCGAAACAATAGATGTGAATTTTAGTGAGTTGAGGTTAGATATTATCAAGCAAGATACAGCCATTGAATTTTTAAACAGTTATCATTATCTGCCGAACTTTCGTAAAAACACAAAGATATGTATCGGGCTATATCATAATATTAAATTAATCGGGGCTGCGATATTTGCGCAACCAAGCTATAATTCGGTCGTTAACAGACATGGTGTTCCGGCATCTAAAGTGGTCGAATTATCCAGATTTGTATTACATGATTCATATCACGTTAAAAATTTGGCGAGCTGGACAATAAGTCGATGCTTGAAGATGCTTAAAATAAATAAACCAGAAATATCATTGGTTGTTTCTTTTGCCGATACACATTTTGGGCATGATGGTACAATTTATACAGCTAGTAACTGGATTTGTGATGGAAAGACAAAGCCTAGTTACTATTATAGAGATGTAAATGGGGGTTTGATTCATAAAAAGGTAGTGTGGGATTATTCTAGAAAATTTGGGTTGACAGAGAAAAAATATGCAGAACAGCGTAATTTGGCGCGTGTCGACACAGAACCTAAAAATAGATTCATATTCTGGATGCGTAAAACAGATGTGCAAGTTGTCGAGAAAATCACACAATTCAGCACTGTATGTTCAAAATGTGGTTGCGAATTTCTCGTTTCTAAGAAAGCATTAGCAAAATCTGTACAACGTCATGGCGCATATATATGCCACTCTTGCAGTATTTCGAAATGTTGGGAAAACGGCATATATAAAAATAAGCCGAAAAGAATAGACACTAATATGGAAGAATATGTCGATGTGATATGTGAGTGCGGTACTAAGAAACGCATTAAGAGAAAATCACTGAAGCTTCCATACCGCTGCCATAGCTGTGCAATGAAAGCTAAATGGCGTGATCCAGAGTATTATACTAAGCAGACAATATGTCATAGGAAAGTCTAGAGTGCCAGATATAATTAATGGATTGTTTGAGTTTCTTGGTGGTTGGTTTGTGTTCTTGCATATTCAAACTCTTTATAAAGACAAAGCAGTAAAAGGTATTTCTTGGCCTGCTATATCATTCTTCGTTGTTTGGGGATATTGGAATTTGTATTATTACTCATATCTCGGGCAATTTATTTCTTTTATCGGTGGATTCGTATTAGCCGTCGCCAATACTATATGGTTAACGATGATTATCTACTATAAGTATCTTAGAAAGTCTGTGTAGCATCTTTTTGCGTCTTATTTTCAAACCACTCTAGAAAGACGCTGAGATAATCAATACTTAAAGGAAAACAAAGGAGAAACTGGAAAGGCTATTTTTTGTTTTTATATCGCTGCTGATTAGCTAATAAGATGTCTTCCGTTTCCACCATCTCTCTTTCAATTTTATCGAAACGAATTTTAGCTTCGCGGAAGATTTCATGTAAATTTTTATTGCCGATTGGAATTATTCTCGGTATCGCCACGCCTCCTATCGTATGGTTTACACAGTCTTTTGCTAGTTGGTCTGCTTCTTCTGGGGTGCTCGCTATACCACCAAAAAACACACCCTCAATATAAATTCCTAATTCTTTATCATCTATTGCTTTACCGTAAATCACTACAAGCATGATGTTAATTATTTTGCTCTGTTAGTTAGTCACAATACAATTACTTTTTGGGACGTTGGGATTTGGATATTTATCTACCGGAGCTTCCAAACCCTGCCTCTCCTCTTTGATTGTATTCTGCACTGAATTCCTTGACTTCATCAAAAGCTGCATTAATAACTTCATGTATAATCATTTGTGCTATTCTATCATATTTCTTGACATGATATTCCTTATCTGAGATATTCATGAGCCGTACCATCATTTCTCCAGTATATGTGCCGTCGATAATAGCACGAAAAGGCGTGACGCCATTGGTCCACATCCCAGATCTTCCGTCAATCGTGATATAGAAACCGGGCGGACACACCACAATAATCCCAGTCTTGATGTTCATTGTATTATGTGGTTTTATAATAACATCTTCAATCGACGCGACATCATAACCCGCATCCGTTAATCTTTTGCGGCATGGTATTCGCGCATCTTTATGTATTAACTTATATTCAAGACGTACGTAATCAATAGGCCATTGATGCATTATTGTTTTGTCAGCGAGAGGAAATACCAGTGTTGGGTCCATTTGTATTTCAATTCCTATGAGCGATATGAATGATAATTTTGATGTGTCGCAACTACGTTGGTGGCGATGTGTTGCGGTTGACCACAGTGATAAAATACAGACTTTTGTAGTTAAGATAGGACCAGATAATGTCTATATAGAATTCAATAAGATAAGGCACAATTTGCACAGTAAAGGTCTACGCTTTGTAGAAGCTAAACCAATTACTGAGGAAGAAGTTCTGGCAGCAGAAAAGTTAATGCATCTGAAAGCACAACGTAGGGAGCGTTTACGTGGACTTACTGGGCGAGCCTATTCGCCAGCTTCTCGTTGGAAAGTCGCACTATTTGTTGTACTATTGATTTTGCCATTTCTATGGCTGGTGTGTCGCCATTAAGATACTTGATATGTTCAAGCGGGACATATCTTGACAGCATTATTAGTGCTTCTGGGTTTAATGAAAGAAGATTATCGTACAATTCGCCAACCTTTCGCAGTAACTCTACATTACTGTCGAATCTATCTGTTTTGGCACGATTGTCAGATTTTTTCATTCGCTCGACAATCGTTTCCCATCGATTTGAAATGATAAACACTCTATCTGGAACAGGTGATTGCACAAGACCAAGTAATTTATTAATTTCTGTCAATTTCAAACCTTCGGCCACACCATACACGATGCAACTGATGTAGTTTGAACGGTCTGCGAGCATTGTACCACCTTCCTCAAGATGAGGTATCAGCTTCGTATTGACGAAGCAACTGTGGTCAACCATCATCATCATTTGTGCTGACATACTATCGACGGCGATTGGTTCTTCACCAGGAATGTTGAATGCTTCTGGTGTTTTTACCAATTTGCGGATATGCTTGCCGAGCGGAGTTGCACCAGGATGGCTGGTTAGAACACAATTTGGTTCTATATTTCGCAATTCCTCCATAACCATATGAGCAAGAGTAGACTTACCACTATAGTCCATGCCCTCGAAAACGATATATAATCCTTGATGCATTTTATTTCCCTAGGTTCGTTGATGTATATCCATTAAATACACTCGCAAAGATGTTTTATTCTATATATCGACAGATTGATTGTGCAGAATACGTAATCTGTCTAAATCAATAAGCAATTTCTCTAGTTCTTTATCAAGATCGTTAGCACTGCGATTATTAGATTCGTCGCTTTCGAGATTGTTCTCGCACAACTTCATAGTATATCTTTATTCTATATTCTTTAATTTGGGGCGCGGATTCTTCGCAACGCATATCACGCATCTATCTCGCCACTCTGTTTCAAGAAAAACTGCATCACCTTTTGCTATTTTTAGCTTGTTGATAAGTACCTGGGATTTCGAGGCACAGCTATAGAGGGCTTTGAGATATGCAGATAGTTTTTTAGTCGATTTTTTGTTAGCTATCTGTCGTATTTTGCCGATTAATATCCACAAGTCTTTTTGTAGTTGTATTGTTTTACATATTGCATCACCACTCGTAACATAGTACATTTCTGGATTAAGACTCGGTATATCCGATAACCCAAAGTCAGTTGGATTTATGTGATTGAGGTGGTCGTATAATTTGATTTCGAAGACAGTGCAAGATTTATCGTAAGTGCCGCCAATTGGTACTGGCTCTATATACATAATATACTCCGGTTGTTGCACGAAATATATTATTTACTATTCGGATGCAAAATTAAGTAATTAGAACCAGTATATTTGATATGAGTTTGTCAGATCGCTTATATTAAGTCATCAAAATCTGACTCGTCATCAATATCATCAAAATCTGACTCGTCATCAATATCATCAAAATCTGACATATCTACACCTAATGCTCTACTCGCTTCTATGGCAATTTGTGTGGCTATTCCTGATTTTGATTGTTTCCATGATTCATAAGCTTCGTCACCAAAGCCTTCACCACTGCAATCACGTAAGAATTCTGCTTCAGCTTCCGCTGCAACTGCGGCTTTCTCTGCGGCGTCGGCATGCTGTGCTGCGATCATTGCATCCGCCGACATTGCTAATTCAGCATGCGTTTCTGCTAGACCAAGCATTTCATCGGCGTGAATTCCGCTTCCTTGATGCCATCTACCCGCAGAAGCCGCAGCTGCTTCTGCACGAGCTACCGCAGCTTCTGCGCGTTCGATTGAGAATTCTTGGTCATTTGTCGATTCGCGCACTATTGATTCACCTACATTACCTTGTCTAAATGTAGGATTATGGCCACCGCCACTACCGCTCGTGGCTCTATGTTTTGTTGGCTGCTCAACATTGCCAAACATGGCTTCAATATCACCGCCAGTAGCATCAGCAAGCTTTAAGGCGGCACCGAGACTTGGGATACGACCACCCTTTTTACTAGTAGCACGTTTATATCTGCTAACTGTAGATGGATGAACACCAATTTCATCTGCTACCTCTTCCTGTGTTTTGCCTGCCTTTTCAAGGGCTGACACAACCTCTGGTACGCTCTGATATTTTGATTTAGCTGTTTGCTCTATTTCTTTGCGACCAAAGCGTTTTGGTGGTCTATTTGTCTGCTCGATATTCTCATCTTCTGTTATTGTGCCTTCGATCTTATTCCAGCAACCAAGCAATTTTTTGGTGTGGATTTCGAATATTTTTGGCGACTTAGTGAAATCAGTTTCTTGGACAGTGACTTCGGCTGTTGGGACGAGCATAGCTTTTTCTGCTGTAATATTATATAAGACATATTCGCCCTGTGGAATTCCTATACTTTGTGATACTAATCTATTGATATTTAACACAACACCTTCTGTAAGAAATTGTGAAAATTGATTCTTATCATCAAATCGTCTTGGGGACGCTGTAATGCGCATCATCTCTTCTAGCGCGATTTGAGTATTATCATCGTTAAATCTAGCGTTAGTTATTAATGGTTCAAGAGCTTTATTTAATTTGTTTTCTATGGTTTGAGATGCCATTATTTTGTCCTCTCGCATGTGGCCCCAGGATAATTCCTTGGGTAAGGTTGATGTTTTCTTTACACTGTGTATTCCTGGAAGTCCGGGCTCATTCGCACTTATTACGCTGCTTAGATCACGCTTTGCTGTGCGATACTCTGGCTCCCATGGAGTCTCTTTTTTAGATTTACGCTTTTTACTTTTCACTAGATTTAATGGAACCATTGCTTACTCCAATAATAATTTTGACTAGTTAGAGAGTCTATCTTTCAAAAATATAATGATGGCTGACTATATAGATACTATTCATTGGAGATAATGATGAATGGAAAAATCGACTTAATAATAGTTATTCCTGATTCTCTCAAAAAATCTGATATTATTACTCGCGAAATGCAAGTTTTAGTTGATGGAGTATTATTTAGGACAATAAACGCCTCTGACATCGGACAAACTAAGGTAACTGGTTTACAGATATCTGACAATACAACTATAACTATAGAATTACGTGGGATTTATGACACCGGTGCTATGTCTGCACCACTTGTCTATGAATTTGTAGTTATTGATGGAGTTCCGTACCCACGGTCTGAAATATTTGACATCACAATCTTAAAGAAATCGCAATAAATATGAAACTTAGACTGTTGACTGAGGGATTGGAAGAATTTACGGCTGCTGTCGGTATAGTCCGATGTCACAATAAATGGCTATTGGGACTGTCGAAATCAGATGATGACCGAAATGGACTTTGGGTCTTTCCAGGAGGTGGTATTAAATCCGGCGAGACGCCAGAAAAAGCAGCTGTTAGAGAGACTAGAGAAGAGACAGGTGTTAAATGCCGGTCTATTTCTGGGCCTATTAAAGATAAGCGGAAGGGTTTTGTCGCTTTTGTGCCTTGTAGTACTAATACTACTGATTTCAAGACATTGAAGCCGAATCACGAATTCGCTTCTTTAGGATTTTTCACTATCAAAGAGATGAAAGGTCTAAAGTTGTATAGAAATGTGCTTGATTTAATAGAGAGAGCCAAGCGCCGATATTAGACCATTTTCAGACCTACAGCCCAATTCTCATGACCATCAAGGTCGTCTATCTGATTTGGTGTCGATATGACGACATACTTGTTGATTACCGGGGCACCGGTGGTGTCGAAGACGACCTTGACGATGTCATTCGGCTTCAGATCACGCATGCGAACTCTTACGTAAGTGCCGTTCTCTAGACGCCAGATTGGTCTGTAGACCATTTCTGATTCAGGAGTTTCTGGTTGGGTCATTTGCGGTACTGTTAAAGTAGCTAGCCCGGCTACGGCAGATTTAAATAGGCTGCGTCGGTTCATTCTATTCCTCTCTAATCTCTTGGTGGAAACCACGGCGGAAGCAGATAGTGCCACAATTTGATTTTGAAATAACCTATATGAAGGCTCCAATGCCATAATGAAGGCGCAATATAACTGGTCCAAATACCATTCAACTTTCTACCTTCCGATGAGATTATATCAGTTCTGAAAGCCTCTTTAGGGATTTCAAACTTGCCGCAGAACTTTTCTTTGTCAGTACTCATATTGGGTCGAAGTCCGTAAAATCCCCTTCTCCGTATTCTTCGTCATCGTCGTTTAGTCTATCAACATAAAAGTTGATATTTTCACACGTTTCTTTTGTGACCCCTTCACTATTACCAAACACCAACGAAAAATCTTCATGCTTATTATGGACTATTACTGATACTTCGGCTTCTTGGTTGTATTGATGTAATTGTTCAATTAAGTCTTTGAGCTTCATTTATTTTATCCTGTGTTCAAAAGACATTTGGCGGAGAGCCTTAATATCGACACCAAGAGCCTCAGCTACAATATATTCATCTCGCAGAGTACAGTTGAATTGTACCGGATCATCGGTGCCAAGAGTAATCTTACATCCCGCTTCTTGCATTTGTTTTATTGGGTGTTTAGTTAATTCGATTGCATGCGTATAAATATTGCTGTGTATTGACATATCAAACACAATTCCACGTCGAATTGCTTCTTCTTGTTGTTCCTTTGTTGCATAAATTCCGTGAGCGATTCGAGTAATACCCATATATTTCATGGCCAAATCGATATTATCACTCGTCCCCGGTCTTTCACCGACATGTGCACGTATGGTTTTTCCTTCTTGCTTCCATAGTTTCAGAGGTTCTTCATAAGCAGCCCAATTCGCAGCAGATTCTCGACCAACAAAATCTATGCCAGCTACGAATTTTTCCAACGGCTTGATGAGCCCTATAGTTTGTAATTGTAACTCAAGCGGCCAATCATAACTCACCGACAATAAATAATTAACATCCATATTAGACTCAGATGCTAAATCTAATATTCCGAACACGCGATAGCCAGCAATAACCAAGTCATCAGATTTCACGAATTTATTTAATGATACTGTGAGTGTAGCGTGCTCGATATGTTCATCTTTCATGTCTGAGAAAACTTGTTTCGCTACATAGTATACATCTTGACTATGCCATTCTATTTTATTAAGAATATCGAATCTTGTGCAGAAATAATCAAAGTTGCAATTGTCGTGCATTAGACGCACTTGTCGCCGCACATCATCAAGAGATTTTGCAGCACTGAGATTGCATGAATATCTAATCACATTCCAAATGCTTTCTGGACTTATTGAACCAGCTAAATGTCTGTGAGATTCTGTGTACATTATATGGATTTATGAGGGATAGTTGAAAATATCTTAGTAGTATTATAAAATACCGTCAGCAGTTCCATCCAAAAATAACATGGTAAATTACTGGCCAGCCAGCTCGGAGTGATATATGAATATTCTAGGAAGAATAGATTTTGCCTTAAATAATCCAAAAATACTTGTTGAGGCTGAGGCCGAGCTTCCAGATAAGGTCGGCCCAGCAATGATAGTGGATATGGATGATCAGATTGCAAAAATGCGTGCATTGAAGAATTGTAAAGGCCCATGTGTTGGATGGGATGATTATGCTGCTGGTAAAGATTATAGACCACCGATGTTGTTCAGAGTGGGTTCTACACGACCATATGGACCCAAGGATACTGGTAGGACAGGAATTACTTCGCCAAAAGAAGGAGAGCATATATCTTTAGAACCGAACCCGTTTAGTGTGAAATATGGCGGAGTTCGCCCATGGGCTCGTGGTGAAGTACTAATGACTATGATGTACAGCAGTGATGATGAAGAAGCTAGAGGAACTTTATATGCGGTTGCTAAAAAAGGCGTAATCGAAAGAGCCGCTAGAGCCACGCATGGCAAGTATGATGAGACTGATATTGAAGACGCTGTGATGCGAGGTGCTTCTGCTGTTTTGCTCGAATTACCGAATGACGAAGTTCGAGATGGTGTAAGATTTACCAATTTCGTCGGTTCAGCAATACAGCAAGCCATGAAAGCCGGTGTTCCAGCTGGATATGGTAATGAATATCGTAAAGCTAGGGGTTTTAAGAGAACATTAACCCCATTGATTAAAACTGCACTTAATCACGTTATGAATGGCTTGCCTTTGGAGGGAGATATTGAAGCCATTGATAGGGAATTCGAAAAGATTGCTATTTGCCCCAGATGTAAGGGCACTGGCGAAGTCGTAAACCCGAGAGATAAAAATGTAAAAATGGTATGCCCACGATGCGACGGCAAGAAAACTACAGAACCTGGACCTAAGAGTGAATATGGTAATGTAGCTTCTAAATTATATGAGATACAAGACGAGCTTCATCGTGCTATAACGTCAGAGGATGAAAGCGCTGTACGGCGTGCAATAGATATAGCTGACAAAAAATTCGATGAAATCGCCGAAGACGAGGAAACATTTTCCACTCCAGGCATAACCACCCAAGGGGCTGTGGGTAAAAAATCCAGAGAGCAGGGTACTTTAATAGCCTTTAATAAGGCCGCTAAACTACTCAAATGGCAGCGTGATCTGGCCCAGGACACTATTAATAAATTGAAGAAGGGCGAAGCGGTAGAGGTAGAAAAGCTACTTGAAGCATCAAAAGATTTAGTAACTAAATTCCGGAAGACAACATCGAAGAGTTGGGCGAAGAAGAAAGCAGTAAAAGAAGCAGAAGAGAAAGACGAAGATAAGAAGCGTGGGTATGTTTCACCATACGAGCAAAAGCAGGAAGATCTACCGGGTTCGAAAGGATTTATCGGATTAGCGGCGATAAAACGGATGCTGGATGCGGCCTTACAATCAAGAGATATATCTAAATTAGAAGAATTCATTAAAATGAGCGACGAAGAACAAGCAGCTTTAAGAATAAGAGAAGAGGTAAACGCTAGGAGTATCACAGCGACCGGTTTAACTACCCGTAGCGACACCGGTAAGGAAACGGAGCGTATGAATTTCGCTCATCCAGGTCGTAAAGGTGATTATCTACGCAGCGCCGCCAATCAGGAAATAATGCAAAAAGCCTTGACGAGAGTTTCACCATATCAAGATAGTTCATCAGAGCAAAAGAAGAATTCCATTGAAGCGGCTGCAATTTTGGCCGCAATTAATAACGCTCTCAATGAATATATGGAAGCGGAATCAGAAGATGTCGATACGACAAAGGCCAAACGAGACTTGATTGCTATTTCTAGGGATATTGACTCAAGTCTTGGTGAGTGGGAGTCAGAGCTAACGCAATTACTCGACCAAATATTGGGAGCGATAAGGATTGGTTCCGGTTTTTCTGGTGCCCAGCAAGAAATTGCAGATTTACGACAAATCGCAAAACAGAACAAGAAAATCAGGTCGCCAGAAGACGTAATGTCTATACAACAGTATAGACTGTTGCTTAGATTGTATGGTATCGATAATTATCCTGAACGAGGAACACCAGAAGATCCAGAGATAGATGAACGTGGTGAATTGTCCAGATGGGCAGAAGCAGGGTATCCAGCTGTTACTGGGTCACAACCTAGCGACATACACATCTGGACGGATGTCTTCGATACTGTAGATGAAGATGGAAGACATGTTCCGTCTACTTCCAGTGCCAATATCTCACATCAAAAGAATAGAGCTAACGCCAAATTCACTGCTGTGGCTAAGCGCATCAAAGAAGTAATGGGCGAAAGCTTTGGAGTCGATTCAGTAGAATACAAAATGGTCGCTGAATTTCACCAATTACTATGCCAAATGGTGGTAGAGGACGCAGTGCCCGGTGCTACAAAAATGATCTACGGTTAAATCAGTTCCCGATTTTCAGCCCGGCAAGTGGTCCCTCCTTCTTCACTTGGCGTTGCCCGGCCTTTAATATCTGTCTGAACATTGTACCATCAACGTAGTTGCAATAGATCAGACCAATTGGCTCCGCTTGCCAGTAATCAATCGGATTCGGGTCAACCCCGATCTCCTGGTCGATTCTAGCACCTGCACCAATTTCGAGCATTTTCTGCTGTGTCATTGGTGCTGTGATGGCTCGTGGTGCCATCATCGATTGAGCACGAATGATGCCACCGCCAGTTTTGAGACTACGATGCATGGCACCCTTCGAGCAAGAACAGTTGACGTGTTGCGTGCTTGCCATGTTGAACTTGCTGCCGCCGTCGCCACAAGGACCATATGTTCCAGCTGACCCCGATGGTCCAGATGGTCCGTTGACGTCTGGATGTATTGGCATAAAATAATCGACATCAGTCATGTTGGCATCATATTCCGGAAGTGATCCTGATGAGATCGATTTGGAATATTCGTCAGACATCGTTAACGACTTCGCACCCAAGCTCGGCAGGCCCAAATAAGGTCCTAGCTTGCGTGGTTCCTTGCTCAAATAGAAAGCAAATCCGATAGCCCACACGCGGTCATCGCCAATCACCTGTGCAGCAACACCACGTGTGTTGTCCTCGGTGATAATATACTGTCTGACTTCTCCCTTTTCATTGCGGAAGCCATCGATCCACAACATCTGACCAGTCGTTGTGGAGATATAATTCTGTGTTGGCCAATTGTAGTTGCATTCAGGGCAGAAACGATCTTGCTGGAAAGCGACGTTATGCACCGGGCATTTTTCTCGATATTGTTCAAGATTGAGTTGTGTCACTTTCTTGCCGGTGACGGGATTGATACCTTGAACACTCACCACGATTGCTAAATCATATCTATGGCCAGAGTTCATGGTGAAATCGAACCACATACCACGATCGACGGTAGCCATGACGAAATATGAGCTTGCTTTACCAGACCCATGCATCCAATTGTTCGGGCAGGCCGGAAACTCATCTACTGGGAAGGCTTGAACCTTGCAATGCGGCGGTAAGGCGTTCAGCCCGTCGCCAGATAACGCTGGTGGCATATTGATCTCTGCGTACAGACCGTTAATTTCCATTCTCGTACTCATAATGACCTCCGATAGAAGGTACGAGAAGCCACTTTCGAGGCTTCTCGTACGGTTGTGGTTAGATGCTACGATTCTTGCCGAGATTGAAAGGATTGTTGCCTTTCTGTTCCTTCCCGGTTTTTACTGATCCAAGCTTCACGCGTAAGCTAGGAAGATTTTCGAGTGCTTCACGCTCTTTATATAGCTTGGCTGCCTCGATACAACGTCGGTCTATCATGCCAGCGGTCGCAAGATTATAAACTTCTAGTTCATGAATCTTGCCCATATCGATTTCGCCTGTTTGGGTGACGGCAAGGTATAAGGTTTTCTTGATTTTCCAACTTATCTGGTTCCAGTCACATCCAATAGAAGAAATACCATTTCGTAATGCGATACCTGGGAAGAGTGGGTGCTCGCTTGCTACTTGATCTGGGCGTTCTCCAACAGCATAGACAGTTCTTATGTTGTCGTTGTCTTCGACGTACGTCAACATTTCACCATGGTCGTCAAGTTCGTTCAAAAGTTTAAGAGAGACTTCCTTATCAATGGTACCGTCATCATTGAAAACGATGAACTTTTTACCTTCTGAATGGAACTTTAGACGCTCGGCGACCGGTGTTTTCAACTGCTTCGGATCATAAGCATCGAGCAGTTGGGCTGGCGTCATTGCCTTCGCCAGTTTGTCGGGGTCATTGTCTTCCAAAATGACCTTCTGGACGCTTTGCGTTTGTGGCTGCTCTCCACGGAAAAGCGTGGCGATACGGCGAGCCAAGATTCGCGGGGCACCACATTCTTCGAGGTCCTCCCAACTAGCAGCAGACAGAGTATCCTCTGACGACCCGCCCATATTGGCTAGATTGGTGAAGAACGCCTCGACGTCCACGGATTTGGTGCTTGAAGAATTGTTATGTGCCTCAAGAATGGCACGTGCACCGGCGAGCTTGCTATTGAGTGTCATAAGACACCTCCTTCTCTCTACTACTCTACTACTACTCTCTACTCGGATTTTGCCACTACAAGCAGCATCGTATCCGCAACGATAAATTTATCTACTAAGTGAAATACATCACCAAACGTCCTTAGCGATTTCTTCCACTCTCGAACTCATTCCCATCTCTTTTGCTTCCACTTCTGTTGCTAGTTCTTTTGGCAAATAATCCTTCAACTCGTCGACTATCTCATTTATATCTGTGAGGCTTGCTTCGATGATTGAATCATCACCGTTTTCTAACGCCTCTAAGCCATCTTCTATATGATGGGAGATTAATATTAAATGATTTTGTAAGATATCTACTGGTATCATTGTGACACCTCACACTTCTACTTAATATTTGTTGAAGTGTCACAACAATAGATAATCGATTATGCGTTGAATCAGATTATATGCTTTGCCAAGTGTCCCCGTTGTATCGGAGGAATGTTGTTCCGTTATACCATTCATCTCCCCAGAGAGGGCTTCTGCCGAGTAATATGATTAGTCGCGGCAAGACATATTCTTCGTAAAAAGCATTAGCCGTCGTATCTGTATCATCTGGTAACTTTGTATAATCAATACAAAGTTGAACAGTCCTTCTTACTAGGCCACCAGTATTGCCATATCTGCTGATTCCATCTACCGCTACTATTCCAGTCTGTGCATTAAGGTCAATCGTATTTCCGAGCCCTTGGTCTAGCTCGGTAACAAACCTATTATCCTCTGATGGAGGTATTGGCACAGTTAAGCTTGATGTCGTCCCTGCCATCGCTCTACACTGGCCATCCGTAGGAGTAAATTTAGGTACACGACTAACACCAAAAGAGCTTATTCTTGTGGCGGTTTGTAGGAAGCTAGCGTATTGTGTTGATAACAACGATGCGAATGCATCAAAGAAATCGTCTATCGTTGTAGATGTTGCACCCCATTCGCTGCTTAATACTACATGCCCCCTTCCAAAGTCCTGGTAGTATAATTCGTCATCGGTGCCTGTATGCAATAATAAATCACTGATTGGTTCTATTGCGATAATATCACCAGTAACCATTGTTCGCAATAGATCTAATCTAGCAAATTCGACTGGATCTGGTGAAGGACTCAGTCTGGTGACATTATGTGTTGCGAAGTAGAAACGAAGTTGATTATTTGATGTGCCAATCGGCTGGATTCTGCTAATCCATACTGGAAAATATGTGCCGCTCGTATCTCCGGTAGGTTCATCGCCAGCTGGTGCCACAATATTGAATTCACGAAATATGCTCGAAGGAATGGTAACGGAGAATGTTCCAGTAGACGCTCTAGAAGCATCGGCGTCGAAAGGATAATTGAAAGCGTTCAACCACGATGATGCATCGCTTTCAAGGCTGGGAATTGCATTATTACAGCTATCTACTAACATTCCGGTGCCATGATTGACTACTGCATCAGAGTAACTATCAATTTCGGTAGGTGCCGCACCAGTATTAGCAATTTGGTATACAGTTACTAAACCCACGGTTGGTGCAACCAAATCATAAAACGCTTGCACTGTTGCGTCATCTTGCGGTAGTGTTCGAAAAGTAATAAAACCTTTTACGGTTTCGGCCTCACCAGTATCGATACTAACAGCTTCTTCTGCCGATGTGCAAACTACAAGCCTAGCTCGTTGATATGTTAATGTACTATCAATAGTATAGTCTGCTACAAATAACGCTGTTTCAATTGTTGAGCTTATCTGAGTTGCTGTGAATATGAGTCGTAGTGTACCAGTATAAACGCCAGTTGTACCAGAATTTGTGCCATCCAGGCGTTTAATTTTTGCCAACCTGAAGTCTTGCCACTTGGAGGGGGTAGACATATGTAAATCCCAAATCCATCCGTTCGGAAGTTGGGCATATGTTGTCGAGTTGATAACTTTTGCTTGTATGAGAAATGGGAAAATAGCCTCATGACCAATACTGACGCTAAGCATATCGAGCGTCTTGGCTAATATTAATTGTCGGAGAACAATATCGGCCAATGGCCGATTCATTGCTTCGTAGTACACAGGGTCCGTTGGCGTAATCCAGCGTACATTGAGCGTCGAATCAGTAGTAAGTTCCTGGAATAGATTGCCTGGTGCGACTGTTGGCACCAGACTCGGATTAATAGTGGGCATGCATTCTCTCCAATTTGAATACCTTATTTTTGATTATATACAAAACATAATTTTTCACCACCATATTTACGGATATAACCTTTTGCTTCTGCAAACTCTGATTCTGTCATTTTCTGTTTTACTGCACGCCCGTAGAGTGTTCTTTTGTGCATCACATAGCCAGAATTGTCTACATACCAGTAGTCTGCTGGTACAGTGTGATGTAACTTAAAATTGCTTGCTTTGTAAATTCCACCATCATGTCCAACAGTTGTATCGGCATAAGCTACAACAAGCTTACAATCTGTCAGTTTAAGTGCTCGTTTGATAAACCAACTAGCGAAGTTCTTCTTGTGATAGGAAGGATGTATACATAATCTAGATAATTCTCTGACTTCATCATCAGCCAAATCGAATTGACCAGCTGTATTTTGCCGTAGTGGAGGACTAAAAACAATAGCAGCGATTAACAAGTCACCATTGAAGACACCTATTGTTTTACCGCCGCGATCTTTACCTAGATAATGATAAAGATCTAAGAACGTTTTGGTTTCTGTGCTATTAATTTCTCTTATTGTTAAATCGGAAAAATTAAAATCGACAGTATCTATATCAATTCCCAATTTCAATTTTAACCGATCTAATACTCTATCTTTACAATAAAATTCGTGCTCCCAGACATACATTATTTCGTATTCTGGGAAATATCTAGAAATATAAGTAAATTTAGACCGATCATTTCGTTCTGCATTTTCTAATGAATGCCAATAGTCTCCTTGGCATTCAATCAATAATTTTTTATCACCATTGACAACCAAACAATCAAAAACATAAAATCCGACTCGCGTTTGCTCGCTTTCTTTATAGTATTCTACTTTAAGTCCATCCAAATAAGAATATAGTGTTTTTTGTATGGATGAAATCTGTCCTGATTGTGCAGCCCTGGCTATAGCCTGTTTTTCTCTGACCTCAGGAGAAGCCATAGCTTTCTTATGTCTATCTTTATATTCTTCATTTTGCCATAGTATCTTAGAGTTTATGGATGCTTTTTCTAATCGTTTTTTATTCGACCATTGTAATTTGACTATTGCTTCTATTTTTTCTCTAAATTCTTTTTTTTCCCATCGTATCTTAGATGCATCAGATATTTTCTCTCTGATTTCAGGAGAAGAAAATATCTGATGCATCTTCTTTCTATATTCTGGATTCTTCCATTGCACTTTGGCTGCAGATGCTACTTTTTTCTTGAAAGCTGGGTCATTTTGTATTGCTTTTATTTTCTTTCTATATTCTGGATTATTCCATTGCGATTTAATTGCAGTTATTATTTTCTCTCTGTAGGTTGGGTCATTCCAAACAATTTTAATTTTCTCTCTATATTCTTCACTATTAAAAATAGATATCATTTTCTCTCTATATTCTTTATCCTCCCATTGCGCTTTTGATATAGTTCTCATCATTTCTTTATATTCTCGATCTTCCCATAATTTCCTCATTTTTTCTAAGTAAAGAGGATCACTCCATTGAGCTATAGCCACAAATCTCATTCTTTCTCTATATTCGGTATCGCGATATTCTGCCATCTTTGTCTTATACTTTTCACTATTAACAATATTTCTTATCTTGGCTCTATATTCCTCGTTTTTCCATCGTATTTTCGATGCTTCTGACAATTTCGTCTTATGCTCTATACTGTTATGTTTAGCTCTTTTACGCTTTGGCGGAATTTGTATAGATGCTAATTCTGCTTTACGTCTTTCGTGGTCAAGAATAGTAATAATATTATTTTGGTAGTCGCTACTATTCTTAATGTCGTCGTCTAACTCTTCATAACTTCTACATATAATTTGCTGTCTTTGTTGTCTTTTATTTCCATTATTCGCTGATGCTTTGTGTTTTTCTTTTACCTCTGGTCGTTCAAAGTGAAAGTTTTTAGCTAGATCTCGCCATTTATCAGAATCATTATCTAGGCTTATCTTAATAGCTCTATGTGCCAGTATTCTTATCTTGGCCATGTGATCTTTAAACCAAGACTTATCCTTTAGTGCCTTTAGTGCGATTGCTCTTGATGTAGCTTTCTTGGGGTTAGTCTTATTATCTTGCCTAACTGATTCTGTTACTCGTTGCCGCAATTCAGGAGTATTCCATAGTTTTTTTGCTGCTTTGGAACATCTTGCCTTATGCTCTAATGTCGCTGCGGTCTTTGTAAACGACTGCTGCCATTTTTCAAGACGCTCTGGATTGTCTATGTATGATTTAACAGAACAGCTTTTACACAAATAATAACCTTTAGCTCCCCATTTTCGCGATAGAGCTCTTGTGCTTAACTTTACTATAGTGCCACAAGAGCATGATACTTCAACAAAATGCTTTTCTGATATAGGTAAATTGCAATCTATAAATTGATTGGCTAATTCGCCTGTAAGTCTGTCTATTAGCATATCCTATTTACTTTTGAGGCAGTAAACAAACCGTTGTCAAATCTTTTAGTAGCTGCCATATGAGAGCCTTTAATGTTTACCTCACCTATGAGATAACGTACCATATAATAGTTTTAAATGATAATCTTAATTTGTCAAAGATACTCAGGAAGTTAAGTATAATACATTTGGGCTGCCAAGGAGTTGACCGTGAACAATCTTTATACTGTACATAAATTCTTCAACCAAGCATGCTCAATAGCTGGTATCCAGACAGAATTGCTCATTAGTGAGGACAATCTCAAAGTAATTCTAACTAAGCAGCCATTATCAACAATAGCTAAAAGATTACAAAGATCTGCTATAGCTAATAATATTATTGCTGAAACGAAGAGGGTTTCGGCTGGAACAATGGTTGTTATTACTTCGGATCCGAAGATTAGTGTATCATCAATTATTAATTCGGCTGATAATAAATTCGGCAAGTTCTACAAGAATCTTAACGAGGCTTTCGACAAACCATGGGAGAAGAAGGACGAGAAAGAAGATAAGCCGGACGAGAAAAAGAAAGATTGGGAGCCGGACGAGGACGAGCCGCCACGTGCTAAGGATCGCTTCTTCGAAGATAGAAAGATAATGCTGAACAAGGCTATCGACGAAGCATTAGATGGTATTGCTGTCCCTGATGGTGCTGCACAACCTAAGGTTGGGGTCGAAATGCTCCAACAAGCGTTAGATGCAAAGACCAAATCTGGCATCACGCTAAAGAATGCTCTAAAGAAGCAAGGTATCACTTGGCATGTAGCTGAGCCAGGTTCACACGTTATCGTTTTTAAGGGCAAGAGCGGTGATGAGAAATGGCGTGTTGAGCCAATGACACTTTCCGATAAGAAAGTATTTGAAGACACTATGGAGGCTCTTTGGTCTGTCGCATTAGGCAAATCACCAAACGCTAAAGAACTTGAACGCGAAGCTGCTAAACAGCGTGCGAAAGAATTAAGCGACCACCAAAAAGAAATTTCTGGGTTGGTAGACCAAATTACTGGCAAGTATGCACCGCCAGCGCCAGAACAAGAAACAGCTGTCGCTTCCAAATAAATAGGATTGAAGAATATGCTTCCAGACAATAGACTACGATTTCCAGCGCCACTGATTGATTTTGCATCTGATGTTGGTTTGTCTGGGCAAGACCATGAAAGATTTCCTTATCCTGATGCACAACCTAGATGGGATTGGTTATTGTTATGGTACATTAGCCTTTTAGCAAATCAATCGTCTTACGATGAACCAACTCAATACCGCGATGGAACGTTATGGTTCGACTTGAATGATTTGACACTCAAAATCTGGCGTAGCAGTCTTGAAAACATCACTGGTTCTTGGATGAGTCTTGCTAGCGTTATCGAATTAGAAACAATAACTACAATTCCAGTAACGTTGAGTGCGTGGTATACTAGTACAAACAGCAAATTATCCGGAGCTGCTCCTGTAACGACTTTTGGTGGTTATGTCGCATCTACTTCGGCGACAGAAATCCCAGTTCCAGTAACGCTACAAGGTGAAATTGATCTGATTAAAACAAGGCCATTCGTTTATATCAATGGTTTGTTAATAGATCCACGCAACTGTGAATATTATACCGCTACAACGATTAAATTGTTGAATAGTACAACACTCGTTAAAGATGACACATTTACTGTTGTCATTATGAATATATTACCAAATAATTTCTCAATCCCGGACGTAGTAATTTAATGATTACAATATTATTAGCGATCGATGGCATCACATTCTTTGTTGTGTTGGCTATACTCAGCATTATTTTTATCGTTTTATCTGCTATTGACGAACCCAGCCCACAGGGTTCAAGTGTCGTTCTACTTATATCATTGGCATTAGCTGTGCTTTTCACAGAAGTCGGTCCAGCAGCTTGGACCAATCCATGGGCTGCAACATTATACATTGGTTGTTATTTCATTATTGGTTGCATTTATTCAATTTTCATGCGTTGGCCATTATACTTATATGGTTTATATAGACAATTAAAGAGAGTTAAAGAAGAAATATTAAATAGCGGTGGTTTTGCTAGTGGCGATTCGATTACACCAAGCCATACACTATTTCGTCAATGGTGTGCTCGTGCTTATGATATCGGTCGATATAACGGTATGCATGTTAGTGATGGTGGCATTCTTGTTCCGCCACAATATCGTGATAACAAAGCACGGCTGCTAACATGGGCAATTCTTTGGCCATGGAATGTTTTATGGGTTTGTGTTCGCAAGCCTATTATTTGGATTTTTGAAGAATTGCTCAACCTGCAAATTCTGAGTCGTATTTCGCAGGCGATGTCGAATTGGATGTTTAAGGATTTCAACAAATAAGGATTTGCGAATATGGATAATGTCTTAAATCTAAATGAATCACTCAGCCATACATGTGATGGTGAGATTGAAATTATCATCAAAGACATACATGGCCGTGTGTTAGAACATAATCGCCAACATAACATTGTTAAAATTGGTGCTAAGGAGATATTAGCACACAGATTACCATACGAGAAGATTTGGGACCCTAACGCTAGTAGCGGCGCTGGTGCCTGGGTTGCGAGTGGTTTAAATGCTGCAGACTACGCACCGAAATACATCTTATTCGGTGCTTCTTTTGATCCAGATACCGGTGCTGCTTTAGATACCACAGATCCGCGTTATTACACAACCGATCCAATTACAGGATTAACTATACCAATCACTTTGGGTGTCGGCGCAGAATATGACGGTGGTTTGATTAATGCGATTCCTATTTCAGAGCCTGGGAGACCATTAAAGAGAGTTGAATCAATATATTATCAACCGACATATCAACCAGCGGGCACACCGTTGATGCAAGACGATGTCCGTGCGATGAACAACATTGTTGTATTCGAAACAACATTAACTAAAGATGAATACAATGGTTTTGGGTTGACTGATTCTGATTATTTCACAATCACCGAGGTTGCTCTGGCTGGTGGTAAAGAACTTGGTGAAGTAGGTCAATGTGAGTGCGACCCGAAGACGATTTTCTTAGAAGGTAAAGCTGACGGTACTCCGATAATAGCGACAGCAACGGGTACTGCCACTATATCAATAGATATTGCAGATATTGCATATGTCGATGTGATTAGTGAAGGCGACCAAATAAAGATTACCAATGTAGATGGCACAACCTTATCGCAGATTAATGAGTACTATTTAGTGACATCCAAATTGGTTGGTGGTAGTGATATTGGTTTGGACAGAACTCCTGTTGATTCTGACGGAAACAACATCACAGGTGCTATTGGAATTTTCAGAGATTCACTACGACTGTTCTCACAGCGCATTCTCAAAGTGCCATTCAAGAAGAGTTCTGACTTTATGATTGTCGTACGTTGGTCGATTATAATGAATTAATATTGCAAGGAAGGAAAAGCTGTGTTTTAATACGCATATGCGAAATCAACAGCACTTGTTCATAGAGGGAACTGATGAATAAAGAGCTTATGCGAGATGCTAGTCAAGTTTATTTCTTAAGATATAAAAATCTCACACACTCAATACCAGCCAATATTCGCTTTGTTTCTAAACGTGATTTTGAACAAATCACAGCCATAGAACACAGCAGCTTCGATTTTCATTCCACATTATGTGGAGACAAGTGTTATGTTGTGGAGCATGATGGTTTTATTGCTGCGTACGTCATAATAAAGTATCATCAAGACCATATAGAATTATGTAATCTTGCAGTTGAGCGTTATCACAGAAGGCGAAAAATAGCATCTCTCATTATTGATATGCTAAAGATAAAGCTCAACTTGGAAAAGAAAGATTATATTTCTGTTCATATCAGTGAACGGAATCTACCAGCACAATTATTTCTACGTAGTAATGGTTTTGTTGCGAAAAATGTGGTTCGCAACTATTATGCACCAGACCATTCTGCCTACTACATGGAATTAGAGTCTGCCTGAGATATTGTATTTATAACTAGGTGATTGCAGGATTTCTGTTAATCAAAATTATACGAAAAGGAGATTTCTATGCCAGCAGTAAGTAAAGCACAGCAACAATTTATGGGTATGGTGCATAAACACAAGGAAGAGGGCGGAAAGGCATCTCCAGCAGTCAAGAAAGCCGCTAAGGGTATGACTGACAAGGCAGCCAAAGATTTCGCCTCGACGAAAACGAAGGGCCTTCCTAAACATGTCAAGAAAGAGTCTTTCGACCAGCAGTTGAACGATGCCCTGTTTAGTTAATGATGACCATTGCCAGATAATGCGTGATGAGTTTAAGCTGCTTAATAAATATGACCCAGAGCAGCTAAAAAATTTCTTTCTACGCTATAAATTCTTCAGTACTAATGACTTGTCGCAAGTCTTGTCGTTTGGCTCTAGATATATCAGGATGCTAAAAACAAGAACTGATGGCACTGATCTAATTAGAACCAAGCGTCCAAGCCCAGTACCTAAGTGTGTTTATATTGTTCCAGATATAAAACTAGAACCCGGTTGGGATTGTGCAGAATGGTGGAGACATTATTATCAACTCTATGGTATACGCACTTTATCTAGAATAACACACCTAAACAGGAGGACTGTTACCAAGCGTCTGCGTAAATACAATATACCAACAATGCCTAGGAGATCTAAACATACAACTAATCCATGTAATAATTATGAATGGTTGTACAAACATTATGTGGAATTAGGTCAAACTTTGGCTATGTGTGGGAAAATTGCAGGTGTCTCAAAAGATTCAATATCCACTTGGTTGAATAAGTTTAAAATTCAGGTAAGAACTAGATATGCACCAAAGGTTTCGTCGTCGACGCGTACGACCTGGGACGACACCACTGTGGGTGAAGTTACTAGCGTCCCAACTAGAACAGACTGACATAATAAAAACTGCATACCTACGTCCGACAACAATTCAAGCAGTATACAAGACCGGGATAAGAGAATTATATTATTTCAAGGTTAAAAAGCGCAAGAAAAAGCGACATGATAATACTTTCGTTGTTAATCCAAAATTAGCTGCGATAAGACAGGAACTACAGGTATTCAAAGAATACCGCTATGACCCGCTAGATGAATCTCCCACATATCATTGGTGTATTAATCGCAACCAATTCAACGAAGCCACGCTAATGGAGCGGCGCATAGCCATGCACCATCTGCTCCGTGAGATTCTTAAAACAAAGCCAGAGCCAGATTGGTATCCCGAGGAGATACTTGAAAAAGATTGGGAGCAATTGCAGAACGCAAACTCTGATAAGCATCTGATAAATGGTGCGATTACCTGTTTTCCTAGGGGACGTATTCCTCCATATTTTCGAATATTAGAGCATTTCTTTAATCCCGGTGCCAACCAAACAGGTAAGGTACTATGGACTGCGTTAAGAACTGTGTGCGATAAAAAGAAGGTTCGTATAAGTTCTTCGAACATTCGGAAAGTTACTAGATGGTTCACCCGCCGCAGGGTTATAAATCCATTAGTATATTGCGCTTTATTTAAATCACTGAACGTAACTGGTGTTGTTGCTGATCTGCATCCAGGATTCGGTTCTAAAGCTTTAGCGTGTGCCATGATGGGCCTGCCGTACTTGACCATTAAAGATGACAGGTTTCAGAGGGCTTTAGATTTAGGATTTGCTAGTTTCTTACGAGCTGATTTTGGGTGGTTTGAAAATCAAAATGTAGAATTACTCATTTCCGACAATAATTTAGATGGCTTTCACATGCCAAGCAATGACGTGCTAAATTGTACACAACGGATGATATGTTATGCTTCAAGAGATGACAAATTGAAATTAATAGAACAACATAATCCGACCAATGTTTTACAATTGTATGACCATGCTGTAGAATCGAAATTACTGCGTGAATCTAATTATTTCCTCTTATGGTAGGTAAAATGAAGATACTCACCTTGTACATGGCTTATTTTAGATTACCTGATGATTTCTCTGGAAGTACATCTGATGCTCTCAGATTAATGGCAGACTACCATGATAAAGTGGCTGGCGATTCGAAGTCTCATAAATCAATATATAAGCCAATGCCACCACTTGATTCTACTCTATCTGAGGCGTTCGGATCTACATTTGATGAGTTCATTGATGCGTGCAGGACGACAAACGATTGAGTGGAATATTAAGATTGAGAGACTTCGATCCAAAGGTCCGGATTAAACACCTGTAATTGGAGTAAAAGAGTGAGCCATATTTGCTAGATTATTGCAAATATACTTTATGCCTTCTTGTTGACTGGTGAGAGTTGTTCAATGAATTGAATTATCCTGAATAGTGAGCTATTAAATGACGCCAGCCACAGGGTCGATATTTTTCAGAGATGACTATGGAACATTATATTGGACTCAATGGGAGACAATAGATGTAGATGGCGTAAGTGTGATAGATTATACTACTATTACCAAAATGCCTATTGTTTGGGGCGAGATGCGAACGTGGGATGTTAGGTTTTGTGTTAATGGGGCGTGTGGTGTTGTTAGAGTGCAGGCATCAGATGCTGATGCCGCTGAGCAAATAATTAGTAATAGATATAGTAATCTCACAGTCACTATTATTTCTGTTGTGGAGGTAAATCTTGGAATAGATTATGGTCGTGTTGACGGAGACACGAAGAATGTGTATAGGCGTGGAATTTGCACTATTGAGCGACAAATTATTGAACCAAGCTCTCTTGGATATGTCGGATATATAATTACGGAGAACAACTCACAATCTACATGTTATTTTCAAACCAGCTTCAATTGTGGTACTGGGCCAATAGACCAATTCAAGTATCACTTTGACAATGCTGTATCCGGTATCGAATCTGCGCCTGTAACATTGGGGCCGCGTTTTATAGATCCAGAAAGTGTAGGTACAGAGTTAGTTTTTCAATGGGTTTTAGCAGATGGAACAGTAGTACCGGTATGTGATAAAGAATCTTTTTGGTTTGTAGATGTATGGGGGCCAGATTTTTTACCTTCACAATTACCGTGCTTATCTCCATCACTTTCGCCGTCATTGTCGCCATCTCTTAGTTTGTCGCCGTCATTGTCGCCATCTCTTAGTTTGTCGCCATCTCTCAGTCTATCACCGTCTCCATCTCTTAGCCTATCACTATCTGTGTCGCTTTCACCGTCTCCTAGTTTGTCAGTATCTCCCAGTTTATCACCGTCGCACTCGCCATCATTGTCGTTATCACATTCATTGTCGCCTTCGTTGTCAGTATCATTATCACCGACACCATCCGTATCTTCATGGCTGTCGAGGTCGCAATCGCCATCAATATTGTCACCATCTTTGAGTAGCTCGCCATCAGCGTCATATTCTCCATCGTTATCGTTGTCGCCTTCATTATCATTATCTCCTTCACATTCTCTGTTGTCTCCGTCATTATCGCCATCGCTATCACAGTCTCCATCACCGTCGTTGTCGATATTATCACCATCATTGTCGCCATCACCGTCGATATTATCACCATCTATTTCAGCGTCACCCTCTCTATCGCCTTCGCCTTCGTTATCGCCGTCATTGTCGCCTTCACCATCAGCTTCATTACTGTCGCCCTCTCTGTCGCCCTCTCTGTCGCCTTCGTTGTCGCCATCGCCATCATCATCGCCGGAGCTTATCACCGGAGATTATCGCACTCCTCGTGTTGCTGATGCAGTTGATGGCAGATTTGTGATTACTTGGGCAAATTACGATGTTCCCGCTACACCGGTCGTAATGGCGCAGGTGTTCGCATCAGATGGTAATCCTACAACAGCGCAATTTACCGTACCGTCATATGGCGATCCATATTCAATAGAACCAGATGTAGCCATAGCAGACGATGGTACTTTTATTATAACCTGGAGTGGGCCAGACCTGGATTTTGAGAGAGGTATTCATGCCAGAATGTATAGTGCAACTGGTGTTCCGTTAGGAGATCAATTCAGAGTTAATGCACTTGCAAATTCATATTATTATGATCCAGCGATAGCAATAAACCCGACTACAAAAGCTTTCATGGTCGTGTGGAGCGAGCTATACCTAGATATTAGCATAACTGATAGTGATATTTATGGTCAGAGATTTAGCGCCGATGGTGTTAAAGTTGGATCTACAAACTTCAAAATCAGCACCGGTGGAGACGGACAACACAGAACTACTGATATCGACGTAGCAGATAATGGTGATTATGTTGTAGTTTATACTTACGAAGGACCTTCTACAGCAACTCAGAATGTATATGGTCAACGGCTTAATTATTCAGGCACAAAACTCGGCTCCGAATTTCAAGTTAATACTACATCTGGTGGCGGTGGTGGCACTTATTATATGCATTCGAGAGTCTCATTCGCTCCAAGTGGTACATTTGTAGTAACATGGCACGTATATGGCACCCATAATATTTATGGCCAACGTTATACTGCGGCTGGTGTAAAAGCTGGGTCAGAATTTGTAGTAAACCTTGACGCAACATATTCTCATTTATATCCCGATGTCGGTTGTGATCGAGATGGTAATTTTGTAATTGTTTGGCAGTCATATCATCAACCAGATGATCCGATTGATAGCAATAATATAGGAATTGTTGCTCGGCAATATAATGCATCTGGTATTGCTACAACATCAGAATATATAGTTAATAATCCTAGTCTAGCACACAGAGGTCTTGGTGACCAAACGAATCCGGCAGTAGCAAGAAAGGCTGGAAGTGGCCAGTGGGTAACAGCCTGGGTCGGTCTGCAAGGTGTGGCACCATCCGGAGGCATATCTAATGTCTGGCATTCGCAGACAGCTGGTAATCCTGTGCCAGATATTTCTTTAACTATGACTAATCCGCTTTCTGGGAGTTATGTTGCTGGTGCAATTGTCCCAGTAAATTGGACAGCATATGGTATTCAGTCTGGATATACAGTTAATCTGTGTTACGCAACCCAACCAAACACAAGCGGGACTGAATATTGGATTTCTGTTGGCGAGATTACGGCAGTAAATGGAACTGCTAGTTGGAATTGGGATACGACCGGAGTGCCACCAGGAATATATTACATTGGCGGATATATTTGGAATGGTAGCACCGCAACTTACGGATTTGGCGCTACGTCGTTCACAATCACCTAAACTGCCCGTACCGATCTAGATAATATAGTAACAAAACCAGCCGGTTTACCAGATAGCGGACGCCTTTGCCATTCTTGAACAGCAAAATTTGCCTTCTGGTTGATGCCAACTTGTAATTTGAAAGCATCCTTCATTTGTTCTGTAGTGCCCCTTCTGACTTCCTCACCATTGATTAGAAGTCTTGCGCGTTGCGTTTCATCTGGATTTTCATAATATGCCTTGTCAAGAAACGCTGTGTGTTCACAATCGTCTTTTTGTTCTCCTGGGCGTTCACGCCCAACTAAATCTGCTATAAGTAATTCCATATACTGACACTCTTCTTCAGAAGCTAATGGAATAACAAGATTGATTGGGAATTGTGTTGTAGTTGCGATAATAGCACCTATGCGTTGATTTGTTGAGCTCTGATAGTAAAATACATTATGTATTTTATAACTAGGCGACTACAGAGAATTTTCTAAACATGGAGTAGATCATGGATAAGTGCAAATGTGAGTGTGGCTGCAGTGTGCCGCCAGCGATAAAGGATGAGGAATCGAAGGTTGAAACGCCAGTGATAGCGACTCAGGCGTTATCTCGGTCCGCAGAAGCCGATAATATGAGCGTTCCAATCAGAACAGTAATGTATGTGGAAACAGGTAATCTTCCACCGAATGAAGTCCGTGATATTGTGGCTTCACTCATGGGCACACTCCATCCTGGGCATCCGCATTTCGTTGTACCACTTCGCAATGGCAAGATGAACACTGATATTGATTTCGAGAAAGAGGTCCTTGATTTCGTCAATTCGATCTGCGAAATCACCGACGATGGTGGTAGCGGTGCGAAGATTGTGTTGAAGGGCGGGTGTCACGACGTCAATGTGATCCGAGTTAGGGTTTAACTGGATTGCTGAAAGGATAATATGCTACTTGGAAACACTATTCAGAGCGACATCGAAGAATTAAGGTTTGGGGTATACCTAGCGGTCGATGTGGGCAATGATCACAGAAAAGTTTTCAGTGATAGTTATTATCTGATCCATGTTGTTGGCGAAGCCCCATTTCTATCGATTAGCCGAATAGTATCAATACCAGGGTTATCAGAAGTTAAGATCGACGAGCATGGCCGTTACCCATTCGACATACGTGATTTGAAAATCATACGGCCCATTTGCGACCTCCATGGGTTGTTGATTTGATAGGATAATACCGAAAGAGCCAGGTCGATATTTTTCGCCCTGGCTCTTTCGGTTTCAGATTAGGTGAGCGGATGGAAAGTGCAAGCTAATACTGCTTTGTCAATCATCAGCGTCAAAGCCGATATCATAGTTTCAATGTTAGTCGGCAGGCTTGTCAATGGCGTAGTCGTGGAATGACTGGTTGTTGTGTCTCGCTCGTACGTTATTGAAATCGGAACTGTTGTGTTATCGTCCAGTGTGAAAGTAAGATTCAGATGTATCACAACATCATTGATTTCTTTGGCAACAGCTGGTGCAACACTTATCCAGGTAAATCCCTCGGATAATCCAATTCCAGCGATGAGGTTGGCGAGCGGATAATACCATTCTATATTATACATGTCGCCGGTAGCGATACGACTGTTATCTTCATCGACGCTCCAAACTAAAACATTTACGAGGTCTGGAGATTCGATTTGGCAATGAAAGTTACCAATGTCGTTATTCGCGTAAGCGACCACCCCAGAAAGAAAACCAACTACACTATTAGCCGCTGCCATGTGATGTCCTCCAATACTGTAAATTTGATTACACTATTAGTTCCTAATTATGAACATGTAGGGAAGCCAGCGCAAAGCTCAAATGTGTTCATTTGGCGATAGGATTGTTGTTGTTCGTCCCAAACAAGTTGTCCGTCAAAAGCAATATCGCACACTCCAATCTTTTCTTCGGCGTATAGCGTGATGTCTGTTGATACTTTGTCTGGGTTATAATCATAACCATATCTTGTTACACCATCGGTAAACGTGAATGGAAGGGCACCATTTTTATAATTATCAAGCGAGCATTGAAGAATATCGATTGTCGTGGCTGTTATTTCTTGATTGCATACCAAAGCTGAACAACCACAATCTGCTCTATATCCTGTTTGGTATGATATTCCACTAATGAAGTAGAATAATATGTCTGTACCAGTAGGGACAGATCGGTCTATTCCTAGGGCATCGAATAGTTCTGTCCTAGTTCCAGACCTATCAAAATCATATTGGATGTACGGTTGATACCCAAATGACGACGGGTACCCATCAATATAATCAATATAATATGGTGCTGTAGAATGACATAGACTAGCAGTCGAGAAGAGAGGATTGTCTGCTACACTTATTATGCTATCAGCTGCACATGCTTTGAGATGAACCACGACATCATCTGTTGCACACTCACTAAATAATACGTCAGCCGGCCCATCGAGAACAGATTTGTAGACTTTGACTACAACAGACGTTTCTGTTACTGTAATAATCTTAGCAGATAGAGTATAGATATTGTCAGCCAACGTTTTCAATTCGATACCGATAGTTATGGTTGGTATCGAATTGAAAGTGTAATCGTAAGCCCAAGTTATACCACCAAGAACGTAATCCTCGGCATGTGAAGTGGTTGTTCTTGGTGGTGGCGTCATTGACTCCAATGTTATGGCTGGATTGCCATTTTGTTGATTTGAATAAATGGCATGTACTACATCGCTATCACTAAAAACGCTATTTGTTCCTAAGATATGAGAACCGAAACTAGGGATATCAGGTTGCAATCCATTAGCGGTTATCGTGAAAGGTGCATCATCGAATATTAGATGTTGGTTGCCATTAGTATCGCTTACCAGTATTGCATTTAGATAGGTTGGATGGCCACACGGTTGATTATATGGTCCACAATTGGTACTGTATTTGTCATCCCACGGCTTTGCGTTCCATTGTGGGTGGGTAAAATCTAACTCTAATTTATTGAGTGTGGCGAACCTCGTTCCAGGAAAATGCATTAACGGAACTTGAATTCCCAAACTCGACCTTTGTAGTGCTAATAAATTCTTCTCACCAGAAATGCCATTTGTTAAGTATGACCGATTTGTGAAATGGATGTTTTCACCTTGAACAGTATCATACGCTCTCAACAATCTACCTAGAAAACTGTTGTTTGCTGGAACTAGCGGCGATTGGTATGGTTGCGTTAACGCTGGTCCTTGTATGGAATTTGTCAGCTCAGAAGTCGCCGGAAATGCGTAATAAATGCCATTTCCGAAGCTGAGTTTACACATTGTAGCTTGATATTGTTCTGAACTCACCAGAGTCATTTTGCGTAACAGTTCATCTTCTACACGTCCTTTATAGCAATAATCGGATATTCCATCTAATTTACAAAAATTACTTGGTGGTGTAGAATATTCTCTACTAAAAGGGCCGTACTCAGAACTATCATTATTTGAAGACGCACCAGCACCAGTAGGGTAAAAAACGCCGTGCACGCCATCAGTAATTGGTGATAAGTCAGTGTTAGATTGACTAGCTATGCTTTCAGCATTAGAAAAAGGTGTTGGATCATATACCACATCACCATTTTCTGTATCGGTGCCGGGTACTAAGCGATTTTGACCGCGATATGTAAATTTACAATCTGTATCATCAGATGGTAAAGTTGGAGCTAATCGTTCATCACCAATTTGTGTGACATCTCGATCGATATATACTGGACCTGTTGCTCCAATTACAGCTTTCTGCTGCATATATTGTGTTGTATTAACCCAAGCTTGGAATTCTTCTGGAAGATTATCTAATATCTTCTTGCGTAATGCTATATCCTCTGGTTTATAACCAAGATCAGATGGATCAATAGAACAGTCATTAACAGGTATGTGTGGAATAATTGCTGGCGGGACCTGTAGCTTACCAGCATCAACATCATACCGTTGTTCTACATCGCCACCAACGCAAAACGGAGTAACTTGGTAAGTTTCGTTTAGATTGGCGTGATAGATAAGAACGTTCAATAATGAATGAAACGCCTTGATTTTGAACAAATAATCGATTAAGAACTCTAAAACGTCACTACCTATTTGTTCTCCGTTTTGTGTTAATAATTGAATATCAAACCTGTTGCTATATAGGTTTGATATTTTATCTGGTACCACTAGATTTTCGCGATTGTAAGTTGCGAAAGCGTACAATAACAATTCACTATCTGGCGCATTTGTACCTTGTAGGCCATACTTGTCATCAAATTGAATAGCACCATTAAATGTTAAATATAATAAGTTGGCTTTCCTGTCTATACTAACACCACTATATATAAAAGGAGGCTGGCTGCCCGTTGAATAGTCTTTAACTGGGTTTCCCGTATTAGTCGATTCATCAATCACAACCTGAGACCAACTATCTAAACCATCGGTTGGTATAGTTGGCATTTCGCAATCAGCATAATTACCTGGGTTGTTATTGCAATTGGTGGTAGCTATACCTATACTGCACGATATTTCTTCTAATTTTTTGTAGGTCTTGCTAATATGAGTATAAGTTGTATTGATAGTAGTATTTTGGAAAGCAGAAGTTACGACTAATGTTGTATCGCTGACGATTGACGAGATTATCCTCGATGTTTCACCAGTAACAGTAATCGTATCTCCAACAACAAAATCTGTTAAAAATGTTGTTCCTATTCCAGTGAGTGTTGTTGTGTTATACGTTGATACCGTACCAACACCGATGGCATTCTTTCTCACTAGATAGGCGTTTAATGTGATATCACCACCACGTACGATATTAACTATCCCTTGATTCTCTTCTGTATATATCGGGCGGTAAAGCAAAGGTATTGTCAATTCTCCGAATCCGCTCGTATTATATCCGACCAAAACAGGTTCGATTTGGCATTTCTCTTCAATTACAATTTCTTGGTCTGAGTAAGCTGGTGGCAATTTTTCGCCCGGTCGTATCAAACGCTTACCATCAGCAGACCAATACAGTTTATTAACATAAACGATATATCCAAACAATTCGAACAAATCATAAATAGCATTTCTTGACCCCTTGAGCTGTTGAAGACGTACGACATTCCGAAGCATAGTCTTACGTAATCTATATAAGCTCTGAGGATAATATGGTAAGTCTAGGCCAAGTAGATAACATAAATAAGGGACATATTGTGGAGTAATGAAGTCTACCCAATTTACACTTCCTAATAAATATTGTTCATCGAATATGTCTTGGAGAATATCGGTAAAAGGACGATAAAATTCAATCGTCGTATCTTCACTTTTCTTATTGCTTGTCAGGTATGGTGCTGGAGTCAACCTAACAGTTTCCTCCATGACCTGGCCGGGGTGATTTAATCTGAAACGATAAACAGAAGTGGCTTTTCTAGTTATGTCGATACAATTTAATTGTCCTGGTGTCGATTGGCTTTCAATTCTGCTATAATATTCTGCTTGATAAGTTAAGTTGTACCAGTCGGGCGGAAGTTGATCAGTTTCGATTGTGATATCACTTAGATCGTAATAGTTGGCAGTGGGATAATATGCTATGTTTCCGACAGACCCAGAAGCTGTCGTATACTGCATTAAATCACCGCCGACAGCATCGGCATAATCGATCGGTGTTAATATTTGATTACCGTTATTATCAACTCCTGTGATTGTATAGAATGTTTGCATCTCAGGATGTATCATTCTACTAATCATCTCTGACATTGATATGTTTTTGGCGAATATTTCGTGGTCCGGAGACATAAGACCTATAGGTATTTGTCCGACAACTAATGCTTTATGTGGGACGTCCTCGATAACGATCCTTATAGCAGCACCACTACAATATTCATTACAAGTGGTCGTTTTAACGCCCATACAGTCATATTCAGTGCAACTACCACAATCGCAATTTTGAACAATTACTTCGGAATTAGCTATGGATGCACCAGACAAATCTCTGCGATCTGTCTCCATCAAAATCATCGGTAATCCAAAATTACGCCAAGCTGTACGATTATTGTTGACGGGCAGCAGGACAAAGCTCGGAATATGAGGATTCGTTTGCATACTTGGTTATTTCCTTCGACGTATGTACTAACCTAGTATCTTTCATAGCAAATATATTGTGATCCGATACGGAGATTTTAATGGATATATCGAGAATAGCTAGCACGATATGCGAGGATGCTGATATACAGTTACAAACATTGTTCAATAACTATGTGGCGTCCGTTGACAATATCAAGTTAAATGGGTTCAGAAATTATTGCTCGCACCGTGGCGTCATCATCACAGAAGACATGTTTGAAGAGATACTGGCTAGCAATGAGGAATATTTATTCACAGAGAGTGAAGATGGTTGGCTTCCAATATCATTAGATGAATTGGAATCTGAGTTAGACCTCTGATGATATATAATTGTCTGGTGCTGGTATCACTTTACTAAAGAGCATTTTATAAGTGTCTATTTTATCGATGGTATCGATCCAGAACTGATAAACAACAATCGGGCGGCTATCTATGATGAATTTCATCATTTCATCCCAGCTACCTGCTTCATGAATATTAGCTTTTGCCGTGACATAATTAACACTAACATCCCCGCCATTGTCCTGAATCATTATAATCCTACTATTTCGTGTTTATGGATACTGTTCATCAAATACTTGACCAACCTCCGACGAAAATTAATGAAAGGATGATATTATGACATATGACCAATTCATCAAAGAATATATCGTTGACGGCAGAATGTATTCGTCTGCAGAAGTTATAACCTTGATTCAACAAGCGTGGGTTCAGGCGATCAATGAGCAAGTGCAATTAGAGGGCAGATGTGTCAATCGACAGTCCCCATGGACTAATTGCAAACAACAGGACTTCCATTTACATACCGAAGACTGTCCGTGCCCACCGGACCGCGAATGCGTTCAAGATTGTCTCCGGCGATGTCCTCCGTGCAGCACATCATGGCAAGTGTCTAGTGGCTAAGCCTTGATTCTATGCTGTCTGCTACTAGATTATTGTGCTCCGCAATTTGGATTGGGCCTGCAGCACCTGTATTTAATTCCTCTACCTTCCTACGATAACTACATCTATCCGCGTTTTCTAGTGCTTCCAATTGTTTGCGGTAATAACGCTCAGCAGATTTTACGGTTTCGAACCAAACACGTGCCTTTTCTTTATCATCCGCCACCTGTTTTAGTAATGTGCGAAGAAGCATTATTTTGGATGGCTCTCGCTTTTTATCTGGCCTCGTCTGGTATGATTTTAAACCCAAAAGTTGAATCCTTTCAAGCACAGCTTTTTTGGTTTCATCTGATGCTTTTTTGAATTCAACGGTAAAGTGAGAATTTACTCTACCAGCTTTATTGATGTATATGGATATGAGTTGATCGACTGATAATGGCATGATTCTAATCCTCTATGTTTTATGGTAAATTATAGTGTTTCTTAACTCGTTCGACTAACTTCTTATCAACTATTTGTGGTTTGTCGAGTTTCAGAAGTCCATTTTCATAATGATAAACTGCTAAAAGCAATGATATTCGCACAACCACCCAAAATGCGATAAAGACCCAAAGAGCGTAAATCAATATCAGACGTCTCTTACTCATGACCTACCTAACCTGATAGCTTGACCTATGTGTTTACCTGTCAGAACGTATTTCCAAGTCGTTTTGCACCAATGACCTTCTTTGACCCACCATTGGCGTGGTAGCACATTCCAAAATCTTAGCAATAATTTCATTACGGTCCTTGTTAAACAGCGTCGAGCTACAGCCACCACCAAAAGCAGGGCAGTCATTCTTATTTTCGAACTTTTCTACATGAGCGACGATTTCTATATATCTGCTGCACAAGTACGTCCTATCAGGTTGTTCTTCCAGAAAAACACACTGATGTTTCTCTTCGTCCCATTCACCATACGGACACGGCCCTTGTTTGCAGCAAAAGCCGCACTTTACGCAATCTCGCAATATGTCGTCACAGCGGGAGTCGATGGGAGTCGAACCCATAATCACGCCTTCGGTATGCCTAAAAATCCTAGCCTAAACCGGATCATGTATTGCACTGGCCGTTGCGCGGACGGCTGGACCAATACTGTTAGCTTTCGATTGACGTGTCGCACCTGCCGACCCCGAATTTAAGTAGTTAATAACCTGATCAAATTCACACCAACAGTCATAGCAATGTGATATGAGCAAATAATTTCATATTTCTATTCTGTTCAATTCCGGCACTTCTCGCGCGTAGTATTTGACATTCCCTAACATACGGCTCTGCACACCAGCACAAATGCTACCATGTCCAAGTAAATTTACGAAAAACCAGTTCAAATCGCCATCAGGAATCGCCCAAAGAATTTCTTCAATTTCTTCTAATACACCACACGGAATGATCTTCTTGGTCATCGGTGCACCATAGATGTAGGCGTGGCTGTGAATCATAAAATTGATTCTGGGAAGGGTTTTATACAGGGCCAGCTGGATCGGTGTATCAACAGAAGGCTTGTCGTCGCCATAATAACTGACGTGTTCCGGTGTGTCTTCGACAGCAACGAAGCTATTAATACCGAGGTTTCGTTTATCGATATTCCTTCTCGTGACATAGATTTTGCCTTTGCCACGAAATGACGGAAATCCACTCTCACATCTAAATGAGGCATTACCCAAGAATCTACTAGTCGGAGCGTGTATCAACTGATGGAACTTCGCAGCATGCATCTTAACCAATACCATGAACTCTTCGGTTTCTTCATTTAGACCAGTAATCGGTATTGCCTCGCCGATTTGTATGCTTGGTTTTCTTGTGAATTTGCGAAGTTGGTTCAACCTACCCAAAATCGCTAAGGCTAATTGTTTCGGGTCATGGGCCGCTCTAATAAAGCAATTGCCAAGAGGATCGAGGAGGTTAGCGTCTACGCCTTCGTTATGCATGATGAGCTCCACCAACAAATTACTTTTCGTCTGCAACGCTCTGGCGATCAGTTCTAAACAACTATACTTATACCCATCGTTGCGCTTGGATGTGATCAACATGCAGGTCGGATTAATTTTCTTGATTTCTCTGACCAACTTCGGCTTATCGTTCGGAACGTTAGCGAACCAAAAAATGGTATCGAATTTTGTGAAATCGATGCCGACTAGATCGTCGAATTTGCCACCATTGAATGACTTGTGGCTTTCGAACTGTCCATTGGAGATGATGTAGCCGATCAGCGCATCTCCATATGCCGAAGGCCAACCACCAACATCATTGAATGTTCCAACAACGAATAGAGCTTTCATCTTTTCTTTCTCTTCTTCATAGCAATTAGCAAGAACCGAATCGTGTTGAGCAGAATCCATCGCCATAGGAATCTGGTGTGAAGCTCAACTCTTCTAGCTTTTTGAGGTCTTCTGGCGACACAAGTGACGGTGTAATTGCAACGTTTAGTTCGTCATGGTTGCAGTGTGTTGGGTATTGCGGATTACCATACTTCCGGAAAATCGTCAACGCAGTGATTAAGTCGTCCATTATTTCAACTTCTCCTCTGTGATTTTGAATAGACCGTCGATGCCCAGATTACAAACGTCGAATTCTTCGTACCCAAAGTTCTTTTGCAGGAAATCAAACAGGCTGCGATGGTCTGATAGTCTCATCTGCAGATCTGCCAAGAGTTCTCTCGCTAACTTTTCGTCACCGAATCTTTTGGAGAACGGCAAGAATGAATAAAAGTTTCCTCCATTGAATTGCACTGAAAAGACACCGGCTTTGATTCTGATTTCGAAATAGATGTTCATGGTTGTATTGCGTTTTGTGGTAAGCCATTTTCATATAAATCGAATGCATCAATGTCACCGAATATGCCATACTTTTTGCTTCGCAATGCTCTTTGATAGACGAACGATTTATTTAAGTGTACACCGAAATATGCTGCACCATCGATCCATGTGGGGTCGATGACGTGATTGAACTCGTCGACGCACCAAGCATGATGTACTGGGAAAAGTGTATTCGCTGGCATGGCTATACCTTCGACATAAGTGTAGCCTTTGTTGTTCATGAGTCTAAACGCATTCATGAAACACAATCTAGCCCTGCCACGCTTAATACCTGTTGGTAGCGATCTTGTGATATCAAACCTACCAATTTTCGATACGATGTCCTCGACGCCACGATACAGCCAATTACTAGCGTGTAGGCCGCGCTGTAATTGAGCTACTTGTTCGACATATTGTTTTAGGTTTTCTTCGTGTTTGGTCATTCTAGTTCATGCCGCGATATGGATTTGTCAAAAATCTGTATAATTCAGCGAATTCTTCTTCGCTCATATCGGGGTTCGCCTTACGCAACCCATCGTGAAACCCATCAAAGTATGAGCAGGAAGGTTTCCCACATGGGTAGCTGCAAGCAGCGCAGTCTTTGTTTAACCCATCTTTATATCCCCGTTTATACGATTCTGTTAGTGCTTGATGGCTCATTATCTCTCTTCGTGTTGGTCATTCTAGTTCGTTTCTGGTACGATTGGCGATGGATCTGGCCAGAAAGTTCCGTCTTCCAATTTGAATGAAACCCACGCAAACTGTTCGCAATCGCGACCATCGTGATTCGATTTCAAACAGCCGCATACGCAAAGTTCATCGACAATTTTGCGATCGTCTCGAATGAGTTTGGCGGTAGGTGCAATATCACGCACACGCATACTACTTATCCTATATCTGATATGATGTTGTTTACTTTGGTCCAGAATTTTGATGCAGATTGGTCCGGAAGGCTTTTTGAGAATTTTTGTTTGAAGTCTCGGCAGACTGTGTTGTATGCGGCAATTCGATAACTATTATTTTTGCGCATCGCCATCATGACTTCTCGTGCAGCCACGGCGCGATTCCAATTGCCCTTAATGCTGTGTAGTAAAAGCGCCTGGAACTCGTCTAGTAGCCGCTTCAATTCTGTTGACCAGTGATTAATCCATTTCTGTTTGTCATTTGTTCTTGCGTATTCAATTTGGTAGAAATGAATTAAAGCACCGGTCAGTTTGTGCTCTAATTGGTCTTTATAAGCACTCCTCGTGAATGCCATTTCCAATAACAATCTCATCATGACCTCCTCCAACTTATTATAGCACCAGAACGTATCTTTATCAATGCATCAAATATATTACATGAGATACTTCGATAGACTATTATACGAAGCACTTGATAATATAGACCCCTCGAAGGTGGGTGCGAAAATAGGAGATAAGGTCCGGGAAGAAAAGCCTAGAAAGAGCCTGCGTGGTCAGAAGCTCTACGACGAGATGAAGAGGATCTATAATCGTGCGGGCAAGGCTAAGGGTGAGGAAAGAGATAAGCTATTCGATGAAGCCGAGGCTCTAAAGACGGAAACTAATGCTGCGGAGTTCCAGAAGTGCTACGATAGAATCTGCGAAGATAACAGAGATAACAAAGAATTCGCTAAAGCATTAGAGGACCGGTCGCACAGGGGCGATAATCTGGCGACGTGGATGTTGAGGCATCTCGTCAACAAAGCCCAATCTGGTTGATCACCACCGGAGTTGACATTTCAACCAATCCAAGAAGATTAGCTTGATTATCTTCTCGCTGGTCGTCAGTTCCTCTGGTTCTTTGCCACGGCGTTCGAGATATTGGCAGCGACTAATACGCATCCGTGAGCCCTTCGAGATCAGACAGCATAACACTTCTGAACAAAATCGTTGGAGATTTGTTTGTTCGATTTCTTCTATCTTTTTGGTTTTGTCTCTCATATAGCACCACAAAGTATTACTATTAATCCAAACTATCCTAAGCGATTTGCTTTGTGCTAATTGTCATCGGAAGAAACACGCTGAAAATTAGAAGCGCGATCGTCCCGTGGTGAATCTAGAACGCGCCCCCCAAGAAGTATTATTGGCTTCCTTACCGTTGTCCGGTTTCAAGATACCGGTTGTGTCCTTCAAGACGACGCCTTCCAAGATGTTCTCACCATCATCTTTACCAGACCAACCGGCAGCGGCATTTACGTCTTTGGCTAGTTGCCACGGAATATTATAATCCTCATATAGTCGAGGAATAAAAATATGCTCACTCAATTTGAGCCCAATATCAAAGTCCTTGCCGCCGACCGTAATAATAAACGGCTCTGAGTTTTGTTGAGCGATCAGGTCATAGCGATATTGGTAAGTGGTATCCAAGAGCCACTCCCCCTGCAGCACTAAAATATCCCAAATGGCTGCAATCCCTGAGACCTGGCGATTCTTACAACACATTAGACCACCGTCAAGATAATTCCATCCATCAACACCGAAGCCCAATTTTCTGCAGATCTCAAGGACTTCTGTTGCCATATATTGTGGGATACGGTTCGGTTGATGCTTACCGTTGTGGCGATTGAAGAACTCGACATCATCTCCAGCTATACTGAATTCGGTACGAAGATCGTTCACCTTCAATTGTGCCACCCACCCGTATTGTGAGTATACCCCTATTTCGGAGAATGGAATGGCATTTTTAGTTGGACGGGGCGGATAGATGTATCGCTTATTGAGCTTCATACTCAATTATAGCACGACACCGGACAGAATTAATATCCTGTTAAATTAATAAGCATCGTTGTTGTGCTATAACAAATCAGAGTGCTATTCAACACACCACCCATTGGCGTAATGTTGAATAGCACTCGTTCCCAGGTGACTACAGGTGCCGTACTTAAGGGTCATGCGGATATCGAATGTTGAATAGCACTCGTTCCCAGGTGACTACAGGGGCGCTAAACTGCAAAGGCGAATGTTGAATAGCACTCGTTCCCAGGTGACTACAGGAGAACACGGCGAATGTTGAATAGCACTCGTTCCCAGGTGACTACAGGAGACTGTCTAAATCGTTCATTTTAGTTCAAAATGTTGAATAGCACTCGTTCCCAGGTGACTACAGGGCTAAGACCGTTACAAATGTAACTATTCCAAATATTGAATAGCACTCGTTCCCAGGCGACTACAGGTGAGTAGAATGTTAAATAGTGTTCGTTCTCAGGTGACTACAGGGCTTGCCCAATCGAGTATCAAGTAAGCCGAATAGTGTTCGTTCCAGGTAACTACAGGACTACAGGGCATCGTCGATTCGTTCTCGGAAAGGTTGTAAATGGCGTTCGTTCCCAGGTGACTGCAGAGGCTCGATGAATAGATTGAATTCCAGTTAACCAATTCCTTTTTTGTGCTACAATTATGAAGACTCAATCAGAGGCGTCCTGTACGTCTCGAAGGCGAGAATAGCTGCGGATCTAGCATACCGTGTTAGCCCTCGCCAGAGTCACCTTTTATTTATATGATTATAGAGGATAACCGTCCAAAGTGATTTTGGAGACGAAATGAGTGAATTAGTTGAAGCGAAGAAACCACGTAAAAAGAAGCCCGATGGCATCACGAAGATCATTCGCGTTGAATTGACCGGTAGTGATGACAACTTCGCAGCAGATAAAAAATGTCTCGCCGGATTAGCAATCCAAATGCAACAGATTGTGAACGATTACGCCAATCAATGGCTACGGTTGCATCAGCAAGCCGGAAATCATCTGGCCGTTCGAGAATGGATCGAGAAGGATAAGGAATGGGCGAAAGCCTATAAAGGCAAGAAGGGAGCACCGCCGCGTATTAAATGCCCTGTCAATCCGTGTGATCCAGCAATGTCGAGACAGCTTTACAAGTTGCTGACTGAGGAACATGGTAATCTCGGAACGAAGCCAATCGGTATCGTCACACAAATTGCCGCGAAGACTCTCACTCAGATGCCATCGTCGAAATCGGCTTACAAGCGATGGATGACGATTCTTTCCGGATTTGGTGAATTCCCACAAGCACAAAAACAAGCGCCGGTTCCGTTCTATACTTCGAACGCCAGCGTCATAATTCCGAAGACCATCAAAGACCCATGGAAATTGGAAGTTCGCTTCGAGAAGAGGATTGGAACGCGTACGTTACGTCCAATGGTCTTCAAGATGCGAACAGGTGGTCGCAATTTGAAGACCATCCGCGAGGCTTTGTGGAAGATTGCGTCCGGAGAGTGGATTTTTAACACTTCTTCACTCGTTCTTCGTGACGGTCGGTGGTATGCCCATATTTGCTACAAGATTACAAATGTCGAGAAGCCAGTGTTAGACGGCATGAAGACGGCTTTCGTGTCTGCGGGATACCACAATGGTATGATGCTGCGAATCGGTGATAGGACCTTAATGAGCCTCCTCGATGGCAAGCAGATTGAACGTGTACGGCAGTCGCTCACTAACCAACGTTTTGGTAAGAATGAATCGTACAAATACGCATCGAGTGCCAGGAAAGGACACGGTAGGAAGTCGATACAGTGGCGCGATAAGATTAGGATGAAATGGCGTGATATGGTCAAGACGACCAATAGCCGATGGGCCGCAGAAGTTGTGCAACGGTGTATCAAATCCAAGACAGGTCGTGTCGTTGTGTATCAGCCCGCTGGGGACTTGCGTGATTCGAGATGCCTGTCCAAAATTGGGAAGATTCCTGGACTCAGGGAATCGACCGGATGGGACTGGTATCAGATGCAGCTTTTATTACAACAAGCCTGCAAGGCTGTTGGTATCGAGGTCACGGTCAGGAAGATTGGTGAACGGAAGAAGAAGTTGAAAGCGGCATAGAACTAGGTGATTACAGGCCAAATAGACCTACCAGCGTAATGTAAATTGTTTAACTGATGGAGAATAGCGTTCGTTCCCAGGTGGCTACAGGACATCGAACACACAAGCAAGCGCTCGTTTCCAGGTGATTATAGGAAGTTTCCGGAAAGTATCAGACGGGAAGAATATCAGCAAGTTAACTCGTGCTACAATTATGAAACAAGACTCAATCAGAGGCGTCCTGTACGTCTCGAAGGCGAGAATAGCTGCGGATCTAGCATACCGTGTTAGCCCTCGCCAGAGTCACCTGACTACAGGAGCGGCATCGATACGTTCTTGTCGAGTCTAATAGAGAGTACCGTTCGTTCCAAGGTGACTACAGAACTTGAACCTTACACGAATAAAAGTCGAAAATGGAGAGTACCTCTCGTTCCCATGTGACTACAGGGCCTCGTTCTTCTGCTTGTTCCCAGGTGATTACAGGGCGTTGTGCAACGATTACAGGGCAATTAACCAATTCCTTTTTCGTACTACAATATGAAACAAGACTCAACCAGAGGCGTCCTGTACGTCTCGAAGGCGAGAATAGCTGCGGGCATTTCGTACCGTGTTAGCCCTCGCCAGAGTCACCTTTATTTTGGAGAGAGCTAGATGGGATTACAACGAATCGTCAAGAACAAAAGGGTTGACTTAATTGGTAGCGACGGAGACTTCGCAGCAGAAAAGAAGCTTCTGTCTACTCTCGCCACCAAAATCCAGCAGTGCACGAATGATTTCGCAGCTACTTGGCTCCGTCTTCATTATGAAGCAGGCAACCATTTGGTCGTCCGAGAATGGATGGCGCACGATAGACAATGGTTATATGACCCGGCCAGTCGGGTCGGTCCCCGTACCCGATGTCCTGTCGATCCATGTAGCCCTGAAATGAACGACCGGCTTCGTGCCATTATCGCCGAATCGCATCCCGACTACGACACGAAGCAGATTCAATTGGCAATCAACAAGGCGATGAAGAATCTGATCAGGAAGTCCGGCATCAAGTCGGCCTATCCTCGATGGATGATTGTTCTATCCGGACTTGGTGAATTGCCACAATCTTCTAAACGCGGTATAATTCCGTTTTACACAAGCGACTGCCACATCATCATACCTGACGCAGACGATGGTGATTGGAAGTTACAGGCGTGTCTAGATGATACCGTGATGGTCTTCAAAATCAAGACCAAAGATTATCGTCTTCATTCCATTCGTGATATGCTTTGGAAGATTGCTGCCAAAGAATGGGATATCAAGGGCGTCGATTTACTCGAACGCGACGGCAAATGGTATGCTCAGATTTGCCATTCTATCCCAAAGGTAAAGCTACCAATCGACAAGAATAAGACGGCTTTCTTGTCTGGCGGATTCGCACGTCCGATTTTGTTTCGCATTAATGGCAGAACGAGTACTCGTTTGCGCCGTGGTAACGATATTGGTTATACTCGCAAGTCTCTAACAATCCAGCGTGTCTGTAATGCTGGCAAAAGGAAGCGGAAAGTCGCGATCAGTAGCCGAGAGAAGTTGACGCGGCGATGGCGAGATTTCGTCAAGACGTGGAATATCCATCTCGCCAACGAAATGGTCAGGCGGCTCCGTCTTGCAGGTATAGGTCGGCTTGTGGTATTTGAGCCTGTTGGCGATACACGCGACGACCGATGCATGGAAAAAATCGGTCGTGTACGTGATTGCGATATGGAATCAACTCGATGGGATTGGCAACAAATGAGTTCGCTGATTCAAAAGGCTTGCAACAAGGTCGATATTGATGTTGTTGTTCGGCGTGTCGGCGAGTGTAAGCGTAAGAGGATGGCTGGATAACCCATCAGCGTAATGTTAAATAGCGTTCGTTTCCAGGTGACTACAGGAGAAACACGAGCGATGCAACAAATGTTAAATAGCGTTCATTTCCAGGTGACTACAGGACACAACGAGAAACACGCGAAATGTTAAATAGCGTTCGTTCCCAGAGGACAAATGTTAAATAGCGTTCGTTTCCAGGTGACTACAGGGTCGGGAAAAACCGCTGTCGTCTTTTTGAAATGTTAAATAGCGTTCGTTTCCAGGTGACTACAGGCCGAAAACGCTTGCGGTTTTCCGGTTGAAGTTAAATAGCGTTCGTTTCCAGGTGACTACAGGGATTATTCCCATACAGCAATTCGGGGTCTTGGTCAATATTGAATATCGACTACAGAGCAGTGTCGATTTGCGTTCGTTCCCAGGTGATTACAGGATTTCTGTTCGGCTGCTAGAATGTTAAATAGCGTTCGTTCCCAGGTGACTACAGGACACGACGAGAAACACGCGAAATGTTAAATAGCGTTCGTTTCCAGGTGACTACAGGCAGGTGACTACAGAATATGAGCCAGAAGAAATGGCTGCCCGTTCAGGTAAATTGTGTCCAATATGTAAGATGCCATTGACTGGCAAACAGAAGTATTGTAGTAGAGAATGTTACCATTTATCTGGTTTCCACAAACGATTGAGGAGAACTATTAATGAAATCGACAAAACAGACGAATCAAGAGTCCGCGAAGACATACAAAAGCTTATTGTTGGAAGCCAAGGAACTTCGACAGCAGAGCGGCAGTAACGCTTACCATCGTATTACGTTGCTCACGAAGGTCTACCATGATCAGGATTTTCGAAGCGATCACAACATGTTCGACGACGATAAGTTGCTCAGTATTCTTGACGAATACGTCGACGACCTTTGTGCAACATTCTATGAATTGAAGCTTGTTCTAGACCATTTCCCGGACGAGGAACAATGGGCAAATGGTAAGTTATATCAAATGTTACAAAGGGTCTTAGACGATAATGAGGCCAAGAATAGAGCAAGCAAAGCTGAAAACGCTCAGCCGACAACACCAAAGAAACGAGAAGATCCATATGCTGTAGCTCGTCGCGAAAAGGCACGAATGAGTGCTATTATTGACGAACTAATGGAAAGAATCAAACAACTCGAAGCCGAAAACGATCACTTACGAGATCTGCTCAAGAAAAGAAGGCCGCAAATGGCTTAGCCACAGTATATAGAATAAGGAGATTATTGTCGCGTTGCTTGTTTCCAGGTGGCTACAGGGGGTATAGAATGAAAACAGCTTTAAAAGTTGGGCAGAAGGTTAATATCTTCAAATTGTGGAGCGCCATTACATTTCCAAATGATGACTTGACAAATCGACCACCACTTTGCGAAGGGGTTGCCACTTTAGTGAAGTTGGTTCGGAAGTGTTATTCTGCTGTTAGACCATTCGAGACATGGATTGTGAAATTCGATGATGACGAAGAGCCGGTGGAACGCGACATAGCAGTTAGATTGCCACAGCCTTCAAGTATGGCATCTAGTTTAGCTAGATCTCCGGAAAGTAAAAAACTGCTGGCATTTATGGATATTACTGGCTTATCTGATGATTGGGTAGATCCAGTCGGCCACGGTGTCGTTGCTCACGTTAACGGCAGAGTACTGAATAATGCTGTTGGCGCGGTTGAGTTATCTGGTGATAATCAAATCAATGATGAAATATTAGTTCATCTTGAACACAGCGAATACAAGGTCGTTTTAAATCTCAATACACTACTGGTGTTCGCGACGAGATATATCAAGCAACAATTTGATATTGCTACCGAGGCTGTACAGGGTAAAGAAACTACTGCCGACTAGTGTTCCACGCTATCTCTTCGTCGGTACGCTCATTGGTTTGGTATAAAGTCTTACCAGCTTCCAATGCTGCATCTCCCTGACAACAAGCTACTTCTTCGTAGAACTCCACCCATTCCTGTATACCATGCCTGCGTCCATTTCTGCCGGTACCACTAGCTTGTGATAGTCTGTTGACAACACCGCCAGTTGCCGCGATGAAAGCAGCTACTGGCACAGATGTCTTGTTCGCTGGATTGTTGTTTTCCAACGAACAATATCCATTAATAATTGGAATTTCTCGAACGATTGTGATAGTATCTAGGCTCATTGTACCGCCAATCTTTACTCTGTACCCGAGGTGACGTAGCTCGAAGTTACAGTCAGCGAATTTGATGCAGACAAATTGTGAATCTGACCATAATTCACACGACTTTGTTCGATAACAACCTTCTTGCCTGGGGAGATAGTCAACAAACCATGTGCGGATTGTGCTACGTCACCAACGGCGGTAGTAGTACCAGCTTGGTAATTGACGCTAACTGGTTGATGTGAATTGTTGCCAAGTGTGTATACTGGTATCTTCATAATTTAGTTCTCCTGTTATAATAGCTTTGAATGGCACTTAATCAGATCTATCCGCATAATATTCGTTCTCGATTTCAGCTTGTTCCTCATCGTCTAATCTATCAACACCAAGTTTGGCAGCTGTTTTAACGGCTCGTTTTTGTTTTTCTGGAAGCAGATTGAAATCGTCTTCTGTTAATGCTGCGTTTAACATTGTTATGAAGTATCTCATACAAATATTTTTGAACATTTACACCTTTTGGCGGCATTATGGGTGTAGTTAGAATTACGTATTTGCCCAGCTTTTTGCGCATATGTCGCACAAAATCTTTACGCTGCGATTTAATCAAAGAGATAAATAATTTTATTGCTGCGTCTGTTTCATCGTCTTTAAATGTAATAGCGTATATCGATTGAAGAGGAGTGTCTTCGATGTCGTTGTCGTATAGTTCCTCTACTGTTATGCTCCAAATGCCGTTTTCTTTTATACGACCAATGACGACCATCTTGGGGTCGTGCGCGAAAACATATGCTACCCCCTCGTATGGTTGGTTCAATGTGTCATAGATATTTTGATAATTTAATTTGACTGATTGTCCATATATGTCTGATAGTATGACGTTCATTGCGATTTACAATACCGAAAGGTAATTTCTGAATTGATGGAAGGTCCTGACAAAAATAGTATATTATTGTACACAAGGCCGTTGTGTATTTTAATGGTAGTTGGTCGATTTTTTGTTGTAACCTTTGGAGGAATAACATGTTCAGTGCTATTTTGATCTCGATGGTTCTTGGTGGTCCTTGCACACCGGAAGCATGTGCCCCCGCATGTGCTACTGAGACGACTCGCGAATATGCGATTCGACCAGTTCGCCAAATCGTGGCTACGGTTGTGAAGGTACATGAAGCACGCCATGACGCACGCAAAGCAAGAGCAGAGAAGCGTAAGGCTAATGCTTGTGCTCCTGCCGCTTGCGCACCGGCTACATGTGCTCCGGCTATTCCCGCCGCTTGTGCACCTGCTATTCCAGCGTGCGAAAAGGTTGCGAAGGTAGCTAGGGAACACAAGATTGTGAAGGTAGTACGCAAGGTTGCACAGCGCCGTCACAAAGAAGTGGGTGCCTGTGCTCCCGCTGCTTGTGCTCCCGCTGCTTGTGCCCCTGCCGCAGCTCCGACTTGCCCAGCACCAGTACCAGGTAAGTAATACTAGTTACCAGATGATTATGGGACTAGCATAAACTACACAACAATGGCGTACCCTTATTAGGTACGCCATTGTTGTATCCAAGCAATACCTACATTAACAAATAAGTAATAATATATGTCTGATCAATATGTCTCAAAATAAATTCGTCATTTGCCTCAAGTTCTAGATATGCTTTTGGCGTTGGGTTTGTAGCAGAATTTGGAATTAGAGTATCTGCTATAACCCGCTCTTCGGATGATGTCTGCATCATCTGGCCTATAGTGGCCTCATTCTTGTTCACGACTACACCAGCTGAGTTCACTGGCATAAGTTGTATACGTGCTATGTGAATTGGTATTGCCATTTCGCTCTCCTATATCCTAAATTTGATTGTTCGCATTCACCACTTTGCGATTCTTTTTCACTATAGTATCTACAAATGGAGATTCCGCAAAAATAAGAGTGTGAATGTATCGGAACGATTGATATAGAGAGATTACTCGACAATGAGTACAATACTTGATGCCAAGATAAATTACACAGTTGGCGGTGTAACATGGACTTTTGATACTCCTTTTGACCAACCTCCTGTAATCAGTGTTGGAGTTCAATTGGATGAATTGCCAGATAGTATATATCCATTATCGCATAAAATTATCAGTTTGACATCCACTTATGTTGTCATCAAGGTTTATAAAATGGTGATAACAAACATTATCGACTTGCTTTTCAGCGAATGCGCAGTAAATGATGTTGTCGTTCACATAACGGCAGAGGGAGAATGATGGTACTAAGCAATATTGATAGGGTTGTTACTAAAGCGTCGGCAGATTACACCATTAGTGTCGGTGCGACCGACTCAGAATACGCAACAATTCAAGCTGCTATCGATGCCGCAGTAGCAAAAGATGTCATTTACGTTAAGCCTGGCACTTATAGTGAAAATATTGTCATCACTAAAGTGCTGAGCATCTACACTGATGATACTGGTACTACGACAATCACTGGCGACGGTGTAACCCCTACAGTTCATATCACTGCTATCTCTGGGTCATTTAGACAATTCAATATATCCGCAGTTGCACCAAATCAATCTGGAATCCTTTTGGACAGTTCTGGTGTCGACGATATTTACACTATTGATAGCTGCAATTGCTCTAGTAATAAAACAGGTATTGAGTTAATTGGTAGCTCAAACAACATAATAACCAACAATACATCTACAGGCAATAGTGAATTTGGCATATTGGTTCGTGATTCATCTGATAATAATCATATCGAACACAACGATGTTACAGGGAATGCAGATGGTATTGGTGTTTATAACTCAACTGGAAACGTTGAAGAAGACAATACAGTTACTTCGAACACTAATACCGGATTTTCTCTAGTTTATGCTACAGATTGCAATATTGTAGAAAGTTATTCGACATCTAATAACGTTGGTTTCTATTTACAAAATTCCACTGGAAGTATAGTCCATCACAATAGATTATCTGACAATCTTGATGCTATTAAGCTTGTCAATTGCCAAAACAATATAATAGAAATCAATGATATCGTAGAGAGAGCTGTTGGTTCTTCTATTACTTTAGACGCTGCTTGTACAGATAATAGAATTAACCATAACACATATAGGATACCAGTTGTTGACCTTGGCACTGATAACGATTTCATTAACAATCATATACCAACTCCATCTCTTCTATATGATGTTGCAACCATCAAGTACGTCAATAGTGTAATTGCACCTGGAGGAGAGAGTAGTGATGTTGTTGGTGGCCGATTAAATGCGGATGATGGTATTACTCTTGCTTGGAGCTTTTATGCATCGAATCATATACGTTTATATAATGCTGATGTATCGGCCTGGGTAATAATTGATGTTGCAACAGAACCGACAGCTTCAAATGCGTCTGTTGATATGTGCGGCAACGCTCTGATACAAGATTTAATTTATGATGTATTTGCACAATATAATTCAACTTTAACTTCATTTGATTTGGTTTTTGCTCCCTGGAAAATAGTATCAACTCATGGCGGTAGCAACACTGGCACTACGACATGCACTACAACCATGACTTCTGATATTGCTCCAGCGCCTCAAAAGGTGAGTGCGAGCAGTGAATTCCTTGGGGCATGGGGTGCTTTTAGTGGTGATATTAGCAGATATTGGTCATCAACGCCGATACCACTAGCTACATCTGCATGGATACAGTACGATTTCAACATACCGATAATCGTAAACAAGTACGCTTTGCAAGCAAACGACAATGCTGCATTTCCTACAGCATTCCAGCTATATGGGTCAAATAACGCCGTTACTTACACGTTATTGGATGCGAGATCTAGCATAACCGGACCTGGTGATTTAACGTGGAGCCCATATTACACGTTCGATAACGGTGTAGCTTATCGATATTACAAACTCATCACTGACTGTCCTGCAGACGCTGGATCTGGTCAGATGTATGTAGAAATTAACGAAATAAAGTTAGTTCGAGGTCTTCCAGCAAATTCCAGAGCTGGTTACTGGCTTACTGCTACGAATTATCGTATAGGCGATAGGGTACTAAACACAGATATGTATGCTTGCATAGCTAATCACACTTCTGATGATTTTGCCACCGATTTAGCTAGCGGTATGTGGGTATTAGTTGAGCAAAGTGCACTCGGTGTTTTAGATGGAGTGCCAATTTATGCTAATTCTGGCGATTATACTGGTTACAGATGGCTTGGTATGGTGTCGTTATACTTGGAAGGAGGAACAATTAATTTTAGCGACTCCTTAATTAGTAACTTCTACAATTCAGTAGAAATGGATCAGAGTAATGGCAATATCACTATAGAGCAAGGCAGCATAGGCAACATTTCATTAGGTACGCTCGATTTCCCAAGAACTGGCGGTGTATCTGGGCAAGTGTTAGTTACTGATGGAGCTGGATATCTTTCTTGGGCTAATAATGGCGCGGGCATATTGAGTTCAGATGTAGTTGGTGGAAATCTGATAGTGTCGAGTTCCACGAGTTTAGACTGGAATTTCGTTCAATCTAATGAAATTCAACTCTACAATAGTACGACTTCTGCTTGGGAAGTCGTAAGAGTGGCAACAGCACCGTCCATATCGAATATCACTAACGACATGGACTCTACTCCTCTGATAGCTAATAGAACTTACGACATTTTTGGATACTATCTAACAGCAACATCATTTGGTGTAGAATTCGCTCCTTGGAAGTTTGTACCATCAGACGGACAATATAATGTTGGTACGACTACATGCACAACAGCGATGACGTCAGCTACTACACCGATACCAAACGCTGTGGTAGTGAGTTCTATTGGTGTGTTATATGGCGTGTCTGATGTTTATATGTATGGTTGGTATGCATTCAGTCAAAATGCAGGTGATGTGGGCTGGGGAGTTCAAGTTGGCGATGGAACATATACGCCAGGTGATCCATTTCAAACACCTATGTGGATTGTGTATGACTTTGGTGCACTTAATAAGAAGGCTATCAATAAATATGCATTCCAAGCTAAAACATACTACCCATCTCTACCAAGAGACTTTACACTATCTGGGTCTAATGATAATATTAACTGGTCAATACTGGATACACGCACTGATATTGATCCGCCAGCGGGCGTAGGCGTGTGGTCGCAGTACTTCACATTCAATAATGCCATTGCATATCGTTATTACAGGATTGATGTCACTGCATGCACGATGCCGTATCAACACATATATGGCGTCAACACTTATTGGTTTGCTACTATTGGAGAGCTTAAATTTGTAGAGTGGACTCCAATATCTGAAAGTCGTATTGATACGTGGGCTACTGCAACAGCATATACTATTGGGCTTCGTGTTAGCAATACGTATGTTTATGCTTGTGTTGTAAGCCACACCAGCGGCGTTTTTGCTGACGATTTAGCAGATGGTTATTGGATTTTGGTTGATTCTGATGGCTTGGCAACACTAGATGGCGTGCCAGTTTATACCGCGTCTGGTGTTTATAAGGGGCATAGATGGCTTGGCACTGTTACTTTAACAGACAGTGCCGGAGTACCGATTTATGATGCCTATCGCTTAACAAACTTTTATAACGTTGCGACACTGATCAGAGATGGTGGTACCATAATTGACGGTGAACAAGTCGGTATCGGAGAATACAATCCGACAGCAAGACTACACATCCCAGCTGGCTCTTCTGAGGCTGGAAAAGGACCATTTAAACTAACTACTGGCGATGTCCTAGCTGTTCCGGAACCAGGTGTTACTGAATTCAAAGTTGACGACCTTTATTTTACTATTACGACTGATGGTGCCAGGAAGGGATTTGTTTTAAACGATGGGACAAAATTAACGCCAAATAGAATTCCTTTTGCTACTACGAACGGACGTTTAACCGACAGTTCCGGCTTAACATATAGCGATGTTAATGGGCTACAAACCGACTCGATACACTCGGCTACAAATCAAGATTTATTACTTGCAGCTTGGGGCACTGGTAAGAACGTCATTATTAGTAATTTGAAGTTCCCGAATATAGACGGAACAATCGGACAAGTTTTAGTTACTGATGGATTAAGAAACTTGTCTTGGTCTTCAACTGGCGTTTACGGTGCAACTGGCCCAGCTGGTGTAGTAGGTGCAACCGGCCCTAGTGGTGGCCCGACTGGTGCTACTGGTTCAACTGGTTCTGAGGGCCCTACCGGACCTGTCGGCCCCGTTGGAGCGACCGGCCTTGGTGCTTCTGGTGCTACGGGAGAAACAGGTGCCACAGGTCCTTCTGGCGGTCCTGTTGGCGCTACTGGTGCTACTGGTATTAGCGGTCCAAGAGGTGCTACTGGCACTGGCCTCACCGGTTCTACTGGTGCTACTGGTTTATCTGGTGCAACTGGTCCTTCTGGTGGTCCAACAGGTTCCACAGGTTCAACAGGCATTGGCCTAACTGGTGCTACAGGTCCTGCCGGTGGTCCTATTGGTGCTACCGGTTCAACAGGCATTGGTCTAACTGGTGCCACAGGTATTGGAGCATCCGGTGCTACTGGCTTGCAAGGTGATACAGGCGGTGCGTCAGGTCCCATTGGTCCCACTGGTGCTACTGGCGCATCTGGCCCACTTGGTGATGGAGCTACTGGCCCTAGTGGTCCTGCTGGTGCGACCGGCCCGACAGGAGGTGCCTCTGGCCCGACAGGTTCGACGGGCTCAACTGGTATAGCTGGTACAACAGGAGCTGGTGGTGCGACAGGTGCAACAGGTATAGGATATACTGGTGCTACCGGTTTGACTGGTACTGCTGGTTCGACTGGGTCGACAGGTATTGCAGGTGCTACTGGTCCAAGTGGTGGTCCTATTGGAGCAACCGGTCTTGGTGCGTCTGGTGCTACGGGTACTGCTGGGGCTGCAGGTTCCACTGGTGCCACAGGAGTAAGCGTCATCGGTGCCTCGGGTGCTACTGGCCCTGCTGGTGGTCCTACCGGGGCTACCGGTTCAACGGGTGTCGGTGGCTCTACTGGTGCAACCGGGCTCGCTATAAATGGTGCTTCTGGAGCCTCTGGTGCTTCCGGTGCTACTGGCTCTGCTGGCGCTAGTGGCTCTGCTGGTGCTAGTGGTATAGGTGCTACGGGTCCTACGGGTTCGACAGGCGTGGGTGCAACAGGTTTAACTGGTTCAACGGGTTTAACGGGTGCGTCTGGTCCTTACGGTGGTCCAGTTGGTGCTACTGGTGATACTGGTGCGTCTGGGGCTACAGGTATCCAGGGGGCATCTGGTTTAACTGGTGCGTCTGGTTTAACTGGCGCGACCGGCATTGATGGAGCATCCGGAGCTTCTGGTGCTACAGGTGTTCAAGGTGCGTCTGGTTTAACTGGTGCGACTGGTATTGATGGAGCATCCGGAGCTTCTGGTGCGACCGGAATTGATGGAGCTTCAGGTTTAACCGGAGCGTCCGGAGCCACTGGGATTGATGGAGCTAGCGGTGCTTCTGGTGCGACGGGCGTTCAGGGAGCGTCTGGTGCAATTGGTGCTACCGGTACTGGCTTAACAGGCGCTACCGGTTTCACTGGTTATACCGGTCTTACTGGTTCCACCGGTCTTACTGGTGCCACGGGCACTGGTGCGACTGGAATTGACGGAGCTAGTGGTGCTTCTGGTGCCACTGGTGTTGATGGGGCTTCAGGAGCAACGGGTTTAACCGGTGCAACTGGTACTGGCTTAACCGGTGCAACCGGAATCGACGGAGCATCTGGTGCTACAGGATTCACTGGATTCACTGGTGATACTGGCTTAACCGGTGCAACCGGAATCGACGGAGCATCTGGTGCTACAGGATTCACTGGTGCAACCGGCATCCAGGGTGAAACTGGTGGTGCTTCTGGTCCATATGGAGCTAGCGGCGCTTCTGGTGCTACTGGCTTAACCGGGGCAACTGGAATTGATGGAGCGTCCGGGGCTACTGGTGCTACTGGCTTAATCGGATCTACAGGGATTGATGGGGCTAGCGGTGCATCTGGCGCTACTGGTTTTACCGGTGCCACAGGAATTGATGGAGCTACTGGTTTAACTGGTGCAACTGGCATCCAAGGTGATACTGGTGGTGCATCAGGACCTGTCGGATCAACTGGTGCAACAGGGATTGATGGTGCTTCAGGTGCTACTGGTCCTATAGGGATCGATGGAGCTTCTGGTGCAACAGGTGTTGATGGAGCTTCTGGGGCAACTGGCTTAACCGGCGCTACTGGAATTGATGGTGCTAGCGGTGCATCTGGTGCAACTGGTCCACAGGGAGATACTGGTGGTGCATCCGGACCTGTTGGTGCTACAGGTCCAACTGGTGCTACAGGTCCAACTGGTGGATTATCTGGCACTAAGACCTATTATGTCTCAGATTCAAGCGGTGGTAGTCCAACAAGGATGTTGACATTCACGGATGGCATATTGACCGCAGAGACATAGAACGTCTATCTAATTTGTAAATAATTTTTAGATTTCTACATTGGTTTTAGTACATTCTGTAATCGAAGATAAAGAGCATCCTATAAAGGTACAGCATGTTTACTACCAATATTATACTAATACCTGGCACAACCGGCCCAACTGGTCCGATTGGTGCCACCGGTTCCGGTGCAACTGGTGCAACAGGTTCGACTGGTCCGATTGGTGCATCGGGTGCTAGTGGTGCATCTGGTGCTACAGGAACACAAGGAGCTTCTGGCTCAATAGGTGCGACTGGTCCAGGCGCTACTGGAATTGATGGAGCATCAGGAGCATCTGGCGCTACTGGTGTGCAAGGGTCTTCGGGGTTGGGTGCGACCGGCCCAGGTGCAGCAGACGGTTATTATAACCCAGGAGTTATAACTTGCACAGCCGCGATGACGTCGGCGACTACGCCAGCGCCAGATGCTGTGGTAGTGAGCTCTATTGGAGTAATATATAGAGATGTTACTGATACCTATTTGAATGGTTGGTACGCTTTCGATCAGAGTGTATCACGTGAATATGGCTGGGGTGTTCAAATCAATAGTGGTGATCCTACTTGGGTTCCTGGTGATCCTTTCGCCATCCCAATGTGGATTGTATATGATTTTAGCGACGGCCAGAAGAAGATTATCAACAAATATGCATTCTATGCGAGGATGCTTAACACTTCATTACCCAGAGATTGGACATTATCTGGGTCTAACGACGGTTCAACTTGGACTATACTTGATACGAGGGTTGGAGTAGATCCACCAGCATCAATAGGTGTTTGGACTCCTTATTTCACATTTAGTAATGGTGTAGCTTATCGATATTATAGAATTGACGTTACTGCCTGCACTTATCCATATTATGCGGTGTGGTTCAGTGATGCATATTGGTATGCTGTTATTGGGCAAGTTAAGTTTATTGAGTATCCACAAGTATATGGTGCTACTGGTTCTACAGGACCTACTGGTGCTACAGGTGCTACTGGCTATACTGGTTCTACAGGTATTCAAGGCCCGACTGGTGGTTCTTCGGGCCCTTCTGGGGCAACCGGTTCAACAGGTATCGCCGGTGCAACTGGCTTCTTTGGTGCAACAGGAATACGAGGTGCTTCGGGTGCTACGGGTTTAACTGGTTCTACAGGTATCCAAGGTGAAACTGGTGGTGCTTCTGGCCCGTCAGGCTCGACTGGTGCTACTGGTATTAGTGGTGCTACTGGTTTAACCGGTGCAACGGGAATACGAGGAGCATCTGGTGCATCTGGTGCAACGGGTTTAACTGGTGCTACTGGAATTGCCGGAGCATCTGGTGTTATAGGTGTTGAAGGTACTACAGGTGCCACGGGTTATACTGGTGCCACTGGAATTCAAGGTGAGACCGGCGGTGCTTCTGGGCCTCCCGGTGCTTCTGGTGCAACCGGTGTTCAAGGTTCTAGTGGTATAGGTGCCACTGGTATTGATGGTGTGCCCGGAGCCTCTGGTGCTTCTGGTGCAACAGGTATAGGTGCAACCGGTGCTACTGGCTTAACCGGTGCTACAGGTTTAACCGGTGCAACTGGTACTGGTGCAACTGGACCAAGTGGTGGAGAACCCGGAGCAACAGGTGTTGGTGGTTCGACTGGATCTACTGGCCCGACTGGTAATCCTGGAATGGCTGGTGCCACAGGTTCTTCCGGTGCCACTGGTTTTACGGGCTCGACAGGTCCACAGGGTGAAACTGGTGGAGCATCAGGCCCAGGTGGATCAACCGGCATAGCTGGATCAACTGGTATAGCTGGATCAACAGGATCAACGGGTATTTTTGGTGCTACTGGTATACGAGGTGCTTCTGGTGCTTCTGGTTATACAGGTGCTACAGGCATCCAGGGTCCAACTGGTGGTGCTTCTGGTCCTGATGGATCGACTGGTGCTACAGGATTAACTGGTGCAACAGGCATACGAGGCGCGTCAGGAGCTACAGGACTCACAGGTGCAACAGGAATACAGGGTGAAACCGGTGGTGCTTCTGGTCCTTCCGGTGCAACTGGCTCGACAGGTGCGGTTGGTGCTACTGGCTTGACTGGTGCAACTGGAACTGGTGCAACTGGATTAAAGGGTGCGACCGGTGCTACTGGTTTAACTGGTGCGTCTGGCTCAATTGGTGCTACTGGTCTTGGTGCATCAGGAGCCACAGGATTTACAGGTGCTACAGGTATCCAAGGCCCAACTGGTGGTGCTTCCGGTCCTTCCGGAGCAACCGGTTCAACTGGTGTGCAGGGGTCTTCTGGTATTGGTGCTTCTGGTGTACAGGGTATAACCGGCGCTTCTGGTGCTACTGGTGTGCAGGGAGCATCCGGTGCTAAAGGTGCATCTGGTGCGTCTGGTGCGTCGGGAGCCACAGGGTTTACAGGTGCTACAGGCATTCAGGGCGAAACTGGTGGTGCTTCTGGTCCTGTTGGATCAACAGGATCAACAGGTATAGCAGGTCCAACCGGCGCTACAGGCGTTCAGGGTTCTTCTGGTTTGACCGGCGCTACAGGTATTAATGGTGCTTCTGGCTTTATAGGTGTTGATGGAGCGTCTGGTGCGACAGGTGCTACGGGATTTACAGGTGCTACAGGCGTCCAAGGTCCAACTGGTGGTGCTTCTGGTCCTTCGGGTGCAACCGGATCCACTGGTGCTGATGGTGCTACTGGTTTAACTGGTGCTTCTGGTATTAGCGGATATTCTGGTGCATCTGGTGCATCTGGTGCATCTGGCGCTTCAGGTGTTGCGGGTACTATCGGTTTATCTGGTGCAACTGGCTCTACTGGCGTAGAGGGTGCTACTGGTTATACTGGTGCTACAGGTATCCAAGGTGAGACTGGTGGTGCTTCTGGTCCTGTCGGGTCAACTGGTGCAACGGGAATAGATGGTGCTTCTGGTTATACTGGCGCTACAGGTATTAGCGGAGCGTCTGGCGCATCTGGTGCTTCGGGTGCAACTGGATTAGGAATAGCAGATGGCTACTTTAATCCAGGCACCAATTATAGCACGGCTGCTATGACGTCACTTGTTACTCCATCGCCAAATGTCGTGACGGTGAGTTCAGAGGGCGTGATTTACCATGAAGTTACAAATGTTACTTTGCACGGCTGGTACGCATTTGATCAGAGTGGATCACGAACCAATGGTTGGGGTGTGCAAATTAACAGTGGCGATCCCACTTGGTCTCCCGGCGATCCGTTTGCTATCCCAATGTGGATTGAATATGATTACGGTGATGGTCATCACAAGGTCATAAATAAATACGCATTCTATGCGAGAAACCTTAATACTGCACTACCAAGTGATTGGACGTTGTCTGGATCTAATGATGATATTAACTGGGATATTCTTGATACAAGAACAGGTATTGCACCACCTGCTGCAGTAAATGTTTGGACTCCTTATTTTACGTTTAACAATGGCGTAGCGTATCGATATTACAGAATTGACGTTACTGCATGTACTTATCCATATTATGCGATATGGTATAGCGATGCGTATTGGTACGCTATTATCGGTCAGATCAAATTCGTTGAATATCCACAAGTATACGGTGCAACAGGTGCAACAGGCCATACCGGTGCTAGTGGTGCATCTGGTGCAACAGGTGTGCAAGGTGCTTCCGGAATAGGTGCAACTGGAATTGACGGGGCGTCTGGTGCCACGGGATTCACTGGTGCTACTGGTATTCAGGGTGAAACTGGCGGTGCGTCTGGTCCTATTGGTTTAACTGGTGCGACTGGTGCTACTGGAATTGATGGTGCTAGTGGTGCTACTGGTCACACTGGTGCCACTGGTGCTACTGGAATTGATGGTGCGTCTGGTGCTTCTGGTGCAACAGGTGTTCAAGGATCTACTGGAATCGATGGCGCTAGTGGCGCTTCTGGTGCAACAGGCGTGCAAGGGGCGTCTGGTTTAACTGGTGCAACAGGTTTAACCGGAGCTACCGGTGTCGATGGAGCGTCTGGTGCTTCTGGTGCAACAGGCGTTCAGGGAGCGTCTGGTATAGGTGCAACGGGAATTGACGGAGCATCCGGAGCATCTGGTGCTACAGGTGTTCAGGGAGCATCTGGTTCAATTGGTGCTACTGGTGAAATCGGTGCAACAGGAGTTATAGGTGTTGATGGTGCTACTGGTATCGATGGAGCATCCGGCGCTTCTGGTGCAACAGGTGTTCAGGGAGCGTCTGGTTTAATCGGTATTGATGGAGCATCTGGTGCTTCTGGTGCAACTGGTGTGCAAGGTGCTTCTGGTTCAATTGGTGCGACTGGAATTGATGGAGCCAGCGGTGCTTCTGGTGCAACAGGCGTTCAGGGTGCGTCTGGTTTAACTGGTGCTACAGGAATTGATGGAGCGTCCGGAGCATCCGGCGCAACTGGAATTGATGGTGCTAGTGGCGCTTCTGGTGCTACAGGTGTACAAGGTGCTAGCGGCATTGGTGCAACTGGTATTGACGGAGCATCTGGCGCATCCGGTGCTACAGGTGTTCAGGGAGCGTCTGGTTCAATCGGTGCAACTGGTATTGACGGAGCATCTGGTGCATCCGGTGCTACAGGTGTTCAGGGAGCGTCTGGTTCAATCGGTGCGACCGGAATTGATG